GACTGCTGGCGAGGGGTAATACCCCCGCCAGCAGTCCTTTTTTTAGCCATTGCCGGACGCTGATTCTTCGGGTAGGCTGTCAAAACAGGCAGTATTCCAATACTTTTGAGGAGTCAGCCATGACCAAGTCTTACGGGAAGTCGGGCCGCCACTATCGTTATGAGCCTACGGACAAGAAGGGCCAGGGTGCCCTGGAGTTCTGGGCCGAGAACGGGATGATCTGCATGCTCGACGAGCGCATTCCACCTCGCGACCCCGATCACTTCGTCGTCCTGACCGTACGCGAGTTCCTCGTCAACCTCCGGGCCATCAACGCTTCTATTCAGCGCTGTGCCAATGCGGTGGCCCGTGTCGCTCTAAGCCGTGGTGTGAATCCAGGTGGGGCGGCTACTGAAGAGCGCGAAGCCTTGCAGAAGTTGGTAGAGGATGGCATTGCCGCAGCCAAGGAAGCACAGCGAATGGGCGACCCACTGAATCCCCGTCATGCCGCTGATATGATAAAAGAGCGACGGAAGAGCATGCTTCATGCCGGCGTTTCTACACAGACAGCCGGTATGGGCGCTGGTGCCGTCAGCCAGGATATTGCCCCGGAAGCCAGGGAACTTCCGCCACTGATCCTGCCCGGACAGGATACGCCAAAGTCTGACAAAAAGCTCATCATCCCTTGAAGTACCAAGGAGACTCCAGTGGCACTCACACCTCGCGAGGCTTTCAAGATTGGCTTCGTTCTGCGGTGTGCAGACGAGGGACTGTCTGCCACTGAAACCAGCGAGCGGGTCGAGAAAGCTGCTGCTCTCCTTGAGAAACAGGCCGGCCTGTGGGACACCACCAAGGGTATTGGCAACCTGGGATGGAATATTGGTGTTATCGCGCCCCTTGCAGTCGGCCTCGGCGGTGCTTACATGCTTCACAAGGCTACCGAGGACACCGTCGATGTGGAAGACTTGCGTAAGCGTGAGTTGATCGCGGAGATGAAGCACTGGGCCAGGCGTGCTCGCGAACAAAAGAAGATGAAGCAGCTCTGGTCCTCGTAACAGGAGGCCTCGATGTCAGAGAAAAAGTTGGTGCTTGGTGGCTTTGTAACCTGCCGTCCCGCGCCAATCCTTTTCGACTACGGCAAACCCGTCGGCCTATCTCTTCTCAGTGACCTCCACATTGGCGCTCCACACGTCGATTACAAGCTCATCAAGGAAGAAATACAGCAGGCTGTGGATCACGAGGACCGGATCCTGATCAATGGCGACGTGCTGGATCTCATCCTTTGCAAGGACATGAAGCGTTTCAGTCCTGACTGCTTGCATCCGCGCCTTCAAGGCAAGCGCAATGTCCTCAACCAGGCCGTCAACTGGGCAGTCGAGCTTCTGAAGCCGGCAGCGCATCTTATCGACATGATCGGTTTCGGCAATCACGAAAGCGCAGTCGAAAAGTGGCATGGTTTCGACCCTATTGCCGTCATCGTCGAGAAGCTTCAGAGCGGTCTACATCCTGTCCACGCTGGTCACGTCATTCATTACGGCGGTTTCACTGGCTTTGTGGACTACCGCCTTCGCCATCCCCCTGTCGAGCAACGCCACGGCACCCGCTTCGTGATCTACTATCATCACGGTGCCGGCCATAACGCTCCCGTCACCAAGGGCCTCATCGACTTCAACCGCTGTGATACGTTCGTGGACGCCGACATGATCTGGCTGGGCCACAAGCACAACCGGCTTCACGTCGCTGTCCAGAAACTATCCTGTGCATTGAGTGGTGACGACCCACGGGTCAAAGATGTTCGCCACGTCATGACGGGAGCATACTTCAAGACTTACGTCGGCCAGTCACAAGAAAGCGTCCGCAAGCACGGGCGTAGGAGCAATTATGCTGCCGACGCCTGCATGCCGCCTCAAGGAACGGGTGGTGCCCGGGTTGAGCTGACAGTACGCCAGTCTCAGGGCAAGACTGACCTCCTCAACATCCGTGTTAGCCAGTAAAAGAGGTGTTTTATCTCGCTCTTTAGATTCTTCGGAGAGCAGGGCGATGAACACGGGGGCCACCTGTTTTGGTCAGAAGCACTGGGCGGGTTGCCGTTCCGGGGACCGGCCGCGCCTTTACTGACCCGCGACGAGTTGGAAAACATGGTGGAGATCCACCATGATTATCATTGCGAGACGTTTGATCTGACCGACCCCGAACAGAAGGCGCGATACGTTCACGTCATGACGCGAGTCGTCAATGGCTGGTACATTGTGCATAAGAGCACAGAGCCAACGCCAACTACTCGCATCCTTGAGTGGTCGCAACGCTACGGAGAACTGTCGCCCAGCGCAAAGGCGGCCATCGGAGGAAGGTCATATGACGTCCCTCGCTAATTTCATGGTCAAGATCGGCGGCCCGTACGTCGCCACCATGTCTCCTGAACATGCACAGCACAACGAAGCCATGAAGGCTGAGGCCTTACGTAGGCTGCTGCGCATTAGCTTGCGAACCGCTGGTGCTGGTGCTGGCCTTGGGCTACTGGCTGGCTGGCTCGGCCGCAAGAACGTGCCGCGGCCGGAGAGTGAAGATATAGACGTTGACGTGCCGTACCCGCAGCTCAAGACAGGCGCTGTCAGCCCAACGATGCCGTTGTTGTTGCCGCTTGTGGGCCTTGGCGCCGGTACTGCCTATGGTGCTATCCGATCGTCACACAGCCCCGGCTACGGGGCGACCTATGGGGCCGTCCGTGGACTTGGCGAGGGCGGCGGTGCTGGGCTGGGCAATCTGGGCGGTCAATATGGTGGTCTGGCGCTTGGAGAGGCATTGGCCAGCCTGCTGCCAGCCGGACGTCCCACACTCAAAAAGGCCCTGGCCACGGCTGGTCGATGGCTAGGTGGTACTGCCGGCGGTGCCGGTGGCGCTTACGCAGGCAACAGGGCGACAGACCTTCTAGCCCGCGAGGTTCTCGGTAAGCCGCCGTGGCCGACCAAGCGAGCTGACTGGGCTGATGTCGTCACCAAGACGATCATGCCCACCACGCCCGGCGACACCATGCCGTCTATACTCATGCCTCGTTGGTGGCGTGGTGATTCACAGACTGCTCCTCACCGGATGCCCTGGTTCGGCGCCGCAGCTGCCGGCGCTGGCCTTGGCGGCTTCTTCGGCGGCAGTGCATTGATCCGACACCTGCTCAAGAAGAAGCGGCAGGCATCGCTTGACGCTGAAGTGGAGGCTGCCAAGAAGGAGTACGAGGACGCGATGATGGGGCAGTATGATCCCGAGAAGGTCCACAAGCTGGCGTCAGTGAAGAAGGACCGGCTGGACACTGCTTTCGATGTGCTGGAAAAGACTGGCTGGGACTCGAACGCCATTCTCGGCAACCTTGGTAGCGGGTATGGCGCCTTGGCAGCAATACTTGCCGGTGCCTCCGGCTATGGTCTGTGGAGGTTCCTCCGCGACAAGAGCAAGGCCAAGCTCTACACGGACGCCCTGAAGCAGCGGGCGCTGATCCGGCAGCTGTCCAACCCGCCGGAAGTGTACTTGCACCCCGTGCCGGCACATCGCAATGACAAGGGCGACGTGGTAGAAGACAGCCCCAACGCTGACACGTTGCGTGAAATAGGCGTTTGATCATGCCCGACGTCATTACGCCAAGTCTGATGGAGTCTGCTCCCGTAGAGACTCCCAAGCTGGCCGACCCCAGCCAGATGCGCGAGTTCGGCGACGCTGATGCTACGCGCAAGGCCATCTACGACAATCTTCTTGTTTCTGCTGGCAAGATCCCCACGGTCAAGAACAAGTTCTACTCCCTCTCCGTCGAGGAGCCACATTATGACGGCCCCGACCATTACTCTATCGCCGAGCAGAAGAAAGCAATTCTTGAAGGGCGTACGCTCTCACGGCGACTTCGTGGCACCTGGGTTCTGAAGGACAACGACGGCAAGGAGGTCGAGCGGAAGCTCATGACGTTGGCACAGGTGCCGCACATGACCAACCGCGGCACCTTCATCCTCAACGGCAACGAGTACACACTCTCCCACCAGATGCGGCTCCGTTCCGGTGTGTTCACACGCATCAAGGAGAACGGTGAGATCGAGTCGCACCTGAACATCTTGCCTGGCAAGGGTCTCTCTCATCACTACTTCCTGGAACCAGCGACCGGTATCTTCAAGGTCCAGGTCCGGCAGTCGGCCATGCCGCTCCTACCCTTGTTGCGGACGCTGGGTGTTACTCCCGAAGAGATGAAGGGAGCGTGGGGGCCTGACCTGTATGCGGCTAACCAGCTCAAGGACGATCCACGGGTTGTGGACAAGCTGTACGACAAATTCGTCAGCAAGAAGGAAACCGGGCTGAGCCACCAGGAAAAGGAGCAGGCGGTCAAGAACGCCATCACGGCGATGGAGCTGGACCCGGAGGTCACGTCACGTACTCTTGGCAAGCCGTACGCACGGCTGGATCGCGACGCAGCACTGGCCACGACGAGGAAGTTGCTCACAGTGAGTCGTGGTGAGATGGAGCCTGATGACCGTGACCACCTGGCCTTCCAGCACTTCCTTGGGCCAGAGGATCTTTTGGCTGAGCGGATCGGGCGTGATCGTGGTGTCTTGAATCAGTTGCTATGGAGGGCGACAAGTCGGAAGGGATTGGCCGGCGTGCAGCCGAACGTCTTCACGAAGCACGTTAACGCTGCAATCATGGATAGTGGACTTGGTCAATCTCTTGAGGAGATAAACGGAGCCGACGTGTTTGATCAGCAGACGCGGGTATCGCGGTTGGGGTATGGCGGAATCCCCTGTCATTCTGCCGATACTGAAGTGTTTACAGCAGAGGGTTGGAAGGCGTGGCCAGCTGTCACGATGGCTGATCGACTCGCCTGCGTAATTGATAGACAGCTAGCTTTCCGCTGTCCGCGACAATTGTTTGCAGAGACTTATAACGGGGAGATGCTGCAAGCAGTCAATGAGCAGATAGATTACCTAGTGACACCGCAGCACCGTATGTACGTCCTGCCGACTGATGAGCCGGAACCATCGTGGCAGTTCAAAACTGCGGAAGAGATACACGGTAAATGTGTGTGGCAGCTGTTGGGTAAGGCGGGTCGTAGTATCTCGCAGTTGGCTGGCATTGTCGTTCAACCTGAACACTACCAGCGGATAGCATATGCTGGTCGGGTCTATTGCGCCGAGATCGAAGGCGGGCTCTTGTTGACCAGACGGAATGGCAAACTTCTTTGGTCCGGCAATTCCATTGATGCGGTCCCTGATGAGGCCCGCTCAGTACAGCCTTCACATCTTGGATACGTAGACCTACTTCGCACACCGGAATGTTCAGGGCCACTGACCGAGGTCATGACTAGCAAAGGCTGGAAGTTTTGGCCAACGGTAACAGCCGATGACGAACTGGCCTGCTTGATTGACGACCGTCTTGAGTTCCATAAGCCGTTGAAGCTCATCGCTGCCGATTACGTCGGCCCGATGTGTGGCGCTCGCACAGATACTCTGGAGTATCTGAATACTCCCAACCATCGGCAGTATGTTCGTCCGATGCACAAGGGCGCTACGTGGCGAATCGAAACATCCGAGCAAATCGGCACCAAGTCTAGGATCCATCGCACAGGCGGGCATTTGCCGTGGGCCGGCATGCCCCAGTCCATGTTCGAGCTTCCTGCGATCGAGCGACTCGGCAATCATACGAACACTGTTCCGCCCATTCCGTTTCAGGACTGGGCAGAATTCATGGGTTGGTATCTCTCGGAGGGGCACTGCACCTATGAGGAGGTGAGGCCTACTTACAACGTAGGTATCTCTCAGAGCCAAGAAGCCAATCCTGAGAACTGCCAGCGTATCGAAGCGTTACTGGCCCGATTGCCGTTCGCGTGGCACTACAACCGGTCGATGCGATGCTACATCTTGCAGGGCAAGCAACTGGCATCCTATTGCCGCCAGTTCGGCTACTGCCAGGACAAGTGGATCCCGCGGGAACTGCTTGAAGCCGATGAGCCTACCCGTCGTCTCTTGATGGAGTCGATGCTGCTCGGAGACGGTCACCGCAGGAACGGAACTTCAAAGCGTGACCGATACGACACTACGAGCGAGAAGCTAGCCCAGGATTTTCAGTGGCTGGCTTTCACACTTGGTATTCCATCGCGTATCACACGGAGTGTTGACAAGCGCAAAGAAAGCTATCTGCCGGTCTTCAGTGTCAATCTACATGACCGTACCGAACGGCAGATCCATCAATGCAATCGCTACACCATCCCGTACAGCGGCAAGGTGTATTGCGCTTCTGTGCCCGGTGGTTTGTTGTACATACGACATGGCGATACTGCCGGACATTGGTCCGGCAATAGCTTTCGCGTCGGTGTTGACTCCCGCGTCTCCTACGCCGCTCGCAAAGGTTCCGACCGCCGTATCTACACACCGTTCATCGACGCCCACTCTGGCCAGACCGTCTGGAAGTCGCCGCAGGAAGTAGCCGACTCCGTTATCGGTTTCCAGGATGCAGGCTGGGCTGCCCACGGTCTCGTGCCAGCACAAGTCGCCGGCAAGACGCGTATGGTCATGCCGAACAAGATCGACTTCTGGCTCCCTCACATGGAGCAAGCCTTCTCCCCGCTCAATAACCTGGTGCCGCTCAAGTCCACGATCAAGGGTCAGCGGGCGGCCATGGCTTCCCGCTTCATCACCCAGGCACTACCACTGAACAAACCCGACGCGCCATTGGTTCGCGGACAGGTGCCTAACCGTCCTGGCCAGTCATTCGAGGAGTTCTACGGCAGGTTCATGGGCGCTGTGCAGGCTGCTAACAGCCCAGGACGTGTGGCGTCTGTAACGCCTGACGAAATCGTTGTCAAGCACGCGGACGGGACTACAAGGAACTACGAGCTATACAAGACGTTCCCGTACAATCGCAAGACTTACCTTCACAACACCCCACTTGTGCAAGAAGGCGACCCTGTTCAGCCTGGCCAGTTGCTCGCCAAGAGCAATCAAACCGACGACCAGGGCCACGTCGCCCTCGGCAAGAATCTCCGTGTTGCTTACATCCCGTTCCGTGGTGGTAACTACGAAGACGCCTACATCATCTCGGAATCGGCCGCCAAGAAGCTAACCAGTGAGCACATGTATCAACATGTGCTGGAATGGGACCCCAGCCACCGTAAGGGTAAGAGGATTTACTCCTCGATCTTCCCCGGCACTTACGACAAGAAGACGCTGGACAAGATGGATGACGATGGTGTCATCAAGGAAGGTGAGACCGTTCACTTCAATGACCCGGTCGTTCTGGTCGCTGCCGAACGTGAGTTGTCGCAGAAGCAGATTCACTCGGCACACAAAGGCTCCTTCGTCGATCGCTCGTTGACATGGGAGCACCACGCCGACGGTATCGTTACCGACGTGGCCAAGACGCCGAAGGGCATTACGGTAGCCATTCGCGGGCTGGCCCCTTCGAACATTGGAGATAAAATTAGTGGGAGATTCGGCGATAAAGGGGTAGTGTCGCAAATCGTCCCCGACGACCAGATGCCTCACGATGAAGAGGGCCGCCCGTACGAAGTGCTGGCCAACCCACTCGGCATCATTTCACGCTGCAACGTCGGCCAGGCCATCGAAGCACGTCTGGGTAGGATTGCCGAGCGCACCGGCAAGCCGTTCGTCATCGAGGACTTCCCGGCTGACGGTCGCGATATTACCCAGTGGGCAATGGACCAGGTGGCCAAGGCCGGCTTGCCCGACACCGAAACGGTCATTGACCCAGCCACCGGCAAGCACATACCTGGCGTGCTGACAGGCAACCGCTACTTCATGAAGCTGATGCATACGGCCGAAGCGAAAGGTCAAGGCCGTGGTCTTGGTGCCTACACCGCGGAAGACGTGCCGGCTCGCGGTGGCGCCGAGGGCTCCAAGAAATTTGCCATGATGGACCTGCACGCAGTTCTCTCTCATGGTGCCACGGAAGTTCTCCGCGACGCCAAGCTGGTCCGCGGCCAGAAGAACCAGGAATACTGGTCGAACTACATGAGTGGTTTCCGTCCGCCCACTCCCAGGCCGCCTATTGTCTACGACAAGTTCATCAACATGCTGAAGGGTGCCGGCATCAACGTCCTTCGCGACGGCCAAAAGATGCGCATCATGGCTCTGACGGATAAGGCCATCGACAAACTTAGCGAGGATCGAGAGCTTCAGAACGCCGAAACCGTTGACTGGAAGACTGGCTTGCAACCCAAGAGAGGCGGCCTCTTCGACGTACACCTGACGGGCGGTCACAGCGGCAACCGCTGGTGCCACATCAAGCTAGTCGAGCCCATGCCGAATCCAGTCATGGAGGAGCCTATTCGCCGGCTGCTCGGTCTGACGGCCAAGAAGTTCGAGGCTGTCGTGGCCGGACAGGAACAGCTCGACGGGCGTACCGGCCCTGCTGCCATCTCCGCGGCCCTCAACCGGGTGAATCTGGACCAGGCCATCGAGCAAGCACTGGCCGACGCGAAGTCTGGTCGAAAGACTCTTCGCGATAACGCCATCCGCAAGATTGGCTTCCTGGCCGGGGCCAAGAAAAATGGCATACACCCTCGCGAGTGGATGCTCTCCAAGGTGCCCGTCCTGCCGCCGCTTTTCCGTCCCGTTTCTGTCATGCAAGGCACGGGCGGGCAGCTAATCAGTGACGCCAACTACCTCTACAAGGAAGTGTTCGACGCCAACCAGCTACTCGGCCAACTCAAGCAGGCGACGGACGACGTCGGTGAAGAGCGACTGAACCTGTACAAAGCCTTCAAGGGCGTTACTGGCCTTGGCGAGCCTACACAGCCCAAGAACCAGGAGCGACGGGTCAAAGGCATGTTGGCCCAGATATTCGGAACGAGCCCCAAGTGGTCGTTCGTGCAGCAGAAGCTGCTCGGCACAGCCGTGGACCTCGTCGGCCGAGCTACTGTCATCCCGAATCCCGACTTGAACATGGACCAGGTCGGCTTGCCAGAGACTCGTGCCTGGGAGGTCTACACGCCCTTCGTGGTGCGTCGAATGGTGCGTCGTGGCGTGCCCCGTGTGCAGGCACTGGAGTATGCCAGGGACCATCATGCGCTCGCCCGGCAAGCTTTGATGGAGGAGCTCAACGAGCGGCCGGTGCTGGTCAACCGTGCTCCGGTGCTGCACCGCTACGGCATGATGGCCTTCTGGCCGCGACTGACCAAGGGAGATGTGCTGCAAGTGCCGCCACTGATTGTGGGCGGGTTTGGCATGGACTTCGACGGTGACGCTGCCAACTACCACGTGCCTGCCTCCGACGAGGCAAGAGATGAAGCCCTGGCCAAGATGTTGCCGTCGCACAATCTTTTCAGTGTGAGCCGGTTCCGAGTTCACTATTTGCCCCGGCAAGAATATCTTTCTGGGCTTTGGGCAGCCACGAATGGTGTAAACTCAAAGCAACGCCCTCGGGTGTTTGCCACTACCCGGGAAGCAATCGAAGCTTTCAATCGCGGAGAGCTTGAGCCAGGGCAGCGGGTTGAGATCATGGAACACAGCAAGCCCTAACGATAGGAAGTCATCATGTTCAACGGACTGAATCCAGAGCTTATCACGATGGGCCTGCATGCTGTGAGGCGCCGCGAGAAAAGCGGTTTTGTTCCATCGGATGCTGTTGCAGGCGGACAGCCAGGCGGTGGCGGCGGCGATCCATCAGGTGGTGCTGGTGGCCCTCCGCCTGACCCGTCTGGTGGTGGAGGTGGCGGTCCACCGCCTGACCCGTCTGGTGGTGGAGGCGGTGGCGGTGGGCCCGGTCCTGGCGGCGTTGACCTTATGTCTGCGTTGCCGCAGATGATCCAACAGCAGATCCAGCAGGCTCTTCAACAGAGTGGCATGGTGGGGCAGCCTGGTGTTGCTGGGACTGGTGGCGCTGGCAAGCCACCCAAGCCTGACATCAACACCGTGGCCATGGACCTCTTCCAGCTCAAGAAGATGTTCCTGCACTTCCTGAAGGTGCAAGGCATCGACCTGCCACCTGACATTCTCGATGGGCCGAACCGCGATCCGTCTACCGGTATGCCGACGCCGCCTGACCCGACAGGTGGCATTGGTGGTGCTGGTGGTGGCGGTGGTGGCAATGGTGCTGGTCCTTCCAGTGCCATCAGCCCGGTCCAGCCGATGCAGGCTGCGTTCCCGACACCGCCAGGTGGTCAGGCCAAGGCGGGTGCGGTCATGCAGCCGCGGGTTGGTGAGGAGATCAACGGCCACAAGATCCTCTCGAAGGCTGCGGCCGTGGCTCGGATGTGCCGTCAACGAGCAGGGAGTAGCTCGTGATCGTCGAGAGTCACAATGGCTTGCACGATCCGTTGAAGGTGCCGGCTACCCGGGTCCTTGTAACTGGCGACGACGGTACGCCGATCTGCCTAGTAGTGGAATACTCGAAATTACCCCACCCCTGGGTACGAGTCTTTCGTGTCGGGGACAAGGATTTCAACGAGCAGCTTCATCATCACGGCATCAACAAGACGGTGACGGTCACAAAGATGGCAGGGCAGGGACTGCACTTGCCGGGGTGAGACAATGCTGCACGTGACGGCCGGACAACTTGCGGTGAATTCAGTCCTGCCGGAAGACTTGAGGGACTACAACCGGACTCTGGACAAGAAGGGTCTTGAGAAGCTTCTTCAAGCCGTTGCAGACAAGTACCCAGAAAAATACCGCCAGGTCGTTCATGACCTCTCTCGGCTCGGCTACCACACCGCCTATCTGACCGGTGGCAATTCCTTCGGCCTTTCCCACCTGCGACAGTCCATGGCCGGTCATAAGGCCCAGGTAGAACTGGAAGATGCTGTCTCCAAGATCTACACGGACCCTACGCTGAAGGGTCGTGAGAAGGACATGCGGGTTGTGGAGTTGTTGCTGGGCAAATCCAAGGACCTGGAAGACCAGACCTACAAGGAAAGTCTGGCCGAGAACAACCCCTTCGCTCACCAGGTCCTGTCTGGTGCCCGCGGCAACCCAACCAACCTCCGTTCGTTGCGGGCCGGCGACCTTCTTTACGTTGACCACCACGACAACCCGATACCCGTGCCTGTGCTGCACAGCTATTCCCACGGGCTGAGCCCGGTCGAGTATTACGCCAGCACCTTCGGCGCTCGCAAGGGTGTGATCGACGTCAAGTTTGCCACGCAGGACGCTGGGGCTTTCTCCAAGAATCTCAACCAGATCGCACACCGACTCATCGTCGTCGCACCTGACAACGAAAAAGACCCCACCACAGTCCGCGGCCTGCCTGTCGAGACTGAAGACCCTGACAACGAAGGTGCTTTGCTGGCCAAGCCAGCCGGCGGCTACCCGCGCAACACGATGCTCACGCCCAAGATCCTTGGCGATCTCAAGGAAAAGGGCGTGATGAAGCTCCTGGTGCGTAGCCCGATGGTCGGCGGACACGAGACTGGCGGACTGCTGGCCAGAGATCTCGGCTACCGAGAGCGTGGTGGTCTGCCTCCTGTAGGCGACTATGTGGGTATCGCTGCCGCACAGGCCCTGTCAGAGCCATTGAGTCAGGCACAGCTGTCGTCCAAGCACTCGGCCGGCGTTGCGGGAGCTGCCAAGGGTGTTTCTGGCTTCAAGCTGGTCAACCAGCTCGTTCAGGTTCCCAAGACTTTTCGCGGTGGTGCCGCACATGCCCAGAAGGACGGACGCGTACAGTCGGTTGAGCCTGCTCCCCAGGGCGGTAACTACGTGACTGTGGACGGGACCCGTCACTATGTTGCTCAGGGCTTCGAGGTCACTGTGAAGCCCGGCCAGACTGTTGAAGCCGGTGACCTCCTGTCCGAAGGCATCCCCAACCCCTACGAGATCACCAAGCACAAAGGGAACGGCGAGGGCCGGCGTTACTTCACGGACGCCTTCCGCAAAGCCTTTGCGGACGCCGGCATCGGTGCCCATCGGAGGAATATTGAAATACTCGCGCGTGGCCTCATTGATCATGTTCGACTCGCCGACGAGTTCGAACAGTACCAGCCCGGTGATGTAGTCTCCTACTCGCGGCTGGAACACCATTACAAGCCGCGGGACGGCTATGACGTGGTGGAGCCGAAGCGTGCCCTGGGCATGTATCTGGAAGCACCAGTCTTGCATTACACGATTGGCACTAAGGTCCGCCCAAGCGTGGTCCAGAACCTGGCCGACTTCAGCGTGCCGAGCATTGCCGTACACAAGGACCCACCGCCCTTCGAGCCTGAAATGATCCGTGGTATGGATACGATGTCCCATGACCCCGACTGGATGACCCGTTTCCTGGGTTCCTACCTTCAGAAGAACCTCTTGAAAGGTACCTACCGGGGTGACGTGTCCGACGAAGCTGGCACGAGCTACGTGCCGCCGCTCGCCCACGCTGTCGAGTTCGGCCACAAAGGCCTCACAAAGGGCTGGAAACTCGAAGACGTCAAGAAAATGCCCTCCTCTTCCATCATGTCTGACTGAAAACAGCTCCGCTAAATTTCCAACTTCAACGTGTCACTATTACATGGAAGTCTCCTAGAGAGTCTGGGAGGCAACAGTTTCGAAACCCTCTTACAGGAGGTCGCCATGAAATACTTGGCGGGTAGGAATCGCGATCGGCTGTTGGCCCAGTTGCGGGCCGAGATCGCGTTGCCGGCCAACACCGGCAAGGGGTTCGGCACGGTCGAGACCGTGTGGGGCCGCCAGACCATCGGCGTGGGTGACGGGGCCCTGCTGGCCCTGAACTACGTCGGCCCCCCGGGGACCTCGGCCGCGATGGCGCCCAACTACGGGCATCCCGAGCGGCTGGCCATCATCGGCCTCGGGCCGCACTTCGACATGAACGTCCTGGTCGGCGCCCTCGCCCTCAACGGGCGCAAGCCGCCCGCCCACCAGTCGTTGTACGAACTGTTGGCATTTGTGGACCAGGAGGGTCTGCACAAGATCGGCACGGCCACGCGACCGAGATGGGAGACCGTGGACCTGGACATCTACAACGCCTTTCGGGTGTGGTCCCGGGCCAACCGCTTTCCGTCGCTGCCCAGCGACGGCACGCCGGTGGACGCGACGAGCCACATGGAGGCGGCAACGACCGCGTTCAACACGGCGACGGCCCGCGACGCTGTCATGATCGAGTCCGGTCGGCGGCTCGTGGCCGACGAGGCCCGGCTGAATGGAGAATCGTACGTCCGGACCTACGGACGAACGATTCTCCGGCGGTCGCCGGAGTTCGTCAACGGTCTCTACGCGGAACCCGGGGGCACGCCCCGGGATGCCTGCGTGGCCATCAACCCCGACAAGGGGACGGTCATGATCACCGTGCCGTTCCCGATCGCCCGCCGGTACCCCAACATCAGCTGCGCGAGCCTCGCAACGCAGTTGTGGGGCTCGCGGGCGACGGGCCGCGAGGACGTGGCCAACTCGCCGCAGGGACAGCTCCTGAATGAGTCCCACGCGGAACAGGCCGCCGTGGAGCTGGACCGTCAGCTCCAGATGGCCAGCGGGGTCACGCCCACCTCCGCCGGGGCGCCCACCACGGCCGGGGCCTGATCGTCGAATTCGCCGGCCACTTGCCCACCACCGCGGCCGGCGCCCGTACGTGCCCCACTTGGAGTGGGGCAAAGAGGGGGACCCGGTATGCTGCCCCAGCAGCGTACCGGGTCTTTTTTAGCTATAAAACCACTCATTGTTGTGGCATTATTATGTGACATGGGTAACCCTGCCAAAGCGGCGGGAACCCGTCCCTCTGATAGAAGGAGTCAAGACGTGGTGGAAATCCGTGACCCTCTCCAGCGCCATTTCGTGGCACTGGTGGAGGAAGGTCGTCTGCTGACCGAACGGGTCAGTAAGGCGACTGAGGTAGCCGAGCGGATTGCTCGGCTGGAGCAGGAGCTTGCCGAGGCGAAGAAGGAACTCGGCGAGTTGGTCCAGCCGGCAGTGACGCCGGCCAAGATTTCGTCGGCCCTGGCGGACGCCTGTCAGGGGAAGACGGGTCCGCAGCCAGGAAACCTGCGGTGGGCGATCTTGCGTGAGCTGAGGGAAAGGGGACCGCTCACTTCCAGGCAAGTCTTTCACAACTTGCGTAGGGAGTTCAAGGCCAAGTTGCGTGGCGAGAAACCCCAGCAGCGGATCTACAGTGAGCTCTACCAGCTGAAAAACGTCGGACAGATCGTCCGAGAGGACGACGGGAGCTACGCTCTCGTCGAGTGATATCGACAGGCGGGTCCGGACTCTGTTCCGGACCCGCCCGTCTCTTTAACTACTAAATCCCACCCCTTTATGTGTCACTATGTAGTGACAATCGCATAGGCCTTCCCCTTTGGGGAAGTCCTTCAGCTACCTATCAGTATTAAATTCAGCTGAAATCGGTGGCATTCTTTAATGAGGAGAATTACGGATGCATGTTCTCGTGACTGGACCTTCGGGAGCCGGAAAATCTACCTTCGCTCAGACCCTGGCGAAGGTACGAGGTTTGCCCGTCTGCAACCTCGATCGGGATACTGTCTGGCGGCAGTACGTGGACGAGGACAAGGACGCGTTCCGCCGGCTGATCATGCGGCAGGACCCGGCCTCCCGTGAATACGCCAGGCTCAAAGAGGCGCAGGAGGAGGTGGTCAACCGGGCGCTCAAGCAGGGACCCTCGATCATCGAGGGCTGTCAGCTTCTGGCGTTCCCGATGCTGACTCGTCTCTATGAGACATTCCTGCTGACGCCGCCAATGCCTGTAGTTCTTGCCCAGAGGATGGAGCGCAAGAAGCGGCACAGAGTCGAGCGTGGTGAACCTCCCATGGCCAGGGAGGAGGAAGAGCGCGCTGCGGAGTTTTCGGCAGCGCTATACCGCTCCATGGAAAAGGAGGTGGCGAGCTTCAAGCAGCGACCTGGAGTCACGGTGATCTACTCGCCGCGATATGTCGCTGCAAGAATGCGGGCTCGTCCTGAAGGTGCGTAAGGTCTTACTGCGTAGGTAGGACAGTATTGCAATACTCGTGGAATTTGTGGAAAGGATGGCGCGTATGGCCGACGAAGACGACGGTATGTACAAGTTCAAGGTTTACACGGAAGAAACGGTTGCCAAGGTAGGCATTGAGAGTCCCCCCATGGGGCCCGGCTTCACGCCGGAACAGCTGCAGGGGGCAACCTTGATGGAAGTCTGGGGCACTCTTGCAAGCGCGAAAGGCCCCGACCGGACGGAGTTCCGGTTGTTCGACAAGGAAGGACGGCTCAAGGCCGTCCGAGAGGTGAAAGGATATTGACGTGACGCAACGTGAGAAGAGTCAGAGAATCGTAACCTACACGACGTGCGGCATGCTGTCGCTCGTCGTGTCGGTGTTTTTCCCGCCTGCATTCTTCATGACCATGGCCTGCTTCGTTGGGCTGATGGCCATGGTGGGGACAACGCCCACCAAGTAAACCAACAAGGCCGGCTCCTTCGGGGGCCGGCCTCGCCCTTTCATGGCTTTCTTTTAGTTGTGGGATTATAGTGAAAGCAGCCCGACAGGCACCTGGACGTGCCCATCGGGCCTGACCGATACCGATCTTGTAGGGAGACCGATATGGCTATGACTGAAGCTAGCCGAAAGGCTCGTCGCGATCAATGGCGTCGCGATGGTCGTTGCACGATGTGTGGCCGTGACCCGATTCCAGGTCGCAGGCTGTGTCCACGCTGTACTAAGTACCACCGCAAGCTCAGAGCTAAACGAGCCGCTGCTGGCATTTGTAAACGCTGTGGCGGGATAGTTGCCGAGGGTCATATTCATTGCCAGGATTGTCTCAGGAAGGTACGGGAAGACAATCAAGCAGTCAGAAGGGAAGTCATTGCGGCATACGGTGGCACGTGTGCCTGTTGTGGCGAGCCGGAGGAAGATTTTCTCCAAATCGATCACATTCATGATGACGGTGCTGAACATCGGCGGCAGATAGGTGGAGGGGGAGCCATCTATCGATGGTTGAAACGTCACGGCTTCCCCAAAGACAGGTTCCAGCTGCTTTGTGCCAACTGTAACTACGCCAAGGAATTTTACGGCAGCTGTCCACACCAAAGGACTGGCACGGAGATAAGAGAACATGCAAGGCTCAACAGATGTGCTGGAAAGAAACCGGCTGCGTGAGCGATTGCGATCACTCTCTTTCGGGCACGGTCTCGTAAAGGTAGCTGATTTGGGTGGATCGCCCGATCAGACTTTTGAGGCCGCGTTTTCGAATTTATCGCATGCGTATCTGAAAGATAAAGCGCCTAAACTACTCGACTATGAGTTGGGCTTCCAGCTCATTGACAAGAACGAGGAGAACACCAAAGCTGTTGGTGTCTTCGGCTTCAAGCTTGGCTCTCAATACCTCTACGCGCCTGTCTTCTTCCTCAATGGTGAGCTCAAAGGTCACGAACTGCTCTATATCAAGAACCAGGATCTGTTCGTGCCTCTGAAGGACAACTGGGTGAACTATCTGCTCGGTCGTCGTCCGTCTGTTCTCGGCGAAGGCATGAATCGCAATTTGTCGCTCGTCGGCGTGATGCCACCCAACCTCTATCAGCTCTCTCGCTCCCCGAACAAGTTTGCTTCTGTCACAAAGTATTACTGTCCGAAGTGTGGCTGTGATGAACACGGCAAGAAGTGCGAGCATTGTGGTTGTGCTACTGTCGAACGCACCAAGATGGCTTCCTGGGTTCACGAGGTCATGCCAGACCTGGCATACTTCGCTACACAGGACGTGGCCACCGAGCCAAAGTATGCCGGCCTGAAGACCTTCCCCGAGTTCTTGAAGGAAGCCGGGGAAACGGCGTTCCGTTTTCTGGTCGAGAAGGTCGGCAGCGAATACCCGACCGTCTTGCGTGCGGTCGATACATTATACGGCCCGGACATGCTGACAAAGCTGGCCCAGCAACTTGCTGCACAGAGACAGGCTGCTGCTCCGACCAACTCCATCCTCAAGCAAGGCACACTGGCCATGGCCGGCGAGACACCTCCCGGCTGGAACGGCGGTTTCCAGAATCCCTCGGTCGAGAATGGCGGCCGGCTAAGCACCGGGCGTGAAGCCTGGGATAGCTCTCATGTTGGCCGTCGTCGCAGTGAAGCTCAGGTCGGCAGCCTGGATGACATGGGTGTCAAATCCGGCCACTATCCAGGCTGTGGCGCCAAGGCCGGCCACTACCCCGGTTGCGGTGCCAGAGGACCTGCCAAGCCCAAGGCTCCCACCAAGGTAACCCGTCCACGACCTGTCAAGCACGCCTCCATCATGAAGGTGGCCAAGCCAGTCGGCTCCGAGCACGTTTCGGAGATGAAGCCACGCAAGGTGAAGGTAGTTACACACGACGAAATCAACGACAAGAACCGTGCAGACCTTCTGCACAACCTGGACAAGGACGAACGCGAGCGTCTGCTCAAAGAGCGGATCGTGGTTAAGGACGATCGCGATGACAAGGAGGTCACGCTCGCTTATAACGTCCAGACGGAGATCAAGCTCCAGACTCCCGACCGAACAAACATCTACCGCCTGCTGGTCAAGCCCGACACATTCAAGGACTGCCTCGTACTGTTCGGGCCGTATGACGAGACAGGCCGCAATACATTCTGCACCGTCGTTGACCTGGACACCAAGCGCTGGGTGAACATCCACCCGTCACGTATCTGGGCCGAGAGTGAGTATGACGACGAGGCCTGGCGGGAATGGTTCGACGGGCTGAAGAAGCTCGACTCGCCGCCCGACAAGGGCGACCTGTACCTTGTTCTCACTCCGTGGGGTCAGGGTACTTGCCCCTGTGAGCTGGTTGAGTCTTACGGGAGTGACGCGGCGGACACGGACCTGTACGACGTACGCTTCCGCAGCTATGCCGACATTAGCCAGCCGTTCTACCAGAACGACTACCCGCGTATGGTTCGTCCTTTCCGCGAAGGCGTCTGGAACGGCTCTCGTATTCGGCTGACGCATCAGCCTGGCAAGGCATTCAAGGTCACTGAAGGTGACGTCTGTGTGCCGGACGGCGCCCGCTACCTTGAGCTGAAGAAGGCCAAGCCCTCGAAGCCTGACTTCGACGCAGACTCGGACGACCATTCCCCGGAACCATCCGGCACGGAGCCCGAACCCCTCCAGCTTGGCAACCTTGTTGACGTGCAGCTGGCTCTTGCCAATCAAACCAAGGCGCTACACCTTTATGCAGACGGCACCGACGTGACCTTCGATCGTGCCAAGAAGCTCAACAAGGTGGCTGCACTCAAGGAGCTGGTACTCACCTACAACCTTCGAGAAAAGGTTGCCCGACAGATTCTCGAAGAGGCAGAACGACAAGGTCAGCTCTTCCGGCGTTCATACACCTGTCTGCTCAAGAAGGCCGCGCCCGGCAGTCCGATGGGCGACATGGTCTCTGGTGCGCCCAACTCGCCACCCTTCCCCGAGCCAAACATCGGCTATGACCCGATGACGGGTTCGAACGTTCCCACCATGGGTGAGTCTGAGTTCAACGTCAAGGTGCCCGACATGTCGGCATCCAAGACTGACCGCTCAATTTACTACCCGCTCAGTCCAGATGCTGCCTCCATGCAGGTGGCCCAGCGTGCCGCCCAGACCGGCCAGCGGGAAGTCTTCGATACGGCAATGCTCGGTTCCATGCTCAAGTCAGTCCGCCAGGACTCAATGGTCGAGAAGTATCTCGGCGACCTGACCAAGGGCATGGACCGACTGGGGCGTATCTTGTTCCTCTTCTACTGGCATGGCGAAGAGTTCGAGGAGCGCTACGGCAAGCAAGACATGCCTGAGCTCGAAGACGGCATCCGCAACGCCTTCGAGGGTGTCGGTGACATTCTCTGGAAGCTGAAGCAGAAGACGGTTGACCCGTATCCTGACGAGGGTACGGATGCCGACCTGTCTGAGATCGCCAACCAGTAAGGGGTGAGCGATGTTCCAGGTTTACGAACGGGTCTACAGCCTGTTGAAAGGCAATCCTATTTCGATTGCAGTCAACGGCGATGCATATCTATTGCAGATCCCGTTTATGCCGGTTGGCTTTCTGACCAAAGTCCTGGTAGAGCAAATCCAGGGTGCTAGTGTTACGTTCACTGTGGACGTATTTAACTCTAGCCTTGGCCTGACGCCTGGTGAAATCAGTGGTTTGGTGCTGCCGCCTAGCTGGAAGCAGTATCACATCCTGGATCAGCTGAGTGGAACTGCCGGAGGTCAGGTTAAGTCTTACGTCACAGCCGGTAATCCATATCGCAACCAGGACGGCCCTGATCCTGTTCGGTCAGGTGTTTCAGCCGCCGGCCTTGGTCCTGGCTTCACCAACGCTCAGCGGTTTATCTACGTACTACTGCAACCAGCAGTAGCCAGCCTTGCAGCACCGCCAGGTGCCAATACCGCTACGATCAGCCCACCGGTCCAGAATAGTCCAGCTGTTGCAGCTGGTGGTGGGACATGGGCCGGCACCGGGACTTACTATTACGCGATTACCGCAGTTACAGCGGCTGGCGAATCCACGATCTCGAATGAAAAGTCGGCCATCGTCACTGCCCTCACACAGACAGTTAACCTGTCCTGGACTGCGGTCGCGGGAGCCACAAGTTACAAGGTCTATCGAGCTACCTCGTCCGGTGCCGAAACTTCTGGCTCTACACTGATCACAACGATCGGTAGTGGTTCGACAGTCACCTATGCCGACACAGGCACTGCTGCCTCGGCTAGCCACGCTCCGACTTCCAATACTGCCGCAATCCCTGCTCCGACGGTCACTCCTACTGTGGCCGTAACAGGTGGTGGTACCACAGGTGGTCACCTGCCGCCCGGTGCTTACTATCTCAAGTACACCTTCACCAACGCGGCTGGCGAAACAACCGTTTCCGCTGAATCTACCCAGTTCACTGTGGCAGCCGGCAATATCCCGCAGGTTACCTTGCCAGCACTGGAAGCCGGGGCAACGGGTATTTCCATTTACCTCACACCGGCTAATGGAGCTAGCGGCTCCGAAATATATTACACGTCGGGTGTGACGGTAACCGCCTTCAACATGGTCAACGCTGCTGGCTCGTCAATGTGGGAAGTGTCGGTCAACGCGTACGAAGATACCCGTTGAGTATTGCACTACTCGGGAAACTCCATGTTTGTCCCCCACGAGAATGACCCTTTTCGGCCTCCCGACTGGCGCTGGGAGCGAGCGAAGTGGCTGCGCGTACACGGCAAGTACTTGCGGAAGGATCGTGAGGACACGTTCGTCCGGGTAGCGATGGCCTACCAGACCGACGAGACAAGGGCCCGCAACGAGATCGATCGGGAAGCTCTGTCGTACAAGTACCCGGGCATCTTCAATGCTCGCCGGCTGCACGAGCGGCTGGACATTGATGCTCGCTGGCAGCTTGAAGGTTACCTTCTCGGCCGTGCGTCTGCCGAACAGACAGCTGTATATACGGGCATCGACCCCGAGACCGTGATCTGGTACGAGCGGTTGTTCTACAACGTGCTGCCACACCTGGAACACGACACATACATTACGTCCGTAGTCATGGGCAGTAGCATTCATCACGGGCTCCTGGAGCGGGACTTCGCCCTACTCTGGAAGATGATTGGCTACGGACTCGGCCACGTGGTGCTGCGCGATTGGATCAAGCCGATGGGTTCCCCGTTCGTGCGAGACCTGGACCAGGCGCCCGGTGCCGAGACTGCCGTCTTCGATGCCAAGCTACGCCGCAAGGCCATCGTCGCAATTCATACCATCCCGGTCTATAACAACCAGGCCATTATCTTTGATGCCTGGCAACGGTCGCGAGAGCTGGCTCGACAGAGTGGCGGCCAGGACGCTACCGCCATGATCGTTACCAACATCCAGGCGGCGCTTTGTGCGTTGCCGCTCGTCGTGGGCAAGCAGGGGGCAATGGATTTGCCCAAGCTGGCCCACTATGATGAACAAAGCGTGGAACTGCGTGCCGGCGAGCAAATGCAGATTGCTTGTGGCCACGAGACTGAGGCTCATCGACAGGCACTCACCTGGAAGTTTCCAGAGACGGCAACTGCAACCACAGCCAACGGCTGCGGAGGTCAGGGATGACTAAGCGGATGACCAAGGAAGCTGAAGAGCGAATCGTCCGCGGCGTCGAGCAGGTGGTTGACCTGGTCGGCGATGGCTGGACTCCAAATGATGCCATCGTCAAGATCGCTCATGACGGGGAGTATACGCCCGGACACATCCGGCTCATGGTCCAGGCATACAACACTGGTCGTACGAACTACCAGCGAAAGACCCACGCCGACCTTTTCGAGAAGACAGCAGATTTCCCGTTAGCGGATGCGGCTGTCGTTCTCGAAGCTCTCTATCCCTCCACCGTCAAATCAGCTGCCATGCTCCACCGGGAGTCGTCGGTCTCTGACGATTACCTGTACCCGCCCGAGTCGCCAGGACACAAACTGGCCACAGTGCCACCATTGGTACAGCCAGTCTCGCCCTATCCTTGCGACCCTGATCGACGCGTCAAGAAGGCTTTCGCCTTACTGCGAGATCTTGACCGTGAACGGGACGAACGGCGTATGCTCGTATCGCACACACGGGACAAGCTAGCGGCGGCACTCGATGAGCTGGACCTGTATTTCAAGCAGGCCGGCCCGCCGATCGCTTTCAAGGCCGTACGCAATAACGCCTCGGCGCTGTGGGGTCGCCCGGCGGAGGTAGTACTGGACAAGGTGGCAGAGGCGAATCCACGCTTGCTGAAAACAGCGTCGTGGGACTCATACGGTGGCCGTGTTGACAGGACCAGGGAGCCGTATGTTCTTGTCGGCAAGTGTATCGAGCTGGCGCAGGAACACCACAAGCTTGCACAGGACTACCAGGAGTTTGAGAAGGCAGCTGTTGAAGCTGCCGCCAGACTCCTGGGTGAGTTTCTGCCGGTGACCCACAAGGAGCCGTCGGTTCTGACTACCTCGATCATGGGCACGGAGAAGGCAGCTCTTTTGGGTTCCGGGATTCTGGATCCGATTAGTGCAGCTCCGTTTGCCGTCACTAGCGAGTTCACTCGTTCGGTAATGGACAAGATCAAACCGGACAGTGAGGACAAACTCAAGAGCAAGGCCCTGGCTGAACTCATGGACCCAGCCCACGAGGCTCGGCTTCGCAAGATACGGACCCAGGCGACTCTGCACAACCTGATGGCCAACGACGAATTCGTCAGTGCCGAGCATCCAGAACGGGTCGCTGAACTGTTCAATAAGATCACGTCGCTGGCGCCGCGGGCCGCTGAACAACCTATCCTCATGCAGGCCTTGATGCGGCGTTATCTGGCCCAGGGACAGGTTGATCCGCACGACATTGATCAGCTGGTCGGCATCGAGTACAAGCTCAAGCAGCGGGACCAGCCAATGGAGGATATACCGGCCTACCCCGGACTCCAGTTTGGGGGTAGCAAGCCACCCAGGGCACAGAAGGAAGGGTTGACGTAATGACTCGACCGGCATGGCTCGATGGCACCTACGCAGACGCTATTCGCGTCGTCGCAGAGCGTGCGCTTTACAGCCGGTCCGTCGGTGGGCTGGTCAAGAACGCTGGGTTCTTTTCGAACCCGGTGGACTCACCGGAACGTGTCGAGGCAGTTAACAAGGCACAAGCTGCACGACAGGAGCTGGGCATTCTGGGTGCTGACGAGAAAGGACTGAATGCCGCTTTGAAGAACATGGCTGCCGGCAAGTCTTCTCCCGGCGGGACCAGGGAGAAGATGGAAGACGCGGTGCCTGGGGCGTACACTCAGTTTCGCTCACTCGTACCAAGCTTTGCGAGTGCCGGAACGGCTATGCAGCAAGGACGGTTTGGACAGGCTGCCAAACAGTTCGATATTCTGGGCATAAAGAACCTTATCCCCTTCAGCGGTCACTTTAGTCCGCTGACGGCAGCCGCAGCTCTGGGTGCCCATCAGCTTGCCAGCCGCGGTCCGTCTAACGTGTTGCACGGCCTTGAGGACCTGATAAGGACCAACCGGTTTAGTAGCTATCTGCCGCAGGGTTTCCGGGACTGGCTACAGGAACGTCATCACGGACGCTTGGGTGAGTTCCTGCGGGGGCCATTGCCAGCAGGTGTAGACACAAGCCATTTGACAGAAGGGCAACACGTCACATTAAGACAAGCACGTCAAGCAGCCACTCCTATGCGAGTGGGCGATTATGTTGATCCGTTTACCATGGAAACTACACGGGCGTTTGAGCCGCCTAACAGGGATATCCCGGAGGTAACGCTAGGACGAAGCAGACGCCCAGGCCGCGAGGTACATCCACAAGATATCCCTGTACAGCTTGCAGAACGACTCCGTCGCAGCGTGCCGCGTGCCGAAGCAGCCGCTAAGGATGCTAAGTGGTATCAGATTGTGCGTAGACTAGGTGGCTGGGGGCCATCACTAGCGTTCTTCGCGCCACTAGCTGCCCGCGAATGGCTCGGTGCCGGCTATCGTTCCGGCCAGAAGCCCATCCGAGAGCTGGTCGAAGCCAACCGTGTTCTCAACAAAAAGAGGTAAGCCGTGGACAAAGCCGGTAGTACGAAGATTCATGACATTCGGGAACTGGTCAGGGTCGCCAACGCAAGGAAGGAAACGCTGGTCGTCAACATGGACAGAGGCGATCAGAAGGCTGTCGTTGTGGTAGCCACCGGCAAACGAGCAACGTTGTTGCGGCGTCTTGCCGAGGAGTTTTCGGAGGTTTGACCAATGATGATCAAGGTGATGTCGGCTCAGGACCAGAGCAAGGTGCTCATGGGAGAGCCGGCCAACCGGTTGATCAAGATGGCTTCAGGCGGCTGGAGTGGCGAAGACTTCAGGGCGCTCGTGAAGCGCGCCGGACACCTTGTCGCCGACGCTGTGAAAGACGTGAAGTTCGAGAAGGGAGAGGTGCCGGTTCATTCGATCGCACTGGGTTCCGGGGAGTGGTACGGGCACAACCGCAACGGCGACTTCTTCAGCGAAGACGCCTGCCGCAAACACCACAAGACCTTCGAGAAGTACGCCCGCGCGTATCGCGACCACGAGAACAAGGACCCTTCCAAGAGCTACGGCACCGTCAAGCTAGCCCTGTACAACGAGCCGATGCACCGCATCGAGCTGATCATTGGCTACAACGGCACCAAGGAAGCGGCCGAACGAAATGGCGGGCTGGTCGCTGACGAGGAGCTGAACCTTCTGAACAAGGGTTCGGACTTCGACACGTCAATGGCCTGTAAGGTTGCCTATGACGTATGTAGCTGCTGTGGCAACAGAGCTCGCACTCGTGCTGACTACTGCAAAGGCACACACGAAGGCGGTCACTGCAAGGGCGGCGGACTCAAGAACAACATGGGTACCGTTCTTGACGACGGTACCCAGGTCTATGCTGAAAATCCGCACCCCTTGTGGTTCGATAACTCCAAGGTCTGGCGACACGCTGATCGCATTGCTGTTGCCGGCCTGCTCAAGTCTGCCGCGAGTATTCCAATACTTGGTGGTGCAGCCCTGGCCGAGTCACTTGGTGTGACCATGCCGTGGGAGGTTGCCATGGCCGGCTATGAGACTGCTCCTTATGCGGTCCGTTTAGCTGTCAAACTTGCCAGCCACGAGCGGGCTTTGTCTCTGGTCAAGCCGCGAGACACGCTAGCCCTGGCTCTTGCTTATGCTCCAGCTTCCTGGACCAATCATGGCGGGACCATGCAGCAGGCCATCACGGCACTGGCTCATGAGAAGATTGCCCTGCCGCTTCGTGGTTTCCTGGAGTTGGTACTGAACGAGCCGGAGCGTGCCGCTATCAACCTTGCACCCACACAGGCTCGCTTGCCTGGTGTGTATACACGCATGCTCGAAGACGGCTCTGCGGAGAAGCTGGCGTACGACAATCCTTTCGCTGTTTCTCCACGACCAGCGCCACCTCGTGTCCGTGAATGGGCACACAAGCTGGCCGCTGATTACTCTTTGGACCGCGAACACTTGTTGAGGCGGGCAATGCGAGCAGGCATCTATCGCAGCAACCCTGAGTTGCTGGCGCTGCCACTCGTCAAGGAAGCTGGTGCGGCTGAAGAATTGGCCCGGCACTATGCCGCCTACAAGTTGGCCTTTCTGCACAGTCTGGCAGGTACAGACCCCTGTTTTGAGTTGACAAGCACAATGGTCGTGCGGCAGAATTACGTACAGCAATGAACCGTCGGCAGCACGACGCTAACGGTCGAGCCAAAGGAGTGGCACGATGCCTTTTGCACCTGAAACATCTGTCATCAGCCGGATCTCGAATCTTCTCAACGAGATCAACGGCGAGACAAAACAAGCCAGCAACAAGCGGGCTGACGACGGAACCGTGCTTGACCATAGCGGCCAGGGTTCCAAGGACCCAGGCGGCTATCAAGGCCCGTCCAGTCATCCCAGCGCCAAGGTGGACTCCAACACCCAGGCCGCACCTATCGGCTCGCGGTTCCGCGAGAACCACTCCGACATGAAGGACCAGTTCGCCGTCGGCAACGTTGACCGTACATCGGCTGGCGGAGGCGGCGACCAGGATGCCAAGCAAATCGAGCAAGGCACCGACCAGTCGTCCACCGGCCAAGAGCCCAAGGTCGAAGACCACTACAAGGGTCGTAAGGACGACCCGGGGACTACACATCCGGCGAATGCCGAGGAAGTGGGTCCAAAGTACGGCTCGATGCATGTGGGCCAGTTGACCAAGATGGCCTATGACCGGATGAACGAGTGTCTGGCCGACATGGCCAACGGCGTTTATCTCAACAAGCAAGGCTCTCAGCTGCCCACCTCCCGACCTCTCACCGAACAACAGAAGCAGGCCCAGGCCGCCGCACAGGCTGGCTATGAGCTTGCCGCGTCTGTCCCCAACTTCGAGTTGGAGAAGGCGGCTGCGGTCAACGGACTGATCGAGCACTGGATCAAGACGGCCGAGGAAGACGCTGACATCGTCGCCGATTTCCTCTACAAGTATGCGGCCGAGCGCGAGCGTGAGCTGCACAAGCAGGCTGACGACGTGATGCCGCCCATGCCGCCTGGTGGTGCTGCCGGTCCTGGTGGTGATCCAACGGGCGGTGGCGCTCCTCCGATGCTGCCTCCAGACGCTGCTGCCGGTCCTGGCGGTGGGCCTGGTGGTGGCCCTGGTCCTGACATGGGTGGTGGCCCTCCTCCTGGTGCTGACATGGGTGGTGGCCCTCCTGGTGGTGGCCCTGGCGGTGGTGGTGGTGAGGAAGAGGCTATCAACGAGCTTGCCAACGCTCTGCTTGAGCTTGGTGTATCGCCCGAGCAACTCATCGCTGCGATGCAGGGCGCTGGCGGTGGCGGTGGTGGTGAAGGTGGTGGCCCTCCAGGGCTGGAAGGCGGACCTCCCGGTGGCGAAAAGGCCGGCGCGGCCAGGATGGCTGCGGACGACCGGCACCTCTTCGTCACACTCATGCACAAGGTTGCCGCTCACAGTCGCACTGGCAGGATGCAAATCAAGGAAGCGCGACCGGGTACACCGTTGCGGGCGGAGCGCGACGAAATCAAGGGCTACATCCGCGATGTATGTGGTATCCGGTAAGGCAGTATTCCAATACTGTGATCATGGAGGATTGACATGCCAGCTCCAACGTTCGAAGAGAAGGTGATTGACGCCTTCCAGCTCGCGGGTGCTGCTCTCGTCAAGTACGAGAAGATGGCAGAGGAAAAGAAGGCCGAGGACGAAAAGGTCGCTGCGGCCATTCCGACTGTCGTCGAAGCCTTGCTCCGCTTCAACCGCATCGACGCGACCGACAAGGAGGCTTGTGCCCGTGCATTGGCCAATCCTGTCGAAGTCCTGAACCTGATGAAGAAGCTTGCCGCCCATCGCAATGCGACTGAGATCGCGTCGCTGGGTGAGCAGGTGGACGGTCAGGGCAACGCTGCAAACGGCCAGTCCAAGGAAGCTTCCGTCGAGAAGCGAGGCGGCTACGTTGGTCGTGTGACCAGCGAGAAGCCTGAGTCCTGGCGGCGTTTCGAGGCCGGCCTCGGAATGCACTGATCGAAATTGACAGGTCGGAGCCGTTTTGGTTGAATGTGGCAAGCCCGACTCATCGGAGAAGGTAATGTCACAGGCTTCGGAACGAACGGCAACCCGACGGGAAAAGTTAGCGGCAGCCGGCCTTTGCACAGACAGCTGTGGCCGCATGGCTATCCCAGGTGAGGTTAGGTGTTCGATCTGCAAGGACAAGAACATTGCGAGAAATTTGGCACTTCGTGCTGCTTTGAAAGCTGATGTCATTCAGCATTACGGTGGCCCGACCTGTGCCTGTTGTCTCGAAACTTTCGATCTGTGTTTCTTGTCGATCGATCACGTTCACGGCGGCGGCAGAGAGCACCGGAAGGAAATTGGGGGTGGTGGTCACAAGACATACAAATGGCTGAAAGACCACAATTATCCCGACGGTTTCCAGGTTCTTTGCCACAACTGTAACCAAGCCAAGGGCATGAGAGGCGAGTGCCCGCATAAGCAACAGCAGACGGAACTGCTGAAGAAACTGGCAACGATTCCGCTCGAATATTGAGACAAGGAGGATCTCATGCCTTCCACTCCTGGACAGATGTTTACGAATCTCTTGAACCCCGCCAAGGGCTGGCCGAATCCCGTTGCGCTCGACTACCGCGCGAAGGTGGATGCCACGGTTCTCTACAACATGGTGGCTGGCCAAGCCGCCCACCTGAACGCCACAACCGGCAACACCCTTCTGCCTGGTGTCGTGAACAACCAGATGGGCTTGTTCCTCTTCCAGGGTGTGAACGAGCTCGACACGAACAACGCTGTCGGCACCGCTGGTGGCATCACGCAGTGGATCCCCATCAACCCGGTCGGCTGGATCATGTGTCTGGTCGCGAAGGGTCCGTACGAGCTCGAAACGACCGAGTTCGACTCGACACAGACCTATACAGCGAATCAGCCGCTGCGTGCTCCGACGGGTGTGGCTGCCAACTCCTATCCGGGTTCCGGCCAGCTGACCAACCAGAGCGTGACCATGGCCTCGCAGACCAACACTCCGCAGTCGAGCTCGACTGCTGTCTGTGGCCTGGTCTCCCGCGGCCAGTTCCGCAACTCCTACGGCATGCCTGCCCTGGCGTTCTGGCCGATCTACAACCCAGGACGTTCCGGGGAGACGTGAGAAACTACCGGCCGCGGCGCCGGGAGTTCCGACGTCGCTTCTTCGAAGGAATCGATTTCATTGCACACGGAGGTGCCTTCAATGGCGACTCAGTCGGAAACCCGGGTCATCAACGAGACGCTCTTTGAGCAGCTCGGGACGCCCGGTCTGGAAAAGCGAGCCATCGACGCGGTGAATGATTTCACTCGCGTCAAGATGCGTGAAGACGGTTTCTTCCGTCGCATCATCCCGCCGCTTCAGATCAGCAACGACGATCTGGACCGCCAGGTCGATACGGACAAGCCAGTCAAGGTCGTGGACAAGGAGCCCGACTCCCCGGCCGCGATCAGCTTGCCGTTCGCGTCCTTGCCGATCAACATCTACATCAAGGGCCCACGCTACCGCGTCCTGTTCGACCGCGTCGTTACGCCGCGGTTCACCAAGGACGTCGATGAGCTGCGTACCTGGGTGATGGATATCCGGCAGGTGCTGTCCGACAACGCCATCAAGGACATGCTGGCCGAGGAGGATTCCAAGTTCCTCACCGCGGTCAACGTCGGCCTTGTCGGCCAGGACACGGTCGTGCCGGCTTCTGGCGTGCCGCAGTGGCAGACCATCAGCGGTGGCATCACTCGTGATACCTTGCAGGACGCGTTCAAGATCATGCCGCGTACCCCCAGCCATCTGGAGGTTCATACGGTCCTGATCAACAACGTAACCATTCGCGAGGTCATGAAGTGGGGCCGCGACGAGATGGGCGGCGACTTCAGCCAGGACCTGGTGAAGAACGGGTGGAGCGAGCAGGAATTCATGAACGCTCGGTGGATCATCACCATCAAGCGTGACCTGGTTCCTGACGACTCCGTCTACATGTTCAGCGACCCGAAGTTCATCGGGAAGAGCTACCTTCTTGAAGATACGACCATGTATATCAAGAGGGAGGCCTTCATGCTTGAGTTCTTCGCCTACGAGACGATGGGCGCGGCGATCGGTAACACGAGCGGGCTCGCTCGTGCCGACTTCGTCTGATACGCGAGGATTCGACAACTTCCTCTTCAACAGGCGGCCTTCGGGCCGCCTGTTCTATTTCTATCTGGCTGCTCTGGTTCGTCTCTCGTGTTTCTGTTAATATCATCGTTGTTCCTATCTCAGGCCTTGAGGAGTAACAACGATGGACGTCGTATCATTCGATCATTCGCAAACCGCACTGATCGCAGCGAAGCCGACCAAGGAATCCTCCAAACGGAAGAATCGGGAGGCTGGTCTTTGTGCCAATAACAAGGACCACGCACGTCCCACCGGTACACACAGCGAGTGCGACGCTTGTTTGAAGCAACGCCGTGACATACTGGCTGAGAAAAAGAGACTTGGTATTTGCAGCCGCTGTACCGAGCCTGTTGAACCCGGCAAGCAGGCGTGCAAAAAGCACCTGAAGATACGCAGAGACAAGAAACAGACCTACAAGCAACGGGGACTTTGTACTGACTGCGGGCTTAGGCAAGCACGACCTAACAAGGTGAAGTGCAAAATATGCAGTGACATCAATAAGAAGCTTCTGCGGGAAGGTCGTGACAAGCTCCGGCTAGAAACGTTTAAGGCTTACGGTGGCGCTTTCTGTTGCTGCTGTTACGACACGGAACTAACGGTTCTCACCCTCGATCACATCTTCAATAACGGGAATGCCCATCGACGGGAAATTGACAAGAAGGGCCGTGGCGGTGGCGCCAAGTTCTACAGCTACCTCCAGAAGCGCGGTTATCCCGACCGCGACAAGTACCAGGTTCTCTGCTTTTCCTGCAACGTAAGCAAATACCGTAATCACGGTTGTTGCCACCACGCTGCCTGGCCACCCGAAAAGCTTGAGGCTCTCCGGCGACTCCACCGGTGCATGGAATCGCCGGTGACCATAATCGAGCCGCGGCAGTATTGGAATACTGGCACGGCGTTTGCAGCTGCTTGCGACTCCATGGTGCTGCCGGACTATGCGACCGACAAGGAGCTGGTCCCTGCGATCTACGAACTAGCTGTTTCTTTCGACTTGTTCTGATAACCCTTAACAGTGTCCTCTCAAAGGCCTGCCAACAACTGGCAGGCCTTTTTTCGTCTAAATTTCTACCATTTATGTGGCATAAATAGATGAACCAACCCTACCCTCTTTCCAGGAGTCTCACATGAACGTTGGGCTGCCCAACAGTCGGAACGCCGAAAACATCGCGCTGGATTTCGTGCGATTCCTGGCCAGGGCGGAATACCCGCCGGCCATACCCAACCCAGCGATCCATGACAGTATTCAGCCGGGGCCGATCTACTGCGGCTCCGGCCTCGACATCGTCTGGTACCTCTTCTGCTTGGGGGACGAAGAGCCCTTCTGGATTCGTGACGACGTGCGTGTCGTCAGGGTAGGCAAGGATGCCTGCCTCAAGAACCTCCAGACGATTCCGCCCCCGCGACTGCACGCGGTGATCGCCAATGGCGGTACCACCGCGCTGACGTGGGCGCTGGCACGGTTGGCGTTCGCCACCGAGCCCCAGCCGCACGTCTACAACGTCCAGCAGGACGGGGTCACGGAACTGTCACCGTACCCGTCCTAACCCACTAGTTCGACAGGCCCTCCCCACCTCTTCGGGGAGGGCCTTAAATTTACTCATCATTTGCGGCATTATTCAATGGACTTGCTTACTCGCGTAAGCAGGCCCGCGGTTCTTTTAGGTAGGAGGTTTGGATGTACGCGAATACTGTGGCAGCGCGAAAGGTTGCAGGACTTTGTATCGAGACCGCTTGCGGAAGGCCGTGCGACGGCACAAAACTGAGGTGCAAGGAACATCTGGAAGCTGCGCGTAAACATGACAGGGCGCGCTACGCGGCAAGAAAGGCCGCTGGAAAATGCGTGCAGTGCGGCCGTCGTCCTGCAACGTCGGGTTATGTCCGGTGTGCAGTATGCCGTGTTAGTCACAACGCGATTGATGAAGAACACCGCCGTTACTGCAAAGAACAGCGCTTGTGTTCGCGCTGCCCGTGGGATCATCCCGAGCCAATCTGCGACGAAAGCGTGGTGTTCTGCGCGAAACACTTGCTCGAAGAAAAGGAGACAGGACAGCTGCGAGCCCGGCCCAGCAAACAACCACGCCACGAAACACGCAGCACGCACGCTCGCCCGCCCGAGGAGTACGTCGCCCCCGCGCGGATTGAGGTCGGTTCCACTTGTGAAGAGGAGCCATACCCACAGTATCCAGACGGTTACCTCAACAACCGCGGAAAGAGCATGACGCTGGGGCTGCGTCGCTGGGATGGTCGGCTGGGAACCAGAGGAGATGATGTCAACAGTGCCTCTTTTCCGATTGGAGACCATGAATGAGACAAAACTGTCGGACGCGTTACGAAGCTGGGCTGTGCATAATGGCCACCTGCGGAAAGCCGCGTGACGGTACCAGTCCGATGTGCAAAGAACACAACGAACAGAAGAAGTGCAAGGCCAGGGAACGATACGCCAGGCGAAAGGCTGCTGGTCTCTGTGCAACATGCAAGAAGCGGGCAACGCCGGGTTTCAGCAGATGTCGTGAGTGCCTTGATCGCAACATCGAAGAAGCGTTGAAGCACTACCACGACTGCATAGCTCGTGGCGTGTGCCCGCTGTGTCCGAGAGCTAACCCGAAACCACACTGTGCCGGTAGTAAGGTATACTGCGAGGCTCACTGGCAGAAAGTCAGGAAAGAGGACACACGTCGCCGTCGGCAAACGCGGCCCAGGATACGACATACCAGCCCTGCCGTGCTGGCTGAAGCCAGCACGCCTCACGAAGAGGGAATGTACCCCGAATACCCAACCGGCTACCTCAACCAGCCAGGTTTCGCTCTGCCCGGTCAGTGGGACGAACGACTGTTCCAAAGGAGGTGATGCCGGCTGACACTACCAACAATCCCGTTGCTACGAGGCCCTGCCGGGCACAAACCGGCAGGGCCTTTTCTCTTTCAAAAGGAGATCCCGATGCGTATTCTGTTTCTCGCTATCATCGTCCTGCTGCTCTCCGGCTGTGCCATGTCGCCTGAAGAGCGGCAAAAGTTCATGCGGGAAAACCCACCACAACTCGTTGGCGAGCAAGACGGCGTCAAGCTGTGGCACGCCCTGGTGCCACTCAAGTACGGCGGCACCCAGGACGTTTTCTTCACCACTCCGGGCGGTGCCACCAACTGGCGGGAAAAGCAAGGAAAGGTGTGGGTAGAGAAGGGCGTTCCCGGTACTCCGTAACCGGCTAAATTCCAATCACTTTGGTGGCATTCTTCAGTGGAGGATCCTTTCCCCACACAAGGAGGTTCGTATGGAGGCGAAGTTGATTGTGCCGTATCTCGACCGGGACGGTCGGGTACAGCACCTCATGAAGCGAGTGCCGCTTGCCCTGCGGCCGTGCTGTGGTTCAGAAGTAGCGCTGGAGCCTGAACAGCGAGACCGTTCGCCGATAGCCTGCGTCAAGGCTATCAAGTATGACTGCTGTGGCTGTCTCTTGATCTACTTCAACGTGGTAAAGCCTGGCTCCGGCTGGTTCGGGATCTCCCACGAGGCCTTCCAGAAGGCGATGGCTTCGTGGTCCCGGGTGGTCCTCGTGTGAGAAGTGAAGTGATCGGTTCTCCTCGTCAAAGCGACGAGGAGAGCCTTTTTTCTAGCTGTTAAAAAACGACAAGAGCGGTGGCATTATTAGATGACATGCCAAGTATATAACGTTTGTCGCAGTATGGTGGTGTCAGTAATTAGCTATCGGCAGGAGGACCATGAAAGCAACAGTATTCCAATACTTCGATCTTCACGCTGCCAGTCTGGACCGTCCTGTCGCAGCAGATTGGCTTGAGGATCAGGGCTGGTACCCCATTGAGGCGGCAGCATTGAGAGGCAAGCTAGACTTGCCTGCGGAACCACATTCCTGTGAAGAAACAGACCCTGACAGTATGGCTAGCGTGTATGCCTATCACGGCAATGGCGTTGGTGGCCTGGACGTGAATTTTAGCGGTGGTTGCGACCGGTCCATAATTGAACACAAAGGTGCCGTGTCTACAAACGGCATAAGCGGACAGCAAGGCGGCATTGCTGACGGAGCTCAAGGCTACGACATTTACGATGCCGATGATGATGCGGGAAATGCGGGCGATGAGACACCGGCCTGGCGTCCTGCGGCCGGCTGTTAGTGGTATTGAAATGAGGAGGAGAAATGATAGGCGAATTCGTCCTAATTAGAACGTACTCAGCTGGCGTACACATGGGTACGCTGGTCAGTTGTAATGGCACCGCGGTTTTGCTGGAAGCACCCGAGCTGCACATCAAAGACCCAAAGGAACGGGCCGCAGCGATGGCCAGGAATCCAGACAAGAAGGGGTGGCCCCGTCGGCTATGGCGGTGGCGTGGGGCAAACACTTTGCACGAGGTATCGCTATACGGTATCGAGCCTGGCTCACGCATCAGCGAGCCGATCGAGCAGATCCTGCTGACTCAGGCCATCGAGGTCCTGGTGCCCACGGAAAAGGCTCGGGAGACGTTGGAAGTTTCGGCATGGCCAGATTGATAGTATTCGAATACTTCGACCTTCATGCAGGCAGCATTGACTGGCCTATTGCTGCCGACTGGTTCGAGGACCGCTACCCTGACCCTGTTCAACCAGCGGCCTTGCGTATCGCTCTTTTTCTTCCAGATCATATCAAGATGGCCATCCAGCACCACGATGAACGGGCGAGTGGTTCGGCCTGTGGCGCCGGTACAGGAAACGGTCGCGGTCATGCGGCCGGACCTGCGGCCAGTGGTGGCACATACGCTTGGGCCAATTCTTGTGGTACGGGTGACGGTGCTGGCCACATAGGCCTGGCCGGGTATGTTTATGGCGGTGGTACAGGCGACGGCAGCTCAGAAGGTGCCGACGACTCTGATATCCCACCCGGAGCTTTTTAAGTAAGATGAGTTTCGTTCCTGTCCTATTTGGAGGGCCACATCATGCCGAAGACCAAGATCACTGACGACGACGTTCTGCACGTGCTGAACGAAGCCGGATTGGATGCCGAGGACATCACGGCCTTTCGGATGGCCCGGCACCTCCTGTCGCACGGCGTGCCGGCCTGCTGTGTGTATTACCACATGGCCCTGGACACGGAAGTGCCTTCCCCGTCCGCCGAGCTGATCAACGAGCTGATGGCTGACAGCGGGCTGCTGGGGGCCTATGCCAACTGTACATTGGCCTCGTTCGCCCACGCGAACCGAGCACGTATTCTGGCCAAGAAGGCCCACGTCAACCTGCGGTATGTGCCCTGCCCCGCCTGTGTGCTGACGCGCAAGTTCGTCCGTCTGCCAAAGGGTTGTGGCTGCTGTCTGGACCGGAAGAAGCATCCCGGCACTGACTGCGACCCGCCTCCTGACGACACGACGGAGAAGGCTTCGACAGAATGATCTGATTTGCGTGGTCCAGGGACGTCTGCCATAATGCTGGCAGACGTCCCTCTTACGGAGATTTGTGAATGAAGACCCTGAAGCTCTTCGGACTCGCCCTGCTTCTGGCGTTGATTCCGACCGTGAGTCGTGCAGGTTGTGGGTATGGCTACGGATACAGCTCGTATTACCCGAGCTACTCCTATTCCTACCCGAGTTACTCTTACCCAAGCTACTCTTACCCGAGTGTCTACTACCCGCCCTACGTTGCTTACCCAAGCTACTACCCGGCGACACTCGGCCAGCCACAACTCGGGCTTGGTGGCTTGAACAGTCTCGCCCAGCTTCAGCAACTTGCTGGGTTGGGAACCGCCGGAACTGACTTGCAGCAGTTGCAATTGATCCTTCAGCTCAAGCAGCTGTTGGGGCAGCAACAGACGACCCAGCAGCAAGTTCCGCCGGCGCCGGGTCCCATTCCTCAGCTGACTGCCGAGGAAGTTACTCGCCTGCGAGCCATCTTGCAGGGCGGGCTCAAGTGAACAAGTTGTTCACAGGTGAACAGGCTCAATATTGAGGAAGGAACCTCTCATGGCCGAACAGCAACAGCTCCAGTTTCCGCAGGCCGCGTACGAAGTCCTGGTCAACAAGGTCCACCGGCCTGTTTTCCTGGAGAAGCTGGCCGCCGAGTACAACATCATCCCGCAGTCGCCGCAGGACGAGTTCCAGTTGCTGGAGCTTGCCGGCCTCTTGCGGGAAGCCCGCGAGTCACAGACCGTCAAGACGGCTGCGGCCGGTGGCGGCAACAACTTCCTGACGGAAGCTACTGACAGCCTCAAGGGCGCCTTGTCGCAGCTTGGCTATGGCCAGGTTCCGACTTTCCGTGACCGGCTGATCAAGCAGGCCGCGGCTGGGCTGTCGCAAGATCCCGAGGTCGTCAGGGCCGTCGAGGAGTTCGGTAGCTACTGGGGCAAGGTGGCCGAGCAGAACGGCTAATTGCCGCTTCGCTAATCTTTTTTTACATGTGACCACGGAGGGTTCTCCACATGGCTGGTCTGTATACAACCGTCAAGAACCTCATGGGTGTGGACCACGTTTTTGGCTACATTCCGCCCCACGGCAAGAAGCTGCTCGCCAACGCGGCCTACACTTTGCCGGGCGATCTGCTCAGCCACACGTTGTTCGGTCGCACCAGCAATTTCAGCCGCATGCGCTTCAAGTCGCTGGAACGTGACTTGTATCGTGGCCGGCTGGCTGTCGAGAGCACGCCCGCGCCGATCTTCTTCGATGCGGCTGCGCCAACGGCCCTCACAGCTGCCAGCGGTGCCCCGACACTCGGTACAGCTGGCGGCACCACCTGGACTGGCACAACCGGCAGCTACTACTTCGTCTACACCTACCTGAACGCGTACGGTGAAACGACGATTGGTTCGAGCCGCACCGCTGCCACCACACTGACCAACGGCACAACCAAGGAACAGATCACCATCCCGACGAAGACAGGCGCTACCAGCGCCAACGTCTACGCCAGCACCACAAGCGGTTCCGAGGTGTTCTTGCAGAACATCGCTTCGGCCAGCTTCGGCTCTGCTGTGGACATCGTGGCCAACTTCCCGAGCGGCACGGCGTTGCCAAGCTCCAACACAGCGACACTGCCTGCTCCGACTCTGATCCCGGCGGTCAACGTCACAGGTGGTGGTGCCACAGGCGGCTCGCTTCAGTCCGGTGCGTACTTTGCCAAGTACACCTGGACCAACGCCAATGGCGAGACCACGGTTTCGCCCGAGACGCTCCAGTTCACCGTCGCCACCGGCAACATCCCTGCACTGACTTTGCAGCCGGCGCCTAACGGTGCGACCGGTGTCAACATCTACCTCACCGCGGCTGCTGGTGGAACAGGTACAGAAACCCTCTACGACAGTGTGCCGATCCCGGCTGGTGGCCTTGCCAGCAACCTGGCCGGCTACTTGCAGCCGGGTATTGGTGGTTCGGGTTCCAACCCGGAGACGCCACTCTCGCTGTATCTCTTCCAGAAGGCCCAGGCGACTGGCGCCTCCATGCCTGGTGCCAATACGGCGGTGGTTTCGGCTCCGACTGTCACACCGGTCGTGACAGTTCTGGCGTCTGGTGTGCCCGGCGTGACGCCGCCACTGAGCAACCTCGCACCTTACCTTGCCCCTGGTATGCAGGGCGATGTGTGGTTCGGGGCGCAACAGTACAACGGTCAGCTTCAGCCTGGTACATACTACGCCAAGTTCACCTACGTCAACGCTGGTGGTGAGACCACTCCGTCCCCAGAGTCCAGCCCGTTCACTGTCGTGGCCGGGCAGATTCCGGTGATGCAGCTGGTGCCACCGGGCCGATCGCCGGAAGGGTTGGCCCTATTCCCGCCTGGTGTGACCAGTGTGAACGTGTACCTGACAGCTGCTGGCGGTGGCGCTGGCAACGAGACGCTTTACCTGAGCGGTGTCACTGCGGCTTTCGCCCTGCTGACCATTCCGACCGGTAACGTATCGTGGCCGACAACCAACACGACTGGTGGCCACTCCGTTCGAACGATTCGCGTGAATGCCGATACTCTCGGCACCCTTGACCCGGCCTGGGGTGCCTACCGCGGGCCGGCGTGAACGAAGCTCCTGTTCTCCCTCTCGGCCGGCCCCTGTTCTGCAGGGGCCGGTTTTTTTAGCACTCACATGCTGCCACTGAACTACGCGCTTGCATTGGCTTTACTGACAGCCGGCGGGCCGGACGAAGGCCCACTGGACTGCAAGGGCTACGGCACCCTTCTGCCTACGCTGCAAGACGTGGCGGTTTCGATCGAGGTTCTCGACAAACGTGAGCTACGCTACTGGCTAGCCAAGTACGAAGAACTGCCTCTTGACCTGCGCAACATACGGAAGCGCTGTCGGGAGCTAGGAGACGCACCGCCTCTGGCAGAACACTGGCGTTTTCCTACCCGCGAGCTCCTGATCGAACAGAAAGGTTTCAACCGGGAATGCCACGCGTATCTCGAAGGGCAGCGGGAGATGGACTTCTTGCGACCGGGCTGGTACGTGGAACGGCTAGCAGAATTGGACAGGCTCTTACTGATATATGACAAGGCGACGGACGTGAAGACCGAGTATTACTATACTACGGTCAGGCGAGGCGCCCTGAAAGATCTCCGCGAGCTGCTAGGCTGGAAGCGCTACAGCGAGGGAACGTTACCGCCTTGCGTGCCTGTGAACCTGTTTAGGGTGGCCAACTGACCTGTTGATTTGTAGCGTCGTCCTGGCCTTGTTATAGTCAAGGTGGACATCGTAGCTGGCTCATAAACGGGCAAAGGACTGCACCATGAGCATTATCCTCACCGCACTTCTGGTCGTTGTGTTCCTGCTGTTGCTTGATCTCAACAAGCTCATCATGGTGCCTTCGGCCGGTGGCGTGGAGTTGCTGAAGCGGCAGCTCTATGGCCGCGGCGGCACCATTACAGCCGCCACCAACGCCAGCCCCACGGTCATCACCAGCACTTCCCACGGCCTGTCTAACGGTGATGCCGTCTACATCGCGGGTGCGACAGGCAACACGAACATCAACGGCGGTCCCTTTGTGGTCAACAACGTGGCCACAAACACTTTCCAGATCGCCACGATTTCAGGCACCACCCTTACCCTGGTCAACGGTAACGGCACGTTCGGCGGCACCTGCTACTGGTCGCTCGCCAACATGGAAAACTGTGCCCTGAAGCTTTACTCCAGCAACACCACCCCGGCTGAGGGTGACACAGCTGGTACGTACACCGAAGTGGCCAACGGCTCCGGCTACACGACCGGCGGCGTTACGCTCAACAGCGTTACCCAGGCGACCGGTCAGTCCGGCTGGACAGTGCCGGCCACAGTGGGTTCAGGCGGTACTGGTGCCTGGGGCACAGGTCTTGGCACTGGTTCGACAAACGTGCCGGAAAGCACGTACAACCAGCAAACCTGGTCCTGGACCGGCAACGTGACAGCGTACGGTTACTTCGTGGTCGGAGGCACTTCGACGACAATCTGGTGGAGCGAGCGGTTTGCCAACCCGCCAAAAAACTTCGGGTCGGGCGATACACTCCAGCTAACGCCGAGGTTGGGCTTGACGCACGCTTGACAGAATTCTACGTTATCTGTAAATTAGCTCCTGATGGTAACTTAATCAGGAGCTAATTATGACAGAGACATGGAAATCGCCGTTGGGTAAACGACCGAGAACTTACAGTCCAGAATTCGAGCAAACAGTTTTACAAGCGTTCCGCGAGGGAAAATCCGCTTCAGATATCGGTCGCGAAACAAATAAGCCGGCTTACTTGATTCGGCTCATTCTGCAACGGTTTGGACTTAAAGCATCCGTGAATCAGCGGAGAGGACCACAAGGAAAACCACCAGAGACCCAACAAGCTATCGTGGTTTTTTATCAGGAGCCTCATACGATTCACGCAACAATGGAGCGCTTTGGCATGTCATATGGAGGTATTCGCAAGATACTGTCCAAAAATAATGCGCTTCGTGGTGATGAGGGTCGCCGAGCTTTTAGTCCAGACGAAGTAGCTGAAATGAAAAGGCTGTTTCTGGCTGGCACGTCGCTCTGTGAAATAGCTGAGCAATTCCACACATGCGCACGAACAACGGAACGCTGGCTACACGAGAACGGTGTTGAACTTCCGGTTAAAAAGGATCAGCGACGTACAGAATTAGCCGAAGGGGTGGCCGAGGCAATCAAAGCATTGTGGGCTGACGGCAATAACACCGGTACGATCGCAGAAGCGTGTGGATTGAAACGAGGAGCGGTGATCTGGTTTATACGACGCGAGGGATTGAGTCGTCCACGTAAAGATGGCCGTATTTTCCATCGCAGAGATGGTTATTGGTACATTCTTGTTCGCGCGGACGATCCTATGCACGCTATGGCTAATACCAATAGCTATGTCCTTGAACACCGCCTCGTCGTGGCCCGCCACCTCGGCCGTCCGCTGACCCGGCACGAAACCGTTCACCACATCAACGGTGACAAGAACGACAACCGGCTGGACAACCTCCAGCTTCGCCACGGCAACCATGGGACTGGAATCGTTCTCCAGTGTCGCTGCTGTGGCTCAACCGATATCACCGAACGACCTTTGGCCGTCAGTGAACTTAAACCAGGAGATTGATTCATGAAGGATTCTCTCGGCCTCGAAGCTCCAGTGCAGCCGGCTCCCCGGCTTCGTCCTCGCTCGTTCGTCAAGCTTCAGCTCAAGGACAAAGCGAAGCAGAAGTACTTTACGGAGCAGGGCGCACACACTGCCCGTGACGGCTCCCTCGTTGCGATCTTCTATGGCGGCTTTACTTCCACCGCCATCGAGGTCACCCGTCAGGACGGGACCAAGGAGACACATAGCAGCGAGTGGATTCCTGAACACTTCCAGCTCATTCGGGCCAATGGGACCAACCTCTCGTTGCCTGTGCTGGAGGAGAAGCTCGGGCACTGGGTGATCCAGGACATCAACTTCCTGCCTCACACCAAGGACGGTGCTCCCAACCCGAACATCGTGTCCTGGGCGCCTGTCAATGATGCCCGGGACCTGCCGCCTGGCCGGATCGTCCATCCTCAGTGGCTTGAGGCACTTCACAATGCCGACAAGAAACCAGGCGAGGAAGGGCACCGGCTGACCGACGCACAACACACGGAACACGCAGCCGGCCTGACGCCTGCCCAGTTCATGGCCAAGGCCGCGAAGTTCGTGCCTCACCCAGCAGCGGAAGCTGCTTTGACCGCGAAGGACTGAACGTTGAAGCTAGGGAGGGCTTACCCATGGCCGTGCGTCTGTCAGATACGGAAAAGCTGCTTGCCGTGATGTGGCGGTCCAAGATGGAGGCCGCCAATATCCCTCTCGATCCAGCTCACCGCAATCCCAGCCAGCTGCAAGCCTCTGTATTCATGCTGTGGACTGCCCGAATGGAAATGGCAGTGGACGGGCAGACAGTAGACTACAGGATCTTGCAAGAGTGGATTCATCCAGCCTCGGGTCCGCCGGGTTCACTCGCGCCGCCAGTGTCAGCAGACGTCCTTGCCGCTTCTGGGCCGACGCCCATCACGTTCTCGATCGCTCCCGCTGCGCGTTCAGGCGCCTTTGGCTCGTCCGTTGTGACGCATCCGGGCGGTGCTTACACCCGGCTCTACTGGGAACTCAACCTGCCGACGGTCACGGACTACGTCAATCCGGCGAACCAGATTGTCATGAACTTCATCGTCAATGGCAATCCAAGCCAGATCATCTGGCAAGGAAACGACGGCAACGTACCTCCTTTCGCAATGGAGTACGACATCAGCCGTTACGGCGCCGGCACGACGTTCCAGATAACAGGCAGCCTGAACAATACAATGAACATGGGCATAGCGAACGGTAAGCTATCGTGACATGGCCACTATTGCCTATGTTACCGGTCAGACAACCGGAACCTCAGCGGCCAGTGCCGCGTCTGTTCAGACATTGGGGATGCCCAATCCCCCGACGGTGGGCAATGTAGTAGTCGCCTTTTGTGCTGCATCAGCAGGCGCTGCTGCTGTTTATTCGGTTACTGACAACGCCTCTCCTCCCAACACTTTCAATCTGCTGGGCTCATTCGCCTCTTCCAGCAACCGTGACTCGCTAATCTACGCCGCCTACATTGCCACCAGTACAGTCGGCGCCAACTCCTACAAAGTAACCTTCAGTGAAACAGGCGGCTCTGGTCCTGGCCTACGAGTCTCTGCGCTTGAGTTCTCTGGGGTGAAAATATCAGGTTCTGCGCCCGTACAGGACGGTAGCTCCGTGGGCGCTACTGGTACAAGTTCCGCTCCTGCACCAGGCAACATGACAGTCAGTGCCGGAGACCTGGTGTTGGGCGTTTCGATCAACAGCTCGGGAACCTATACGGGTCCAACCGGCTGGACCCAGGCGATGAATACTAGCACGAACCCGGCTAGTGACGGGGAATACATCATCAATCCGGCCTCGCCCACGAATCCTACATGGGGTTTGAGTGGTAGCTTCAGCTGGTCGGCGGTACAGGCGGCTCTTCTTGCGGCCCCGAGCGTCGTTACTATAGGCGGTACGGGAGGTTCAGTAACAGGCAGCGATTCCAGCGGCACCTATGTCCCAACGTTGTCGGGTGGTTCCGTTGGTGGCAGCAGCCCTGCAGTTCCTGCCACTTACAACCCAGCACCTTCAGGCGGAGCGATAGACGGCTCTGACGGTTCACCTATCGACGTCCCGGGAATCAAAGGCGGAACCCTGGACGGGTCTGGCATAGGAGCCACAGCCACTTACACTCCGGCTCCATCAGGGGGTGACATAGTTGGTACCACCGCAAACGTGCCCAACGCTGCTGCTAGTGTTACGTTGCTGGGCCATACAACCGCTACCAACGCTAGTGCCACATCGCTTATCGTCAACCGTCCAACAGGCGCGACCGTAGCTGGCAACATTTTGCGAGCCACGTTTGCATCTGGTACAACTAACGGCTTCACACCCGGTACGCCAAGTGGCTGGACTCGGGTGATAGCTAACAACCTGGACTCCAACAATTACCTGTACGTTTTCGAGAAGGTTACGGGCGCCTCGGAGCCCACAACATACACCTTTACCCAAGGTGGCGCTAACGACAATATGGCCGTGATCCTGGCGTGCTACGGCGGAGCTGCCAGTATATCGGAAGCCCAGGCGACCAATAACTCAGGGCTCCCTGGTGTTACGCCAACGGCCAATAGCGTAACCACGTTAGGTACGAATCGTCTCCTGTGTAGTGACTTCCTTGCCGACGGTGCCACGACCATCAGTCCACAAGGCTCAATGACCAGCGTTGCTGGCACCATAGCTGTAGGTGCTATCTCACTCAACTGTGCCTATGAAACCGTGGCAGCTTCTGGCAGTACAGGTACACGCACGGCCAGCTACAGTCCCATAAAGACCTGGGCCACTTCGGCAGACGCTCTTCCTCCCGGTGGTGGAACAACCGGTACTCAGGCCATCTACAATCCGCCTCCTTCGGGCGGTACGGTTGATGGCAGCCAGGCCAGTCCAGCCTGGACTGATACTCCAGTTCCTTCGGGTGGTGACATAGTTGGCACCACTGTCGGCACGCAGGCCACCTACAATCCTGCTCCTTCAGGCGGTTCGCTTGATGGCAGCAAAGCCAGCCCAGCCTGGACTGACACTCAGACTCCGTCTGGCGGGTCGCTAACCGGCACTACCGCTAACGTTCCCACTGTTCCCACTCCAGCTCTACGTAGCTCTTCGACGCAACACGGGAGTGCTACTTCTCTCACCGTTAACAAACCGGCAGGCACACAGTCCGGCGACTTGTTGAGAGCTGTCGTATCGGTGAGTCAAGTAGGTGGTAGCTTCCCAGCCACGCCAACTGGTTGGTCAGTTGACGTCTCTACCCAAGACTATGTCGGGAACACCTACACCACAGCTTTCTGGAAGATAGCCGGATCAAGTGAACCTAGCACGTACACGTTCACTCAGCCAGGTGTGGCAGACCACATGATGGTCATCCTGGCCGCCTATACTGGCATTTCGGCTGGGCCAGAAGCTCACGTTGGCAACTACAACATTGCCAGTACAACAACTGCCACGGCAAACGGTGTCACTACGCTGGGTGCATACCGGCTGCTTTGCTGCGACTTCATGCCCACTACAGCAGTCTCCATAACACCACAAGCTTCCATGACCAGTGTGGCGGGCACGGTCACGGAAGGTTACGCAATGAACTGTGCCTTCGAGATCGTGCCGGCAACGGGGGTTACTGGAAGCCGTACAGCCACACTCGGCTCAGCTTCGTCTAGCTCTGAAATCTCAAGTGCCTTCCCGCCCACCGGAGTTCCTTCGACTGGTACTCAGGCTACTTACAACCCAGCACCTGCTGGCGGCACGATCGATGGCAGTCAGGCCAGTCCGGCTGGAACGGACATTCAAACGCCGACTGGTGGAGACGTGATTGGCACTGTTGCCGACACTCCAACCATCTACAACCCGCCTCCTTCCGGCGGCTCACTTGATGGCAGCCAGGCCGATATAGCCAAGACCACTACGCCAGTACCGGCTGGTGGCACTCTTGATGGCTCACAAGCCGACGTATCTAGCAGCTACGTGCCGACAGCAACCGGCGGCAGTTTGACAGGGTCTCAGGAAACATTGACCTTGCTGCCAGCACCGCAAGGGGGCAGCTCTGTTAGCTCACAAGCCAATACACCCAGCAGTTACGTACCAAAAGCTACTGGCGGTGGTTTGGAAGGAAGCGAAGCTGGCGTTGGTTCTGTTCCTCCAGTAATAGCTAGTGGCGGCAGTTTGGCTGGGTCTCAGGCAGCGACAACCTTGCTTCCAACGCTACAAGGTGGCGACCTTGCTGGAAGCCAGGCTGACGTGTCCAGCATTCCGCTGGTAACAGCTACCGGTGGTAGCCTGACAGGTTCTCAAGCACCACCGACTTTGCTTCCTGCACCGCAAGGTGGTAGTGCTGTCGGCAGCCAGGCCAACACAACCGGTACTTTGATAACACCCTCTGGCGGTGGTGTGGAAGGTTCCCAGGCTGACGAATCGAGTACTGCTCCTCCAGTCGTGGCTGTCGGCGGTAGTTTGACGGGGTCTCAAGGAACGATAACCTTGTTTCCGCCAACGCAAGGTGGAGAACTTGCTGGAAGCCAGGCTGGCGCTTTGACAACTGTTCCAACAACAGGCGGAACTGCAGAGGGTAGCACTGCGGCCGGTACGACAACTACGCCCACTGCAACGGGCGGCGGCCTTGACGGCTCACAAGCAGACAGTGGCCCGATTACAGCCCCTATCGCGACAGGTGGCACTTCTGCTGGAAGTACAACAGCTCCAGGCACGGTTCCTGGAATATCAGGCGGTACGGTGGCTGGCAGCGTGGCTCAGCAGCTGCAAACGGCCAATCCACCACCTACCGGTGGAACAATAGCCGGCTCCTACGCCGATGCTGGTAGACCGGCCATCTACGTCATACCCATAGGCGGCACGATCACTGGCGCAATGAGTAGTCCAGCGGCCACTTATCCGTTGTCGGCCAAGGGAGGCGCTGTAACTGGTGGTACCGCTACTTCACCTTCTACCTTCGTGTCGAGGCCTACTGGTGGCGGGCTAACCAGCGGAATCAGTGACTGGATAATCATCAGAGTGAGCTTCCCCGAGGGTGGTTCGCTTGTCGGTAGTACGGCGAACGCCATCTCGGAGATTATTGCGGCCGGTGGAGGCGGTGGACTTACTGGCGGACAGGCCAGCTCCTTCCTGGTCGTGCAAGCTCACGGTGGTACGCTAGAGGGTGGTATTGTCACCCCGATCTTGCTGGTCACTCCACACGGAGGAAGCGTAGACGGCTCGCGAGTGGTAACGCACGGCCTGGTAATCATGCCAACTCGCGGTGGAAGCATAGTGGGCGGTCTGATGATGGTCATGATTCCGCCGCGCGGTACAGGCGCTGGAATTTTTATGGCCCCGGTAGAGTCCGTCTTCACATGAGGCGGCCATGCAGCTGATCAAAACTGTCACGCCGAACGTGAACATCAGCGCTGAAGCGCAGGTGCTGCTCTACACCTACACGGGCAGCGATCCGGTGGAGGTCATTGCTCGCGTTGATCTCGGTGACTCCATCAAGCCCATCATCGGTGGCGGCAGTTACGTGGTGAACTTCTACGTCAACAACGTTCTGCTGACCCCGGTCACGGTAGATCAGGTGCCGTCAGGACAGACACGGACGATCCTGGTCAGCCGGCCGGTCCCGCTTTACACCAGCGACACGGTCTCCTTGACAGTGGTTGGGCAACCGGCTGACACGTCGGTGAACATAACGGCCAGCCTGCGTACCTCGACACCGTTGCAGATAACCGATGTCTACGGCACCGGTCCTACGGCCGTGGACCAGAACTACGGTGGCCCCAATACCCTGGCTTACCAGACTTCGACGGGTGGTGGGATCGTCGGCGCAACGGTGCTGGCCTACCTGACTACCGACTACAATGCCGGGCGTCGTGGACAAGCGTACGCACAAGGGCGCACCGTTACGATTGCTGGCGGAGCCTGGCAGGAACCGATTTACCTGACGCCTGGCGCTGGCGGTGGCGGCGCCGGCAACTACACGCTCGTGTACTACCTGCAGAACCAGTACGGCACGGACACGATAACCATCACGGTCTGACCAGGAGGCACCATGCCCGTAATCGGCACCCCGGTACAGACGCCGACCATTCCTGGTCAAGGCACTGGGCTTGGTCAATTGACCATCGTCCCCACCTTGACGCAGGTCGAAGGTTCGTCCGTTCCCGCCAAGATCCAGGGCATTCAAGTTGTCCAGGGACAGCTCGCGACTGTTTCCTGGACGATGAAGGACCGCAATGGCGATCCGGTCGATCTGACCAACGTCAGCGGCGGCACAGTCAATCTGATCATCCGCGAGTCCATGTCGCTGGACGGCCAGGTAGACGCCGGTACGCTTCTTGTGGGCAGCATCGTCAACGCCACGGCCGGGCAGGTTCAGGCCACGCTCACCGCTGACGTGACCTACGCTCCTGGCATTTCAGTGGCCGAGTTCGGGATCTTCCTGAACAACGCACTCGTCTTCACGAACTGGTTTTACCTGATCGTTGAGCCCAGCCAGTCCGGCTTCCTGCTTGGCGAGCGGCTGACCATGCAAGGGCCGCCGAGCATGGCCGAGATCCGGTTGCATCTGCGGGACGTGGACCCAGGCGGGAACCTGTGGATGGGTACCTACGAGTGGGATCTGGCAGAGATTGCAGCCTGCATCGTCCGACCTATCCAGCAGTTCAACGAGGCACCGCCGCCCATAACCAGGACGTACACCACGGCAACCTTCCCGTGGCGGCACAACTGGCTGAACGCTATCTGCGGCAACCTCATGCGAATCTCGGCCGACTGGTACCGGCGTGTCCATTTGCCTTACCAGGGCGGCGGGTTGGCCATCGATGACAAAAATAAGTTCCAGCAGTACGACGCGAGAGGGAAAGAATTGCAGGATGAGTGGAAGACGTGGACCCAGTGGAAACGAGTGCAGCTCAATGCTGACGAGGCATATCAGACAATGGGGAGCAGCTATAGTAATTTTGGCTGGTACTGAGCCATGGCCTGAATATTGGAATACTCATGCCGGCGTCACCGTTCGTACCCTACAATCCGATCACGCGTGTAGTCGTGGACTACTCGATGCGTGGCAAGGCCACGATCTCGTGGGAGCTCTGTCCACACTTCTTCGAAACGGAGCCGTGGTCCTTCCAGGTGCAGGTCGCCGACAGCCAGCTTCCTACGGCCGCCTGGACCAACGTCGGTAACCCTGTGGTCGGCACGTTGACCACATCCATACAGGACACCACGCTCCGTCTGCCGGCCGGCAAGGAGCCGCAGCTCTTCTACCGTGTCGTTGTCACAACCAGCACACCGAACACATACATCTCCCCGGTAGCCAACGTGCTTGGCGATCTGCCGAAGTTCCTGTGGCTGAAGTACCAGGAGCTGCTCCGCAAGGAACTGCTTATGTTGTCCCGCCATCACGTCGGCGGCAACGAGGGCATCCTGCTGCGAGCCAAGCGCTCGGGGCAGCCGTGTACTGCCTGCACCGATCCCAACACCGAGGAGCAGACGGACGCACAGTGCCCCACCTGCTTCGGCCAGCGTTTCGTCGGTGGTTACTACCAGGCACAGGCCAAGGTATATTTCGACAACCAGCCGTTGAGTCGTTACCAGCTCCTTGACCTGCAAAATCGTGGCAACGTCAACGACGCAACGGTCTTCATGGGTCGCAGTGCCGGCTATCCGCTTCTGAGCACCTACGACATCTGGATCGACAAGACGTCTGACATCCGCTACTTCATCCACAAGGTGGACACGTTGTACCATGTACGTATGGTGCCTGTTGCACACCAGATATCGTTGAAGCTGATCCCGTTCGACTCGATCATCTATCTGTTCCCAACCTCATGAGGCGGCCATGGACAAACCCGCCAGAGACGTGCGAGCCGACGAAGCTGTCAAGAACCCATTCATCCGCAAGATCAAGGACCTTGGTGAGTTTGTCCCTGACCAGAACGCCATCGACGTGGCGGCATCGACGGATGAGGGGGCCGTGGTGTCAGCCTTGCGACGGAAGCTCAGGGTCGGCGAGGACGTCCGGTAATGGTCTATCCGCAGTTCGACAGCAACTGGGTCAGTCTGCTCTGTACTGCCGGCCCTCGCCCACTCATTACTACGGGTTGGTTACGCCTGTGGCTGACCGGCCACTTTCAACTGGCCAACCTGGAGGATCAGTCCCAGGCCGTCCAGCACATGCTCTGGACCCCGGTCTCCACGACCGGGATCATGATCGAGAGCATTACGCGCTGGCTTCCGGAGATGACCGAAAAACGCCCGGCGGTTATTATCAAGAGGAACCCCTGGAAGAGGATTCGGCTGGGCATCGGCGACAAAATGCTGGGCCTGACGGAACTCGATGGGCAGGGTGTATACGCCAACGCCTGGCAAGGCAGTCACACGTTATTCTGTATCACAGGGAAAGGCGCTGAGACCGAACTGCTGGCAGCCGAAGTCTACCGGGAGATGAATGAGTTTGGCCCGGTCTTCCGCGAAGTTCTCGACCTGTTGCGGTTCGAAGTCTCAGAAGTCGGCGACCTGATGATACTGGACGAAGCAAGGCAGAATTTCGTTGTCCCGATCGTTGTTGCCTATGCATTCGTCGAAGGCTGGCGTATCAGGCGGGAAGTGCCGGTACTCAAGACGGCGTCGGTTACTTTACTGACGCCTTGACAAGTCAACGGGACACGGAGGTCCGATAAATGCCTTCCCTCGTTCTGGACCAGGCCACGGTCTTCAAGGAGTTCACCGACAACATCCCGGTGGATATCTACGGCTCGTTGCGAAGCCATGTTTGCGGCGGCCACGCGGCACTGCACCGCTACAAAGCACCAGCTGAAAAGCCGACGATCGCGCTGGGTGCCTACAACTCGGTTCAAAACCAGGCCTACGCCTGGCCCGGTCTCGTCTCGCCGACGTCCGTCATCGACCTGTCCTACTTCCAGCTCTTCATCGACAACGCGTACCTCCAGTACTACCAGGACCTGATCGGTAGCGGCGACACCATCGCACCGGTTACCAACTTCCCCAATCGCATCCGGGCTCTGGCTACCAACTGGGTGGCCAATGGTACTTCGTACCCGCGTGCTGCCGGTCTGTTTGACCGCGACGTTCGCATCGGTGACTGGATCTACTTGTCGGGCGGTGGTGACACACTCTGGACTTCGGTTGCCTCGATCCTGCCAGACTCCCTCTCCGGTACAGTCGGCTCGGCTTCTGGCGACCCCGGCAACTACGGCAGCCAATCTGCCAGCACTACCTCGTCGCAGACTGGCGGTTCGAGCAACTACATCAGTCTGTCGTCAATCACGGGGACCTATTACGACGGTTCGCCTACAGGAGACCTGTCTGAAACCTACACCCTGGTCGTGACAACGGCTTCGACTGGTGGTGATGCGACGCTGGCTCGCTTCAGCGTGGCTAGCGCCTCTGGTCGAGACAATGTTGCGTCGGTGCAGCCGGCTGCCTTTGGCACCGCCTTCGCCGTAGGCACTCGTGGGCTGCGGATCACGTTCACCAACACGAACACCGGCAACCCGCTAACCGGTGGTGCTACCCCGATCGACTTCATCGTCGGACAGACCTGGCAGGTTACCGTTCTACAGGCCTGGACGCCACCAAACGCTACCAGCGGTGGAAGCTACATCGGAACCGCCAACCAGAAGTACATCGTGACCGTGACTCGCGGTGGACTTTACCAGGTCCAGCTGCCTATCACGGCACCAACAGCGACGCCTACCGTCAGCCCAACCGGCGGCGGACCAACCGGCGGTAACTTGCAGGCTGGCACCTATTACGTCAAGTACACCTACGTCAACGCAATCGGTGAGACGACGCCCAGCCCGGAGTCCACACAGTTCACGGTTGCTACGGGCAACGTGCCACAAGTTACCTTGCCGGCGCTGCCGACAGGCGTGACGAGCATCAACCTGTATCTGACACCGACCAACGGTGCTTCGGGTACTGAGGTGCTTTACGCGACAAGCATCACGACAACGACCTACAATCTTTCGGCCGCTGTCACACAGCAGCCGCCAACCAGCAACAACGCAATTGGTGTGGAGTCTGCACCAACGGTTGTGCCGACGGTCAATCCTACTGGTGGTGGTGCCACTGGCGGCGCCTTGCAGGCTGGCGTTTTCTACCTGAAGTACACCTATGTCAATGCGAACGGTGAAACCGCTCCAAGTCCTGAGTCGGCTGCGTTCACAGTGGCTTCTACCAACCAGCCACAGGTCACTTTGCCAGCTCTCCCAGCTGGTGTGACGAGCATTTCGCTCTACATCACGCCTCCGGGTGGTGCTTCTGGCGGTGAATGCATCCGGTACGCAACGGGTATTACAACCACGACGTACACCATGGCGACGGCTTCTATCAAGCTGCCGCCTACAACGAACACCACATCCCCGTCTGTGACCAACCCGGCCTTTACGCCAACAGTCAGCGCGTCGGGTGGTGGTTCGTCCGGCGGCAAACTGCCGGCCGGTGTGTACTACCTGAAGGTGACCTACACCGGAACGTCCGGTGAAACCCTTCCTGGGCCTGAATCCGCCTCGTTCACAGTCGTTGCTGGCGGCGTGCCACAGATCACCAATGTCCCAACAGCGGCACCGACCAACGCGACCGGCTTCAATGTTTACCTGACGCCGGTTGGCAGTGCTTCCGGTTCCGAAGTCCTGTATTCCACCGCCAACGCTTTCCCGGGTGGTGGAACGTACAACCTGTCCACTGCCTTCCCAACTACGGCAGGCTCGCCGCCTGGCTCCAATACGACCAATCCGGCCGTCTCCAATCCGGCGACGACACCTACTGTCAACGTCACAGGCGGTGGTGCGAGTGGAGGTTTGCTGCCACCTGGTGCGTACTACGTCAAGTACACATACTCAGGCAAGGGTGGTGAGACTCAGGCAAGTTCGGAGTCCACACTCTTCACCGTTGCTGCCGGCAACATTCCGCAGGTCACTCTGCCGTCATTGCCGACCAACGTAACGGCCATCAACCTGTACCTCACTCCTACAGGTGGTGCTTCCGGCAGTGAAATCTTGTATGCCCAGGGCATCACCACGGTGACCTACAACCTGGCGCTACCACTGCCGGTACAGACGCCACCGCCAGGGCCCAACACGGCGGCCACATTCTCGCTGAGCAATCCGTCTATTGCCCCAACGGTCAACGCGACAGGTGGTGGGACGACAGGCGGCAACCTCACTGCCGGTTCCTATCGACTGGACTACACCTGGGTTGGTGGAGTCAGCGGCGAGACGCTTAGCAGCGTAGAAGCGGCCTTCACGATCGGCGCCGGTAACATTCCCCAGGTCACCATTCCCAGCCTGCCAAACGGTGTGTCTGGGGCCAACATCTACTTGACCCAGCCGGGTGGTGCGGCTGGCTCGGAGACCAAGTTCCCGTCTGCGGTCAACCAGGCCGGGCCAACCATCAACCTGAACGCTTCTTCGACAAGCGGGTTGGTCGGCCGGCCGCCGACCACTACCACAGCCACGGCACTCGGTGCGAACCCCAGCCCACCGCAAGTGACAGTGACGACCAGCTCGGGGCTGGATTCGTCTGGGCCGACGAATGTCACCGCAGCGACGACGAACGTTTCGATCGGCACGGAAGGCGTCTTGATGCAGTGGAGTGGTAATGGGCTTCGCAAGAGCGATCTTTACACACTCCAGGCCACTGAAGTCGCTCAAGGGCCGTTCCGCACGCTGGTACTGACCAACAACATGTCGGCGGCCATGCAGGGTGCCAGCGACCTGTCTGTTACCTTGTACATCAAGGAGAACATGACGGTCCCGCAGCAGCGACTGTCGTCGCCGCCCAACCTGAACTGGACGGTTACCCAGGCTGCCATCACTGTTAACTCCGGGCTGACTGCCTACAACCCGACGCTGACCAACGGCGGCGTGCCTTTCTCGGTGCCGGTCGTCTCTGGCCTGGACACCGTGATGTACGCCAACTACCGCGAATGGTTGATGACTTACGCACAGGTGCTGACGCCCGTCAGCGTGCCTGTCAGCAGCGACCCGCTGACCGTTGCGACCACAGCGCTGGGTACGGTGGACCCGGACAACCCGCTGGCCTACGGCGTCTACAAGGCCTTGCTGAATTGCAATGGCACCCTACTGTACTTCAGCGCTTCTGGAGACCCCACGGTCGAGGCCAACTGGGCTGGCTGTCTGGCGATCCTGGCTGGCCTGAAGAACATCCGTCACCTGGTGCCACTGACAGCCAACCAGGCTGTGCTGACCGCTTACCAGCAGCACATCGATACGCAGTCGGACGACAACGTCGGTGGCGAGTGGCGGTTCGGCCTGTTCAATCTGAAGGCCCAGACATCGATCCCGGTCGTCTTCGGACCACCGACCTCGACGACGCTCAACCTTACGCCTACGACGTCGGACGGCAATGCGGCCAACGCCACGATTGCCAACAATCCGTTGCTCACCGGTACCAACTACACGTACGTTGCTTGCACGACCCGCAACGGCAAGTTCGTGACCAACGGCGTGCAGCCTGGCGACGTGATGAGGTTCCTGTTCACTCAGGATGCCTTCGGCAATCCATCCTGGACTTCGTTTACCGTCCTGTCGGTTGTCAACGAGGACACGCTCACACTGGCGGCCGGGCCTAACGCGGCTGTCAGTACGGCGCAGCGGTTCGAGATCTGGCGTAACTTGACGTCCAACCAGGTCGCCGACAACCTGGCCGACACGATCGAGGCCACGAACGACCGGCGTATCGCTTATGTGTGGCCCGACTTCATGCTGGACGGCGGCCAGCAGGTTGACGGCGTCTTCCTCTGTGCAGCCATCGGTGGCTTCCTCTCCGGCATCGCCCCTCACCAAGGCATCCGGTATGTCGCGATCGGCGGCTTCGACGGTTCGGTGCCAAGGAGCCAGCAGTTCTTCACCAATGCACAGTTGCAGATCTTGAAGACGGCCGGTGCCATCGTCGTTACGGCCGACGAGTTCAGCAACGTCTACTCGATGTGTGCGTTGACGACCTCGCAGAGTGGTGTGATCGATGACGAGAGTGAACAGGCGGTGCGGACCAACGACGCTCTCAAGTACAGCTTCTATAACGCTACCCAACAGTTCTTTGGGAAGGCGAACATCACACCGACGGCAATGAGCATGATCAACGCTCAGGTGCAAGGAGCCATCCAGACGGCCAAGCAGCAAACGAACATCAATCGAATTGGGCCACTGCTCACAGATGGCTCGATCAACACACTGAGGCCGCACGCCACCATACGCGATCGCATCGTACTCATCGTCAATGTCACGTACAGTTACGCTGTGGATGATGCCACGGTGTCGGTGATCATCGGTACGTGAGGTAGCTATGCCGGAAGTATTCGAATACTGCTCTGAGGAACGGCGGATGGTCGAGACAACGACCAAGAAATGTCGTCGTTGCAAAGAGGTGAAGCCGCTGGCGGAGTTCAACAGGCAGCAACGAACCCCTGATGGCTTGAACTACTATTGCCGGCAGTGCCAGAGCGAATGGAACCGGAAATGGGCAGCCGAGTTGTCTGAAGAGAAGCGGGAGGCTCGCAAGAAATACAATCAAGAATGGCGAGATAGCCATCGTGACAGACTGCGAGCCAAACAGCCCCGAAATCAGCGCAAGTCGAATTACGGGCTAGATGACACGATCTATCAACAGATGCTTCGTGATCAGAATGGCCGATGTGCGATTTGCGGTGAGCTGGAGACAACGGAACTGCGAGGTAAAGTTTGGAGTCTCTCGGTTGATCACGATCACGTAACCGGACAGATACGTGGGCTGCTGTGCAGGCGATGTAACTCCATGCTTGGACACGTTCAAGATAATCCAAGCTTGCTGGAGAAAGCGATAGCTTATCTCCTTAAACACCAACCGACCGACATGGTCGTGCCTCCGAATAAGGGAGATTAAAGACAATGGCGGTCACAGATGTCTTCGGAAGACTGCCCCTGGAGTTTGGTGGAGCCTTCGCTGCCGACGCGGCTATTGCAACTTTCGGCGGCGTGGCCGGTGGTGGTGTGGGACTTCTAACGCAACAAATACAACTCGGATATCAACAGTCTATTACTAGATTGTACGAAGTCGGCACCCGTGCCACCTTCTACGTCGCTGGCCGTTCCCAGGGCAACGCCAACGTATCCCGCGTGCTTGGTCCCCGACCAGTGAGCGCAGCCTTCTACGCTGCCTACGGCAACATCTGTAACGCAGCCGCCAACACCTTGATCTTCCAGGTCATCAGTGGCTGTAACGTTGCCGGCGACACTGGTGCGGGCTTGACCTTCGCGGCCATCGGTGTTGTGATCGTATCCCTGGGTATGACGGTCACCGCCGAGAACATGATCATCAACGAAGCCCTGGCACTGATGTACGTCGCTCTTCTGGCCAGCTGACCCGCGTGACAGCCAGGCAAGCCCGTCAGAAAAGCGTCATGCTTTCCTGACGGGCTTTAGTATTGGAATACTACGAGGTCAAGGATGCCAGAGCGGGCTTACTCGCTGGAGCTTCGCGGGTCCCGGGATTTCCCGGGTCCTGTCGGCAACACCCGTCCCCACCAAGACCCGACCGTTTCCTCTGGCTTGCACAGCATGGGGCTGCACGTCGAGCCCCGCCTCCTCTTCGGCCGGATCGTCGATTGCGTCGCGTACGGCCATCTCTACAAGGTCCAGCTGGAACGTAGCGGTCAGATCATCCTTTGCACGTCTTCCGGTCAAGGCACTTTCCAGCTTGTCGGCGCCCGCGTCATCAACACCTACAACTACGGGTGCGGCGTCATCGTCTTCTACCACCCGCAGTCGCCTCTCGGCTTCATCCTCTGTGCCCTGCCCGATTTCATGTTTGACGGCACCAGCGGCATGGCCGACTTCCTCGTGCAGGGTTCCAACGTCGGCCTTCGCACTGACGGCGTTCACAAATTCCCGTTCTTCATGGCTGGTGCCGGCGGCCTGGAAGACCGTTCTGGTGGCCGACCGTTCGACAGCTTGCCTGTCGGCGAATGGGGCGCTATCACCGAGACCGGGCTAGCTTTCTTCCTCGATCCATTTCTGGCTTATATGCGAGTGGACGAGGAGACAGGACTCTTCCTCTTCTATCACGACCAGCTGGCCCGTCTTGCCGGCCACAACTTGCAAATCTGGTCAGCCGGCCGACAGCGCGAAGAGCTTGACGATCAGAACGAGTTCATCGGTGAGGAAGGCTGGACACACCAGCTCTTCGAGGCCCGCGGCACCTTCGGGCCGTTGACTGGTACTGCCGTTTCCCGCTCCTACGGTTCTTCCGACACCCAAGTCGCGTCACCCTGGTATTCGGCACTGGAGCCGGCCTATGACGACCAGGTGCCTTTCCACCGGCGCCGCAGCTACAGAGGCTATCTCGGGCAAGGCGGCACAGAAGTGCTGGCACTGCCGCCCGTTGGTGCCTACAACGACTCGTTCAACCGGCTCTCTGAACCACCGACCATACCCGGGGCCTTCGAAGAGGGTGTGGGCGTAGACGGCACCTACGCACTGCGCTCGGCCAAGTCCGTCATCATTTCGAAGTGTCCGAACATCCCGGTGCCAGCCAGGAAAGCTGCTCCAGACGACCCGGAAGGCGACACGCCAACCGACTACAAGTTTGCTGGCATTTACGGCTCCGGCCCTTCACATTCGGTCCATGACATTTCCGGTCCGTCGTCCGGTACCCCCAGCCAGGTACGAGCCGCTGCCGTTGCCGACTACTACGACTTCGTCTTCAACTGGAAGGCCTGGCGACACGCCTTCCACTACCACACGCTCGACTGGTATCTGCCGGACGAGTCCGGCATGCCAATGGAAAGCAACATGGCTTCCGGCGTGCCGAGTTACGGCTCCCTGGCAACCCAGCAGTACCTGCCCACGCCAACGTCGTTCACGCTCAAGGTTGACGAGCGCTACGGCAACATCATCTACTTCCCGAACAACGCCTTCATCGCTCTCCTCGAAGACGGCGGCATCATGTTCGTGGACGGCTGGGGCAGTGAGTTCCTCATGTCAGCCGGCTCCATACGTCAATCCTGTGCCGGCGACCATTGGGTTGTGGCAGGCCGCAACGCCAACGTGCTGGCCGGCTATGACGTCATCCAGCGAGCTAACAACGAAGTCAACCTGACCGCCAATCTGGGCAACGTGCGTGTCGAAGCCTACCAGAGCGTCATGGCGCTTGCAGGCAACGGCGGCTGTGGTGGCTTCCTGTTTGAGAGCAGGGCCATACAGGCCGGTTATGCGTACGACGCACACAACCCTGTGTGTTCCGGCTTTCTTGTCCGCTGCAAGGAGAGCCCTGTTGTGCTGCTCGGCGCCGACATGCTGATCTCCACACGTTACCCGTCGCAGGGCGGTCACATCGTGCTCGACGCCGGCACTGCCAAGACCATGCTGCACGGCAGCGACATCGAATTGCAGGCCACATACTCGGTGCTACTGGCGGCTGACGGCACGGCGTTTGAATTCTGGAGTGACGAGGCGAATTTTGGTGCCGACGTCGGTATCGATGGCAAGCTGGTCGCAACCGACTGCGGCATGTTTGGTACCAGTGTCTCGTCGCCTACCGTAGCCGGCAGCCTGGCCACTTACACGTCCGGCGTGGCTTCTACTGTTACTACCGCCAAGACAGCAGTCGCTGACCGGGCAACTGTAGCCAACGCTTACGCAGTGGCAGCACTTGCCGACATACAGGAACTGTATACTGCCGCACCGGCTATTGTTTCGGTACAATTTGAGCACCGTGACCAGGCTGACTATTTGACAACCGGCATGAGTTTCTACGAGCCACGCTGGCACCAGATAGCCCGGCTGAGTGGGCAGACACTGGCGTACTGGACCGAGACTCCTTGCACAGACGACGCGGCCAATGTGACCTATCCGTACCCTGGCAAGACTGTCTGGCTAGGTTCGCATTACGCCAAGGAGAACCTGGCTCTGCACAACCAGGTCACCAACCTGGCAGCCGACCGCGGTTCGACTTATGAGACCGCTGCATATGACTCGCCCAGCTTTGTGGTAATGGACGGTAACTTCCCAGTGATCGTTAACCCCTCATAACGGAGGACAAATGAACGATTTCAATCTCATCGGCGACCGCAGGCCACAGCCTCCTGTCAGGCCGAAGCAAGTCAACACCCTGTCCGGTAGGCTACCTCTGCCTGCTGGCGTCGTACTCCACGAGAGTGAGACACAGGACCTCAGACCCTTTGGCTGGGAACAGGGCGATCCCATCCCACCGGATTTTGCCCAGGCACTGTCGCAAGCCCGTGCTGAGGCGCTCGATGACGTGCAAAGCGGCAAGCTGCACGATGTCGGGGACATCCCGCCCCTGAGAACGCCAGAGGAAGTACCGCTTCACCTGCTCGCTCCGGAACGTCGTAAAGAGCTGGAGGAGATGGTCACGACCTACAGGCGACTCGCGCCGCAGATAGCTGCTGCCGCAGCCGAACAGCAGTCACCTCAGCAGCAGATGACGGGTATTGACCCGAGCGTGCGTCGGGCCATTCACGCTGCCATGGCCAGGGACGGCATCCAGTTCCCAGCCGCTGAACCTGCAGCGCCGGCACCGGAAGCGGCACCGGAGGTTGCCAAGCCCTCCTCGCCGGCTGCTCCCTCTCTGCCACAACGTTGCCCAAGCTGTCTGTATGACCTGGTGAACGGGACCGTCGTCGAGCCGACCGAAGACGACAAGGTCAACTTCGTCGGGGCCATTCTTGGGCAGCAACGCTTCGTCAAGCAGTACACCTTCCTCGGTGGCCGGCTCCGTGTGGTGTTCCGGTCGGCCACGAGCAGTGACAGCAGTGCCGTGGCCGAGCAGCTTAGCCGCGATCAGCGTGATGGCCTCGTTCTCAACCTGGACGACATGTTCCGCCGCGGCTTCGACTATCGCACGATGCTGGCGCTGGACGTGGTCGAAACCGGAAACCAGGTCCTGCAAGTCGGTAAGGCTGTGGATGAGTTCCTGGCGAAGCCGCCTGGTGAATTCCTGGAGAGTAAGGCCGTGCTTCCGGCCATCCTGGAACGCCTGTTGGCCCGGCAGCCTTTCCAGAACGAGGCCGTGTGGGGCATGCTGCTCAATGCGTCCCGCCGCTTCAACGATCTGGTAAAGCTGCTGCAGGACAGAGCCGACAAGCCGGATTTTTGGAAGACGGTCGGGGGCTAATACTGCTCCGCGAGGCTCACGTTCGGAAGTTGATCGACTTCCGCGAAGCCAAGTTCCTCGACCGTAACTGGTGGCTCTCTGCCGGCTGGGTTCTGGAGTGGCTGGAGAAGGAGCTCTACGGCGAGGTGTATGGGCTGAAGTATGCCCTGCACCTTGCCCTGCTGGAGTACGCTCTCGAACAACGGACGTTCGACCTGCACTGGGAACAGGCACAGGATTTCCAGGCGAGGATCATACGCCACAAGCTGCCTTGGCTGAAAATAGAGCATGGGCCTTCGCAGCAGGAGGTCAAGAGCATGGCGGCCAAGTGGGCTGAGATTTTCGGCGACCCGAATGACCCGGAGGTTGCACAGAAGATTGAGGCCACGGCTGCCGCGCTGCGTTCTGGTGCTGCCGTTGGATTGGATCCGACAAGATTGGCTGGCAGGGTGAACTGAGTATGCTGCCCTTTGACCCATCACGTCCGCGAGCAGACCCGCAGTTCAACGTCGGCGGGGCTATGGGGCTGCTGTCTCAGCTGTTCCAGGGGCCCGCCAACCAGATGATGGGCAGCCAGGGCTTTGTCCCTGGACAGTTCTCTCCCACCCAGAGCTTCTACTCGCGACTGGAAGGCCAGCAGTACAACCGCGAGATGATGGCGGCCATGAAGACAGCCGCCGAGTCCGACAAGCCTACCTACTCGGCCCTGGCACAGGGCGCCTGGAACCTTAGCCACAAAGATCAACCTTGGGGGCCACAGCAGCAACAGAGCGCAGCCGCTTTTGCCAACCAGATGGCAGCAGCTGGCCCGATGATGGCCCAGCTCTTCCCTGCCACTTTTGATTCCCTGCACGGACAGCGTGGTTCCGCGCAGGTCATGGCGATGAACGTCTTCGATGCTTCTCGCTTCTTGCAGACGCCGGGTGGAGCGCCAATGAGCGGTGCTGCCGCCGGCAACCTGACTCGCGGCTTGCACGAGCAACTTTTCGGCAAGGGAGCCAACCTTTCTGAGATGCACGGTCTGGGTGGCGGCCAGGCTGGCATGATGTTCGGCGAGATGGTCCGCCGTGGACAGATCGGGCAAGTCTCAGGAGATAACCGCACTGACACGTCACGCATTGCCGGACAGATGAAGGAGATGTCTGGCGCCGTCAAGGCCATGCAGGAAATCTTCGGTGACGCCGGCCATCCCGATGCGCCGATGAAGGCGATCTTCGACGCGCTGGAAAAGGTCACGCAAGGTGGTCTCACCAGCATGAGCCCGGCCAATGTGCAGGGTATCGTCAGGCAGATGCATACCCTGGCCCACAACACCGGGCAGAGCTTCGAAGCTATTGCGGGCATGGTGAGTACCGGCGGGCAAATGGCCCAGGCCGTCGGGCTCAACCGGCAGTTTGGCGTCGTTTCGGCGATGGGTGCCGCTGGATTCAGTCAGGCTTTTGCGAATATGGCCGGACCACAAGGCTTTGGTGGACTCTCCCGTGACGAGGCCACACAACTGGACATGCGACTGCGTACGTCTGCTGCAGCAAGCGCCCGCGGCAACGACCTTGGTGCCATCGCCAATCTGGCCGAGCAGGGTCTTATCAGTGGCATCGGGTTCGACCCCAAAAGCGGTAGCATGACCGATGCCGGTAAGGCTGAGTTGCAAGGCATCATGCGGCAGGCAGCCAACCTGTCTCCGGACCAGCTTGGTGCGTTTCTAAAGAGTCGTGGTGTTAGCGAGCGTACTTTCTCCGCCTTCCGCAATGCGCGAGAAGCCAACCAGGGAGCGGGCTTGCGACACGGTGCTGGTGAGATCGCGAGAGAGAACCAGTGGAAAGACGTTGCCCCGATGATGGAAAACGCCTTGGCGGCAGGGGCCATGAACGCTGGGGCCGGAGCACAAAGCGACCGCATCGGTCGTGTCATGCGAGGCATGCTTGAAGCTGGTGTCTTGTCGCCCGAAATGCTAAGCGATCCGACGAAGATTCGTGCGCGTAACAAGGCTATGCGGGATGCCTTGGCTGGGCAAGGTATCAACGTGAGCGACGAGGTCATAGCCAATTCACTGAATGAACTGGACCAGACGGTCAGATCTGACCCAACGCTGAGTGCCTTCGGCAATATCAGTGGCGTGCTGGCCATGACCCGCCCAGGGATCCTGGCCCAGGGCAAGAAGAACGTGCAGGCAGCTGACGCTGCTGCCAAACTGGCGGGTGTTACCTCGGGCCTCGGGCAGCAAGACGTCGTTCAGAGAATCTCTGATGCCATACAGAAGGCGAAACCAGGAGATGACGCGCTCAAGGTTGCCGCCGCAGCGCTCGGTGGCATTGACATGGAGCAGATCAAACAGGCTCTCGGTCCCGACGCCGAGAAGATCATCAAGGATATTGCGGGGGCAGCTACTGGAGATGGTGGGGGTGCGGCAGCTGCTAGTGTTGCTGGTGCAGTTGCTGGTGATAAGAAATTACCCGCTGGTATGGGTGGTGTTCTCGGTGCTCTTGCAGGTGTAGGTGGCGGTGGTGGCGGTGGTGGCGGTGGTGGCGGTGGCACCATGACGATTACCGGTAACTTGAACTTGACTACCGGTGCGATCAAGGCCGAGGGACATACTGGCGACGCACCGTCTCCGGACACGAAGTAACGATGGACGTATTTCTTACACATCCTGGCATTGCCATAGCTGTTGACTCGCCAGGCATACCCATGAACCTCTTCGTGGGTAACTGGAAGGGCTACACCGGCTACAAGTCCATCCTCACCAGCTTTGCCGTACACATGAAGGGTGGCGTTCGCTACATGCACACCCTCCGTGACATGATATATGTCTACACGTTCGGCGAGCGCATGGCACCGATCACCATAAGCGGCGTTTCCTTCGCCGCAGTCTGCGAAAATCTGAAAGACCGTGTTGCCACAACCAGCCATGGTCTGGAATACGCCATGTCGTACTACTGGACTCAGCGAGTGACGGCGACAGGGCTGCCAATAAGACTCGTACTCGGTCTGGCAGCCATATTCCAGGGCTTCCTTGATGAGGGAACTTTCCAACTGGCTGATCCGAACAGTTACGTTGGGCAGTTCTCATTCAACTTCAATGCTATTCAGATGGGTCGCTGATTATGGTTAATCACCTGCGAACCTGTTTGCTGAACGTCAACGGTAGCTTGTCGCCATCGCCTGCATATCCCGGCGAGGAGTACGTGCCACCTACCTACGTGGCGAAGTTTTTGCCTGGCGAGCTAGCACAGGGCTACGAGCTGCTCTTCGGCCTGCAGCCAGATCGAGCCTTGATGAACTATAACCTTCGGGCCTTGCTCGACATGCTTCACGCGTCTGAGCTGGAGTCGCACGTACTGGCGTTGGACCCGCGTATCACGTACATGCCGCCCAAGACAGACCTATTCGATCTGGTAGCCAGCGGTGCCGTGATAACGCAACTGGCCGGTACGCAGACGCTCACGTTTGCTGGCGGCAACGCTGTCAGTCAGGTCGGCAATAACATCAGCTTCCGCTGGCAAGTGGCTGTACTGGATAGCTCGCACGTCCAGGTGACCCAGTATTCGAATACTTTCACGTCCGCAGTGACGACCATCCTTCCTTACACAGTCAGCAACGGTCTTTCTTGCCCGATCGCCTTGCCTGGCTCCAGCTTGTCTGTCCACTTCACAGCAGGAACAGGTAGCTCATGGCAGATTGACGCAATGGCCAGACCGGCACTCGACATACCAGCACTTTCGTACGGGTTGTCAACCAGTCTGACCGCCGACATGGCTGACGCTATCTTCGGCCCAGTTGGCTCGCCGGAGCCCTACAAGACCTTCCGCAACTTGTGGGAGATGCACGACCAGCTACCCTACCGGTTGGGTGGCTTGGTGTTAGCTCTCGGTTACCAGATAGACAGCTTGAAGAAATGAGCTATGGCTGTACCAAACTGGTCTCTGTCAGACATCAAATTGTTCGGCCTTGTGTGGCTTACCATCCAGGGCAAGCTCACTCCCTACATTCTGGACATTGTTAATGCGAGCGTCAGCTGGGGCCTGAACACCATACCGCGGGCTCGTATCACCGTTGCAGCCGGCCGAGAACTCAAGAGTCTGCAGCCATCAAACATCCACAACCTTGTTGACTACCTGAAGATGCAGCTGCCATTCCAGCTGTACATGGTAGCCCAGGAGAAAGGCAACTCCTACGGCATTCCTGTGGAACAGTGGCCGGCCAACCAGCAGCCCTTTCTCATCTTCGACGGCTACACGGCCAACGCTGGCTTCGCAAAGTCAATGTCTGGCGACGTCAACTACACACTCACCCTGACACACTGGCTGACGAACATGAACTTCTCGTCCTGTCTGAGCAGGACGACGAACACATTCAACCCAGCCCAGTTCGCGAAATCGGCAGCCATACGCGGCGGCTTTGGGGTTACCAACAGCTTCGTGGCCAGTACGCTCGGCAATACCTTTTTCACCACCGCGAACATACGACAGGACTTCTGGGGCTCTGCTTTGCTGCCCTGGCTGCAGAGGGTCTGCACCCAGGACATTCTGACTGATTCCAAGGACCCATTACTCCAGAACCCGGCTGGCAAACTCAACTACGAAGCCACACGAGCTCTACAACTCTTTGAACCGATCGTCAGGAACGGTGTGCCCACCTACATCTACGGCGTACCGTTGTCCCTGGATGTCAACGCCCCATTAGCTGGCAGCATCATTACCGCGATCTCGGCAAACATCTCGAAGACGACCGGCGAAGCCATGGCTTCGACAACCTTGTGGGACAAGCTTGTGGGCAACATGGGCTTTGCCGGCAGCTACTTGTTCTCGGTGGTACCGCTCGTGCGTTCGGCACTTGTCGTACCATTCCAGCCGGGGCTGCGAGCCGTCTGGCAGACCATCTACGCCCAGGAATACGATTCCATTGGTCTGGAAGGTGATACACCACGGGCCTTGCGTGGCGTCCGCATCTTTGGCGGCTTCGGTGATTCATACGGGCTGGGAGGTGCGCGTGTCGGCACGGCTGCGGATCAGACTTCCATCGGCGGTGCTTACACGAACCCGAACATGACAGACGGTATGATCCGCTATTTCAATGCCGTCAGCTGGATGAGCAGTATCGTCAGCCCAAATGTTTACGGCACACAGGCGATGCAGCCAGCCGGCGTGATCGGCAATGCACTATTCCCTGGAAACGGGCAGCCACTGGTGGGACCTCGACCCGGGCTGGTGCGGCAGCAGGTGCAACCGTTACTAAACCAGTTCGCCCAGGCAGTGTATGTGAACGAGGTGTTGCAGGACCGCTCAGGAGTCATCAAGAGCAAGCTGCGGTTCGACATTGGGCCCGGCTCCTCGGTACAGATCATGATCAACGAGGAGCCGTTCGTGGATCGGGCACTGGGATTGGGCGGCAGAAACTCTCTCTTCGGCTCTGTCCGCTCACTGACGCATTATTTCGACGCCGAGTCAGCAGATGCGTATACGGTCTTTGACATTGGCTGGCTCCGCAGCCCGCTGGAAAATACGCAAGACGGTACGTCGGTGATCGGGCATCCTTTGTGGCAGAATCAGTGGGTGGGCTCCCCGAACGTGGAGGGCTTCCTACCCAATCAACAACTGCCATTGCAGCTCGGCTGGACAGCAGGATGACAAGACATGGACTCGTTACTTGAGCCTGAATTCAAGCAACCGTTTGAGCTCTGGAAGCAGGACCCAGGCCCGCATACGGCTGGTCCTTTCCTGGCGGCCATCGACCCGGTGCTGCAGTCCGCCATACGGACTTATGGAGGTAGCCGGCCCAGCACGGCGCTGCATAGCCACGCCAAGTTGCTGGCACTCGATGCCGCGGCTCGCTACGACCCATCACGGGCGAAGCTGCGTACCCATCTGATGACCAATCTCCAGGGCCTGCGACGCATCGGCGCCCGGCAAACGCAGATCATCTCCGTGCCGGAAAGAGTCGGTCTGGACCTGCATCGGTTGCATATTGCCAACCAGGAACTGCACGATCGGCTTGGTAGGGAGCCTTCGGACGCCGAGCTTGCTGACCACACGGGGCTGTCTCTGAAGCGGCTGACGCACATTCGCAGGGCTCGTCCCGGCTTTGCCGAGAGTCAGCTCGTATCGCGACACGAGGACAGTGAAACGACCTTCAACCCAGCGGTGACAGACACGGGCGATGACACCTGGGTCAACTTCGTCTATCACGACCTGCAGCCGACGGACCAGCTCATTCTCGAACACATCCTCGGCCTGCATGGCAAACGGGTCTTGTCAAAGCAACAGATAGCAGCCAAGCTGAAGTTGTCGCCTGGTGCTATCAGTCAGAGGGCTGCTAAGATCCAGATGATGCTGGACAAACGGGATGAACTGGGGACGTTCTTCTGATGGACAACTTCTATCATCGACGGCTGGTTCTCGCGAAGAAAGTGATACGGCACAAGCAGTCGTCGATAATCAGACAGACACACATGCTGGAGAATACGCTACGCAGGAAGATCAAGCAGTGGGCACAACGTGGTTACAGCCTGGCGGAGGGCATGATCTACGTCAAGGTGGACAATGGCTACATCGAGGTATCAGCTTTGATGTCGCTGTTACCTTACGACCAGGAGTGCTGTGACCCCAAACTCTTGCTCAAGCTGATGAGGCACAAGTACTCCAGGACATAATCATGCCAGTAGGACTTCTCTATGATCGCTACGTGACGCAGAGCGCGGTTCTGCGTGTGAAAGACGCTGCAGCTGCAGCTGCTTCACTTGAAAACGGGCAACGGCCTTGGATGGTGCCTGATCTAGGCGACGGCAGTTTCACTATTCCTGGGCTGGCTGATGCGTACGACCGCAGCGAGATGTCGGAGGCCTATTCGCTCATCCTGACCCAGCCAGGTGGAACGCAAGGCGACGCGATGGCGGCCAAGCTCCAGTCCGATTACCTGGCCTCACAGGAGAGGGCCTATCGGCTTCGACAGTCAGGCCCGGTGCGTTGTGCCATGCACGCCGCCGCACGACGACAGGCTCATGGCGCTGTCAACGGCGTCTTTGGCCGCGTGGACGCCTTTGTGCAGGACCTGATCATGGCAGGGGCAGCCAACTATGTCGGGGATGAGTAATGTCTGACGTGCTTGTCTTCGTGCAGCAGCCCGACGGGACACTTGTCCCCCAGGTAGCGTCTGCTACCGAAGACGGACAAACTGTTACACCATCCGGCCTCGTTACTGCAGTCGCGCCGCAGCAGACGATCACGACGACCGCGTTGAGTTTCTTGACGACAGTCAACGGCCAGGAAGTACAGCAACTCTATGCTGCCGGCAATCCTGGCAGCACCGTTGTCGCCCAGCAGAAGCTCGCCCAGCGTTTCTTGCTGCACCTGCTAACTGCACAGGGCTCGATACTCTACAGGCCAACGCAGGGTTGCTCGTTCGTTCAGCAATTACGGATCGGCAAGGCAGCCTCAGAGAACGACATCTTCGCGGCGTTTGCTGGCGCCATGCCTGATGTGACGCAGAACATGCAGATAGAAGAACTCAGCACGGACCCGCCCGAGGAACGGTTCGGCTCGGCACAGATGACCAATCTGACTCTGAATAAGGGCTCCATCGTCACGACGATTACGCTCAACAGTCTTGCGCAGGTGCCCCTGAACCTCATCCTGCCACTCAACTTCCTGCTGTAACGAGGGCCAGCCATGTCCTTGACAGTCACAGACCTGACAACGCTGGACCCGACGCAGGTCGAGCAGTTTCGTCAACAAGACCAGGCACTTATCCAGGAGTACAACCCTGGAGCAGACCTGAAGCGTGGCCCGCTCCAGGACCTGGTCATCACGCCCAAGGCAGCACTGGATACAGCCACGCAGACGAACATCGACCTGATCCGTCAGTCGAGCAGCTTGCTGGAGATCAATGCCAACCCGACGCTTGCCGACACAGATACCGTCAACCGGCTGCTGTCGAACTACGGGCTAACCAGGAATCCCGGCGCCGCAGCTACAGGTACGGTGACCATCGTGCTGAGCGCCCTGGTCCCAACGGTGATACAGCCCAGCACGATCTTCACTATCAATGGGCTGACCTTCCAGCCGATCATGACCTATGCCGGCCGGGTGACTTCGCAACTGGTGGTTGGCCCCGGCGACGTGTTGATTACAGCACTTGGCTCCAACTACGCTTTCTCGATTACGGTTCAGGCTACGGCCGTGGGAGCTGCCGGCAACGTAACGAACGGCAGTACAGCTACGCTCAGTCTGAACCCGCCACAGTTTGTGCAGGCCTACGCCCAGGGCAACTTTACAGGTGGGCAGGACGAGGAGACCAACGAACAGCTCATCATCCGGTTGCAAAGCGGCCTGGCAGCGAAGACCTGGAGCAACCGGGCCACCATCGACGCGATGCTCAAGCAGCAGTTCCCGGCATTGATGGTCGAGTCAATCATCGGCTTTGGCGACGCTGAAATGTTGCGAGATGCACATGCTCTATGGCCGGGGCATGCTGGTGGTCGCTCCGACACGTACGTTCGTACCGCTCAGCCCTGGCAAGCTGTCGTCCTGACCAAGACAGCTACCTTGCAGTCTGTGTCCGGTGTCAACGGCACCTGGCAGTTCACTGTTGGTCGCGACGATGCACCCGGGTATTACGAGATTGACCGCATCCTGCTGCCCAGCATGGCATTGACCGCCACCGGCTTCGCCCCCTCAAGCGACGTACGTAGCTGGGACTTTACGCCGGACGCAACACACAGTTACTTCCCCGACGTCACGGCAACTATCGAGGCCGTATACAGCCGGTACCAGACCTCGACGGTACAGTTTGTGGATACGGTCACAAATGCCAGCAGTCTGACGCCTGGCGTGTCCACCGCGCAATATGTCGTCATCTTCCGGACCATGCCTCAAGTGGCCGCCATCCAGGACTTCCTGGGGCAGCGAAACAACCGCCCGCCGATGGGCGATATTCTTGTGAAAGCTGCCGTGCCGTGTTTCATGACGGCTTCGATGACGCTCAACATCCTGACAGGCACAACGGTCGATGTTGCGGCCTTGCAGAACGCGCTGGCCGTGGCTGTGAATACTGCCGGCTTTATTGGCAGCATTGCCGCGTCAATGCTCTCCCAGGTTCTTCACAATGCGCTGGGGGCGGCACTGGTTTCTATCACGGGCATCAGCCTGGCAGGACGTATCCGAAAGCCAGACGGCACCAACGTTAGCATCAGCAGCTCTACGAATCTTTCATTCAGCAACGACAACTCGACGATGACGACCAACCGTACGGTGATCTTCCTGCTCAACGCGACCGACGTTACACTAACGATCGTCAATGTGCCCGCACCGACACTGTAAAGGAGTTTTCCGTGATTCGTTATCTCACCTGTCTGTTTCTGACCATCGCGGCGTTTGGCACGGCACTGGTGTACATCCCAACCGCGCCGGCCGGAACAGAAGCAGCCCAGAAGGGGGAAGATGCACCCACCAAGGTCATGCCGCCGGCCAAAGAAGACGCCGAACCACCGATGCCAATGGCATCACCGCCAGGCGCTGCTGCCGGCGCCTTGCCAGACGACGGTGAGTTCAAGGAGATGAAGATCCCGGACACCAACAAAGTTGCCGGGTTGACGCTCACGCCGGATCAGACCGTTTCTGCCGCGAAACGTTTCGCCATCGTCCGTGCCACTACCGACAAGCCCGATCAGAAGGTGCGCTGGATCGTGCTGGGCGCGTTGCCGGGTCTCCAGCCCAGCTCGCTCGTATCGCCCAGCGGTCGGAGTATTCTAATATTCCCGGCCGGTTATGCTGACCTGATCGTCGTGATGGCGTACAGCTCTACCGCGGACGGGCCTACAGACGTCGCCGTCAGCAAACTCGCTGTGGAAGGCCCGCTGGCGCCTTCTCCACAGCAACCAGCTACCAAACCGCCAGTCACAGGTAAGCTGCACGTCACGGTCGTCATCGACCTTGCCAAGCAGACGCCTGAACTGGCGGCCATGCGAGCTTCCAAGGCCTTCCGTGACTTCCTTGGGAAAGAGAACTGCGTGTACCACGAGTGCAACCCGGCCACTGTGCCGGCCGACATAGGGGCTGCACTGAAGAAGGCTGGTCTCCCGTACCCGGCAGTCGTCATCCAGAATGCTGCCGGTGACATCGAGGAAAAGGCCACGTTTCTTACGGCCGAAGATGTAACAGGCCTTGTGGAACGAGTACGAGGTAAGTAAGCTATGGGCGTAATCGGTCATACATGGAGGAGAAACAATGTCGGATCTCATTCTGACAACCGAACCCCAACGACTGCTTCACGAAGGCAATCCCACCTCTGCGTAACGTCGCCAGCAGGGCTTCACCCAGGCCCTGCATCTTCGACAGGGAGGTCCTGTGCGTTGGCGACGACTTGTTCTGCCTCTGTTGCTTGTAGCCGGCATTCTACCCGTTCTTGGCGCCGAGCCCGACGCCCCTCCCAGGGTACGTACCGACCGCTCCAGACCGCGACTGGCTGCTCGTGGTAACTGGACTGTCGTCAAGAACCTCTACACGCCAAACGACGCGGCCGAGGCCGCTCGTCAAGACTTGCGTAACCTGGTGATCTCCAGATTGCCGGGCTATGCCCACATCTTCGTGGCTGCACCAGATAAGGCTGACCAGATCCTTGCTGAGTTCCAGTCCAAATACGCGAAAACCTTCTGCTACTACAGGTACTTGACCAGCTATAACTTCCCAGAAGCCATGCGGGAAGGGGTCTGGCAGGACGTTTCTTTCCTCGTGAACAGTCTCAGCCGGCACGACGAGAAGTTCCGACCAGCGTTCGGCGGTCCTGGCAACATCCTGATCCGCATCAACCTGCTTGACTACGACATTGATCCAGAGGATTGGGACAAGCTCGTTCTCAACGAGCCATACTTCCATCAGGATATTTTGCCTATTGCTGTCAGCAGTGTTGCTGCAACCTCGCCAGAAGAAGTACAACCCGGAACCATCAACGAAGGCACGCCACACGCGACGATCAAGGTCCTGACCACGCCAGATGCCGACATACGCCTGGACGACCAGATCGTTCAATCCAGAGGCGCAGAGCGTACGCTAGTCACGCCACCGCTGCTGGCAGGCAAGCGCTTCCGCTACACAGTTACCGCGGTCTGGCACGAAGGTGATAACGACCGTACAGCCACCAAACGCATCCAGGTAATTGCCGGGCACACAACAGTGGTGGACTTGCGGGTTCCACGGGAACTGCCTGAAACACTGACAACAGTGACCGGCGCTCCAACGAGAGCAATGGCTGGCTGGATCAATCCCTGTACCAACTCCGAGCTGGCCTTTCTGACACATTCGCAAGCGCCAATTGCTCGGGCTGATTGGTTCATCGCCAATGCGTCAGTACCACCAAACTACTACGATCTGCTGCGGCTGAAGACGCTCGATGACTTCAGGGATCTGGCAGGTTTCGACAAGCGGGCCGAACAACGCAAGGAAATTCGGGCCACGGTCGTCAGGTCCGGTTCTCATGGACTGGCTACGCCGGTCGCTCGCAACAACCGCATTCTGGCCCGTACACCGACATTCCAGGGCTACTTCTGGGAGACCTTCGACTTCCTCAACTCGGTCAAGGCCCGGAACGTCATCAACAACTTCCTCAACATCAGGGAAGACATTGCCCGACACTTCGAGGTCGGCGAGCTTTCCGGGCTTAACCCACGCGAATGGTTGCAGCACGTCCGCAACAAGCGTGGTTTCCGCGATGCTGGCGAATGGATCGCGTGTCTCCCCAATGGGCTGCAGTTTTACTTCCTGACCAATGGACAGGACCAGCGGCTGGACGAGGCAGACATTCACGTTGCGTACGATTCGACGGCCCACGACTTCCGGGTCATCAACGGCCGTTCCTGTATCTGGTGTCACTCAGACGGCATCCGGCCCTTCCGTAGCCAGTTCCAGCTCCAGATCGGTCCCAAGCAGCTGACGGACCTGGGCATCTATCTGAACGACCCCGTGCGGGCACAGGAGCTGTCTGACTTCATTCGCAGGAAGTTCGGTTCGCCGCAGTTCGAGACCGTCATTCAGCGGGATCAGGCGTTCTACAGCGAGAACATTGCCGCCGCCAATACACTGACGCCTGAATCCAACGCAGCCTTGTTCCGAAGTCTGTGGGACGGCTACCAGGAAGTGGACTTGAACCTGAATGTCATCTGTTATGAGCTGGGGATCCAGCCGGAAGAGGTCAAGGCACTCATTGCTGCACGACTCAACGGCGTCAACAACGGCGTCCTTTTGCAGCAATTACTCCGGCCGCCGATAGCCATTCGCCGCGATCAATGGGAAGAGGTTTTCGATCAGATAGCGATCTTGACCACCCTGTTACGGCGGTGATTATTGGTAGAATACGGGCGGACCACTGCCAGGAGGGCACCATGCGATTCCATCTTTTTCTACCCATACTATGCTTGCTGTGGCTGGCAACAAGCGGCCGGTCGCAGTACTATCAGCCGCCACCGCGTTACCAGCAGCAACCCTATTACCAGCCACAGCCCCAGATCATCTACCAGGACCGGGTCGAATACCGTGATCGCATAGTCCCGGTCGTTCAGCCTGTACCCTTCACTGTCGCTGTACCGGTAATCTCGTACCTGTACAACGGCTCCAGTTTCAGTCCTGTTTTCAACGCACAGACGACAGTAGCGAACCCGGGTCTTCAGGTAGCACAGACTACACAGCAGCAAGTACAGTCAGTACAGCAGACGCAGCAAGTTGCTGGCGGCCAGCTCCAGCTCGACGACGCATTCATCGACAAGTTGATCGATCGCATCGAGCAGCGGCTGCAACAGCGCAACAAGCAGCCAATCGGGCCTCCGCCCGTACGGAAGGACGAGGCCCTTCACCAGCAGGTCGTGACGATCCTGTCCAACAACTGCGCTTCCTGCCACACGGCGCCCAAAGCCAAGGGTGGCATTACAATGTTCCTAGGTACCGGCGTCTTCAACCCGGCCGTGGACAAGAAGAAAATCTTCGACGCGGCAGACGAGGGGCGCATGCCGCCCGCTGCCAAGACAGATCCATCGGCCGCGTTGAACGACGCCGATATTGCTTTGTTGCGACGCTGGCGAGACTCGGAGTAAGATCGAGGTATGGCTACCACACAAGGAGGAACACTCATGCGTAAGCTCTTTGCCGTTTTCGCTCTGCTTGCTGCACTGACTTTTGCCAGCCCGGCTGGTGCCTGGTTCCGTGGAGGCTGTTGCGGCCCACGGTGTGGTGCCTCGTCCTTTAGCTTCCGTGGAGGCTTCTCCAGCGGAGGCTTCGGCTACGGTGGCTACAACTTCGGCCGCAGCTACGCACTGAACGCGCCGTTCTCTCTCCAGACCTTCGCGCCGGCGATGTCGTCTGGGTTTTCTTTCCAGGCCGCGCCGAGCATGCTGCAGTCTGACGTGTTCCAGCAGGTGATCCCGCCTATCGTCCAGCAGCGGGTGATCCAGCCGGCTATCATCGAACAGACCATGACACGGCCATCGATCCAGACCTTCATGTCTGGATATGATCCTGGCTACCAGAGCAGCTACAGCTATCCGACAAACACGTACGACACTGGCTACGATACCGGCGGCTATGGCTACGACCCCGGCAGCTATAGCTACGGCGGAGGTTACAGTCTGCCCTTCAACTCCGGCTTCAGCTCTGGCTACAGCGGTGGCGGTTTCAGCTTGCCGTTCTCTGGCGGCTTTCGCTCTGGCTACGGCTTCGGCGGCGGCTTCTACGGCGGGTTCCGCGGGGGCTTCCGCAGTGATGCCCGTACGCTGCCGATCCGTTTCCCCGGGTTCAGAGGCTCGGGCTTCTCCGCTGGCTTCGGAGGCTTCGGAGGCTTCGGTGGCTTCTCGCCGTTCTCTTCGACCAACGTCAACGTGAGCCGAGGAGGCCTGTTCGGCCGACGTACCAACGTCAATGTGCAATCGTTCTCGCCGTTCTCTTCGTCCAACGTCAATGTGAACGTTGGCAGACGGCGCTTCTGAACTTCGGCCGTCGCCAGTCCCAAGGACGCCGTCGCCACAAGCGACGGCGTCTTTTTTGAACCATGGTTGTGCCATGCCTTTCGAGTACCCAACTGACCAGCGTGACAACCTGAATGTCTACGCGAGCCTGATAGCCAGCTTCTGGACCACGCTATTCGGCAACGTCGATAACGTGGTGGACCTGCTGCGCACCTACAAGCTGTCCGAGCGGCAGCTGGCCGGCCAGATGCAGGAGCTGCAAGACACCGTTGGTCGGCAGACTTGTCCCGTCCACCACACTCAGGACTGGTACGAGCTTACGCTGCTCCTGTCTACTCGGCAGGCTGGACCCATACCCGGTAGTGTCAGTTACGTTTTGCCGGCAGTTTTACAGAACTGCCTACAGGTCACCAACGCCATCACAACCCCTTCCGCAGCCTGGCACAATGGCGTCTCGATGACGATCGACCCGGTCAACCACCTCATCAACTTCGCCGCCGATCCATTCAACGACCCGAATGTAGTACCTGTACCTGTTCACGATTCCACAGGCACGGTCATCGATACAGCGCTGACGCTGTGGCTCTTCAAGGCGAAGCTCGACTGGCAGTATCTCTACGAGCAATTCGGTTACGTGGTTGGCGTCGGACAAGACATGGCAAGCACCTACGCCCTCAAGACCTTGCTCAACGCCGTCTATGACGCCTACACCGCGGGCAGTACCTACGACGCTGTAAGCCGGCTGTTAACAGCACTCACGGACATACCACTCGCGGTCGGCAACGAGACTGTACAGGCGATCACGCAAGACGCCACCAACTTGCTCGTTATAACCGACCAAACTGTGTATAAGTTCTCGCCAGACGCAACGGCAGTTGTACTGCCTGGGCAACAGCTCAACCGCAACGATCCGCTCACCGACGCCTTGCAGATCATCGAGCCGACAGCTGGGGTCATCCCGCCGATAATCTCGCAGCTCTCCCTCGGCCCTGGCTTCCTGCTCGTCGATATTTCGAACGAGCTGCTGTTCAAAAATGCCTCGGTCCCCCTGAACGTGCAGACGGGCGTGAGTGGCTACACAAAGCTGACCTGGCAGTTGGGCGGCTTTACCACCGACGTGACGACGTTCTTCAACGACCTGCATTCAAGAGGTGTGGCGGCTGGTGCCACGCTCGCCAATTACCTGGATACGCGGACGGTACCCGTCGGACAACCAACCGCTGCTGATCTGCCTACCGGTATCAACCCTCTTCAGTTCCTGGTGCAGAACGTCCTTCGCAACAACTGTCTGTTCGTGTATCTGAAGGTAGACCAGTTTGGCCCCAAGGCACTTGGCACCGGTCTGGCCAGCTTGTTGCGACAGGTGGTGCCGCCACACATGACCGTGATCGTCTACGCCGAGGTCGTCCAGGCTACTGAGGCCGTTACAATGAACGGTGTTGGCAGTCTGACCAACCCTGGCTATGCTGAGAGCTATTCGCTCTATACCACACCCGGTTAAGGAGCCAAATATGCCTCATGTGCTCATTGCGGCTGTCTTGTTGCTGGTCGTGCTGGCAGTTGCAGGCTCGCGCGACAAGGAGTACGAGGGCAAGCCAGTCATCCTGCCGTTCAAGCGACCCGACAGGAAGGGTAATTCGGCATGACGCCTCTCAAGAAACGCTGGCGACGCCTGGAGAAGCGAGTACCAGGGCTGTACGTCAATCCGGATATCTGTCATGGGCGGTATCAGATCTACCGGATTGACGAGGCTACCGGCCACTGGGACTTCTTGTTCTCCAAAGAGAACCTGGTCCTGTACACCTGGGGCTACCTTGCCTGCCAGTGCATTGGCCGTGGTAATCCAGCCTACGCTGTGGCAGCCGCTTACCTGGAGTACATGAACGTCGTTACAGCGGGCACCGTGGTAACGCCGCCTACCTACGACCGCTCGGCCGGCCTATCCTATTTCAGCGGCTTGCCAGTCAACAAGGATTATCTGCGTGTGCCGCTCGTTGGACTGCCAACGATTGACATTGCTCCTGGCTATGAGCCGTACTTCGTCTCTGGCTCAACCGGCAACCGTGCAACATTCGTTGCACAAAGCACCGGTACTGTGGGAGTGAACGGCCAACCTTACTCGGCGGCTGCGTTGTCCACAGTCTATGGTGTCACGCTTGTTGCTACACCAGTGCAGAACACACCTGCCGACGACATCATCCTGAGTCGTGGGTATTTCAATACTAACGACCAGCAGTTGAAGCAGGACGGCAGCCAGATCGGCGTCCGCTGGAAGATCAGTTTCCAATGAGCAGGGATGCGTTGTGACACGCTGGAATAGCTCAAATTGCCCGACGCCGGGGCCGGTCACCGACCATACTCCTACCACACCGTCGGCCATACCACCCTGTCCGGAGTCTTTTACCGGCACCAGTGTTGGCACAGCTGGGCCACGTGGTCAACGCGGTGCTCCTGGTACCGTTGGGCCGCGTGGACCAAGAGGAGTAGGTGGTCAGGTCGGCCCACAAGGCACTACAGGGGCAACAGGCGCAACAGGTCCACAAGGGCCTTCCGGCGGGCCACAAGGGCCACAAGGAGCAACTGGGCCACAGGGCCCGCAAGGGGCACGAGGTGCCACCGGTGCGACAGGCCCGCAAGGGCCACAAGGGGTCCCCGGACCACAGGGACCACAAGGTCCGCAGGGTGTTGCCGGGCCACAAGGACCATACGGGCCACAAGGCGCTACTGGGCCTGTTGGTGGCTCGGGTAGGCCTGGCAGAGCTGGTCCAGCAGGGCCACGCGGACCGCGCGGACCACACGGTCCTGGCGGACCACAAGGGCCACGAGGTGCCACAGGGCCACAAGGCCCGCAAGGTTTCCAGGGTCCCCAAGGTCCGCCCGGCACCTACACAGCTGGTAACGGCATCAGCATTGTGGGCAGCGTGATCTCAGTGGCTCCGACCATTCCGCAGGCCACCACTGTCAGCGTTGCTGATACAGGTACCAATACCACGCCCACAGTCGCTACGCTGAACCACTCGACGTCCAACACGCCGGCCGATGGTCTTGGCTTACTTATGAAGGCCATGGTCGATACAAGTACAACAGCTAGTCAGGAAGTTGGTCAGCTGGAAATGTCGTGGGCAACCGTGGCTCATGCCTCACGTAAAGCCCAGGCAGTATGTCGGCTTCAAGATGCAGCTGGCGCCCGTGAGATCTGGCGAGGTAAAGCTGACGGAGCTAATCCAAACATCGGCTTCCTCGGAGCCACGCCATCAGCAGCGTTGGCTTCGCCCGATATGGGTACGCTCGCCACGACGTTCGGTCTGGCGTCTGGCACGCCGACATTCAATGCCGTGAACCTTACTAATACGGCAAGCGCTGGAATACCAACTACCGGATCTGCGGCCTCGGGCAACGTCAAATACAGCACAGGGACCATAACAGCCAACGGGATTGTGCAAGGCACTGCTACTCCCGTGACCCACGACAACGAAACGGTAACAATCCCGAACTCAAGTAACACGGCAGTCATCTTGCCGTCGGCTGCAGGTGGACAGCGTATTACCATCATCAACTCCAGTAACACCTTCAGCGTGGCGGTTTTTCCAGCCTCCGGTGAAACGATCGGTGGCGGGGTGGCCAACGCTGCGTTTACACTAGGGCTAAGCACCAAGATGATGTTCTGCGCTGTAAGCTCTACACACTGGACGGGACTAGGATTCGACATCAGTTGAGAAAACGAGGAAGCCATGCGAGGCGAATATACAGTATCGGTTGCACTTACCGGCGTGGGACCCCCGGCCACCATTCCAGCAACGCTGCTTTTGCTCAAAACACCATCAGCTGCAATAGTTGAGGTGCTGGAAGCCTGGATCCAGTCCGAAGACGGTATTGCTCAGCAGATATCTGGGGCTCTATCCAGAGTTGCTAGTCCTGGCTCGCCAGCTGGCTCGACAGTTACGCCCGAGAAGATGGAGCCCGGCGATCAGGCTAGTGGTTGTACTGTGATCGTTAATGTCGAACCTACTGGCAGCTATGACGGCGTTCCTGTTGACTGGCAAGGGGCACCAGCAACCTCTGGCTATCTGTTCAGTGAACCGGTTGGAATGGGCGCCTTCGCAGCTCCGAGCACCGGCATCGGGCTGAGGATCGAAGAGATCACAACTGCTGGCAATTTCATCGTCGGGCTGCGCTGGGTCGAACACGGATGAGTATTCCGATACTCGTCTTGTCGGTCGTCCGCCAGGCAGCTACACTGGCTGACGACTGGCATTCCTTCAACGGAGGTGAGCATGAATGGTAAGGTTGAGGTGAAGATGGTTGGTGCCAACCAGCTTCCAGACTTCCTGCTGAAGCTGTTCAATCAGCTCGGCTGCAACCTCGGGCCGGAGGCTCAGGGCAATGGGGAAGACGCCGTGCCCGTTGAGCCAGATCCGTATGCCGGTCTGTGTAACTTCGTGGCCGACCAGATGTACTCCATCGACTGCGGCAAGCAGAAGTTCGATGAGAGGCTGACAGCTCTGGCCGACAGTCTCGACAAGCATCCGCAGACACAGACCGAGGTTCATCGGCTTCGCGAGGCTGTGTCGCACAAGCTGGATGAGCTCCGCGATACGATGCTGCTTCTCGACCCGGTGCTGAAGAACCTGGCCAACGAACAGAAGGCCCAGCAGACAGCCGCGGAGAAGGAAGCCTTCCTCCAGGAAGCCATCAGCAGCTGAACAAGCTGGTACTTTGCTGACGAAGGCCGGGCAGAAGCCCGGCCTTTTTGTTTGGTAGAATCGGGCTGGAGGCACACATGGCGACACACAGCATAACCGTCACACGCTCCATCCCGGTCCAAACCGTAACGTTCGCTCCACCAGGTACGCCTGGTGTAGTGCAGAACTACACACTGAGCTTTGCCCAGATCTACACGGCGAGCGACGGCGTCGGCATTGACGACAACATCTTCTTGATGAATCAGCGGCCTGTAGACCCCACCAATCTCGGCGGCCCGCAGACTGCCGATTACGTGGGCGTCTGCTCTCCATATGATCTGGCAACCTGGTCGGTAAACGCTCCGGCGCCCGGCCAGACTCTCTTCCGTGTCCTCCAGGTGAACCGTTCTTTCCAGAATCAGAACGACGCCGACGTTGAGTGGACAGTTGTCAAGGAAGACGTGCAGCTGTTAATCAACGTGCTCAAGGCGAACGACAACCTCAACAACGTCGAGGTCTTTACTGCTTCGTGAGCCATGCTCATCGACGATTCCACAATCAACGCACTGTTACAACGGCCAGAAATGGTCAGGGAGTTCCCTTTCCTGCTGGCCACTACCGAGAATGCAAAGGTATGTTGCGGGCGTAGCCGTCGCGTTGCGAACTACCCAATCATCAAGCAGACGATTGCCGGCATGCCCACGGAGCGTAAGGAGCTCTTCAAGAAGATGCTGGGCGTGCTTTCTTGCCGAGTTGTCTTCCAGGTCAACAACTCCATCTCCGATATCACGATCTAAAATAGTCGTAAAAGTGCGACATTATTGTATGCAGGATCACTACTTCTCGGCCTTTTCGGCCGGGAAGGAATGGCCTGCGACAGGAATCAGCTGTTGGCTTTGGAGTACATCTTGAGCACCATTGAGATGTCGGCGAAAGCCGGCCTCCGAGGCCTCCCCTCGCTGATTCTTGTGGCCCCGGCGTGCTAACACCACGCCGGGGTCCCAAACGGTGTGTTGTGCGCAAGCTGACCGGCCTAACATCACCTACAAAAGCCGGCCTACACGAGGGCCGGTTCGACGTGCGAAAGCACGGACTGTGGCCTGTCCCCTGAAAGACACGGGGCAATGGTGATACAACACACCGAACAGGGGCGGGCGCACGCCCGCGTCGCCGCCCCTGCCACTGTCCCTGTGAGCGAACACAGGGGGACAGGCCGCCAGCGGTCGAGCGACCGGCCAATCGACCGCTGGCACCTTCTAACATCGCCCGGCTTTCTGTCCTTCGCTGGGCGGTGTTGCCAGCGGCCGGCCCCGGTCAAGTGTACGGCCGCTGGCATTTCAGCTGCCTCCTGCCGGGAGCCTGTCCGCCCCGGCCCACATCGAAATCCTTCACGCCGCTTTGTTAAGCGGGTGGATGATTGTGCCGGCAGCCCCCTGCCCGGCCTACAATCCTCTTACCCACTTCTCAAGCTCGTGATAGGATTACCGATGTGGATTTCATCCATCTTTGTCTTGTAGGACGACCTTTGCTTTACATATTGGGGAACCCAATGCTCCGTTTCATCGAAGATAAGTGCGTCCAGACACCACAGAACATGTTGGTGATTGTAGAGGCCGACACCCCGCCCGAATTGACCAACCGTCAGGCACGCGACGCTGTGCTGGTCTGGGCCAGGCGACAGGGCTTTCCGGCCCGAGGGATCAGTGGCATCCCACAGACCTATCCTGTTGACGCGAAGGGTGAGACCAACCCCGAGGTCGTGATGGGCAAGGTGCCTACCGCTGCACATCGAGCTGACTATCAACTGAGCGCCGGGATTGTCGTGTGAAGATACCTTTCACCATCCATGCCGTAAGCGAGGTAACACACACGCTTACGCCAGCAAAGCGGCACCGGCTGCTCCGGCTGCTGGGTAGAACGGAAGAACGGCTCGACGACGGCAATATCGAGCTCACACCAGCACAAGCCCTGGTACTGTGGACAGCAGACGCCTTGATGGTGCGGACGGCGTTGCCGCTGGACCAGCAAGACTTCCTCCTCGAAGAACTCCACCGGACCATAGCAGACATCGGCCGACGCATCTGGCTGACGCTGGAAAAGTTCGAAGAGAAGGACGAGCGTGGTGACGTCATCACGGCTCACCTGATGCTCTGGGACTCCCGGTTCGTGTCCGTCAGTGGCAAGAGCGGCTACCTCGATCTGCAAAAAGCTGTCTGGTTGACGAAGCTGGACAGAGCGCCGCTGTGGACCCAGTCTTGTGACCTGACGACCCTCTTCATAAGCTACCGGGCACGGATGGCCAAGCTGCATCCCGGCAGGAGAGATACCGATGCCGAGCGAATACCAGCTGCTTGAGAATCGTCTGGCGACCTTCTGGCGCGATCCTCAGATGTTTGGCTTCAACCTCCTGGTATTGTTCATGGACGTCTACGGAGCCGAAGGCCTCAACTGGATGCCTGAGACTATCGAGATGGAGATCCGCGACGACAGTGGCGTCGATCTGCCGGAAGCCAACTTCGACAAGCTGCTGACAGCCATTTCTCTTCTTGTCACTGACAACTTCTTCGTGAGCCCGACAGACTTCACACGAGCGTGTGTGGTCCTGTCAGGCCATGTCGTGAACCCCGGTTCTCTGATCCTGCCCGACTGTGCCGATCTGGCCTGGGGCCTCACCGAAGGCATGATGATCAATCCACCTGACGAAGATAACGAGGCACCCTTCTCGAAAGAGATTGTTGCTTACGTAGGTGCGTGTCTGAATGACGAAGGTATTCTGAACCCTCCTGATATCCTGCGTATCGGCCTCCGTGACAAAGATTTGGCTGACAACGCACGGTACAGCTTTTCCGACGACCCGGAGATGATGGCGGCGATTTCTGGCTTCGAAGAAGACAAGACGTCGTCCATCAACTCTCTGGTTCTCAACCGGCTCAAGGACCTGTTCGCGCAACTCCAGTTGTTGCCCCTCAAGAACGGTCAGGCCGTTGCTGTAGCACGGAAGATGATGGCCGGGCTGGCCCATCAACCCGCTAGCGGCTCACCGCTAAATTCACCCGTTTGAGTATTGGAATACATGCAGTTGTCGGTACCACGGGGTGCCGGCGTATCGCTGCGCGCGGAGATCCGATGAAGACATCGTTCGTTGATGACCTGGTTTACAAGTTCAAGTCCGGCTTCCCGGTTACTGCCGTCAATACGACAGAGACAGACCGCTGTATCCAGGAGATCAAGACTGCCGGCTGGTTGATGGGTGAAGGTTGCAAGGTCACACTCACGCCAGCTGACCGCAACCTGTTCAAGACCCTGTTCAACACGTATACGGAATACAGCTGCCCGCTGACACCTTCTGGCGAGTTGACTGCGGACATCAAGAAGCTGGTCGCTCTCATGCGACGGCTTTGCCACGAGAAGTCCGAGGCCGCGGCAGACGTTGACCGACTGCTCGATACGGTCGGCTACCCGGTCATTACCTGGAGCCATACCGGGGGCTTCGATAACGGCGCCGGCGACGTCGAGCTGGACCAGGCGCTGGTCATGGCGGCCCAACCGTATGACAGCAAGGCACGCGACAAGAACCCGCTGCCGCGCTTTTGCATCCTTGTGTACAAGAACGCGAACGAGTTTCTGGACCCGCCCGGCCCGGAGTGTGCCCGTTTCCGCTCAGCACTACACACCATCTTCTGCGGCAACCGGCTCGTTGACGGCAGCATCCGGCGGCTGGTTATCATGCTCCAGCCAGACTGGACGCCGCACACACAGATCGCTCACTGCGTCAACTTCGTGGAGTTCGAGCCACCGAACGAGGAGCAGCTCTCCCACGAAGTCACGTATGTCGAGGAGTCGTTGCAGTCTTCCAAGCGGGACGTGGTGAAGACCTGCCCGACCGAGCTGCGTAAGCCCATCATTACGGCACTGCGAGGTTTCACCCAGCACGAAGCCGTGAATGCGCTGGCCTACTGCATCGTCAAGCATCGTGGCTTCTGCCCAGACATGGTACCCACCTTGCACGGGCTGAAAGCCGAGACCTTGAAGCGGGACGAGGTCCTGGAGTACATCGACGCCGAGTACCTGGCCACCACGGATCAGATCGGCGGCTACGAGAACTACCTGGAATTCATCAGCGAGTGCCAGGAGTGCTACACGGACGAGGCGGCCAAGGCTGGACTAAAGAAGCCCAAGGGCGTGCTGCTCCTGGGCCTTCCTGGATGCGTAGCTGAAGACACGATGGTCTCTTACCGTCGGGGTAAACGAACCGGCAACAGAAGTTTGCCGATCAACGTCTTTTGCGACAAGGTGAATGGCACCGAACATCATCATGCTGGCGTGAAATGGAAGCCAGGATTGGATACGTATTTGCAATCCTTCAACCCGGAGACTGGAAGGATCTTCTATAACCTAGTCAAAGGTGTTTACAAGAAGGGGCGTAAACATTGCATACGTATCATCACCGATAACGCTGGCTCAGTCACCCTGACCGATGACCATCCAATTATGACGGCTGAGATTATTTTCAAAGCCGCCGGTGAACTACGAGTTGGTGATAAGCTTCTGGTGCGTGGCAATATGCACCCCACTAAGTTGGCCAATAAGACGGCTCCAAAACATAAACGCCGGGTCACGGTTGAAACTCTTAAATATCACCCTCGCGGCTGGCCTCATCCGGTAAAAGAGCCAACGACCGGTAAGGTTTACACCTATCTGCGGCAGCACCGAGCCAGGCTGGTGCTAGAAGCACATATGAACGGATTGGCCTATGAAGAATTCATCCGAATTCTGCAGAAAGAGCCGACAACGGCTTCAGCATTGAAGTATCTCGAAGATGGTTTGGAGGTTCATCATCAGAACGAAGATCCAACCGACGACCGTCTGGAAAATCTGCTGGTACTGACAAAGCCGGCTCATACGAAGTTGCACTGTGATGAAAGTCGTTTCAACGTTGCGTATACAACTGAAGCGACTATTACCGGGATCGAAGCTGTCGGTTACCGCGAGACATATGACGTTTCCATGGAAGATCCGTACGCCAACTTCGTGGTTAATGATGGGATCATAGCCCATAACACTGGGAAAAGTATGGTGGGCATGGCCACCGCCCGCATCATGAGCCTGCCGCTTGTGAAGTATGACTTCGGCAGTGTATTCGGTGGCATCGTCGGCCAGAGCGAAAGCACCCAGCGTCGCGTGTTGAAGCGGGTGACAGCTCTCGGCCCGTGCGTCCTGCTGATCGACGAGGCGGATAAGGCCTTTGCCGGGATGGACCAGACCATCGGTGATTCCGGCACCGGCCAGCGTGTCTTCGGGCGGCTCCTTACATGGATGGCCACCGAGAACACGGATGCGTTCATCGTGATGACCATGAACCGGCTGAAGGGTGTCCCCGTCGAGATGCTGCGTGCCGGCCGGCTCGACGCCACTTTCTACACCGAGTTCCCCAGTCCACCAGAGCGGCAAGAGATCCTGGCCATTCACATGAGGAAGAATGGCGTGGATCCCAACTGCTTCGACCGCAACGACTGGAAGACCCTGGTCAATATCACGGAAGACTTTGCCGGCGCCGAGTTGGAACAGCTCGTCATCAAGGCCGTACGCACTGCCTGGAAGGCAACCAAACTGGTGCAGCCGAAGATAGCCCACCTGGAGGCCGCGCGGGTCTCTGTGAACCCGGTCGCGCACCTTGACAGAGAGGGCATGCAGAAGATCCTCGAATTTTGCCAGGACAAGGCCACGCCTGTCAGCAAGAAGAAGCGTATCGCCAAGTCGCAGGTTGGTCGGCTGCGAAGCAGCATCCTGGTTGACAACCCGGAGAACAACTAATGAGCCTTCAGGGCTTTTTCGTCACCGCTCACAAGCAGCTGGCCGTAGCATTTGACAGGCTCGACGGGGCGCTCTCGCACCTCTTCCAGCCTGTCATTACAAGCGGGCCACTGTTTGAACTGGTCAGGGACACTCACGCGACTGATTGGGTGTGCCAGCATTACCTTGTCGAGGACATCACACCCGACACGGCGGGCAGTGACACAATCTACACTGTTACCGTTGAACTGCAGTGCAAAGGAAAGCAAGACCCCAACAAACCGGATGTTGGCAGTCAGCTGATCGCTTTGGTTGAGATCCCAGTCACCAAGAATGGCCTATGCGAGCTGGAAGTCATTTCCTGCACCAAATACACAGGAGACGGAACAGAACTGGAATGAGACTGCCACTGACCCTGACGAACGACGAAAGCCTGGCAGCGGATCGTGTATGCGGTCCCTGCCAGGCTTGTTGTCATACCGTTGCCATCGACGACGAGGCCCTTCAAAAGGCCGAAAGGGAGCGGTGCTCTAACCTCTGTGCCACTGGCTGCAGTATTTACCCTGACAGGCCCAAAACTTGCAGAGAGTATCGTTGTGCGTGGTTGTCAGGTGCTTTGCAAGGTGATGAACGGCGGCGGCCTGACCAGCTCGGTCTGATGTTCCACTGGTCCGTCAACCACTGGTTCGGGCTCTTATTGATGTGCTGGGAGGTTCGACCTTTTGCCAGCGAGGAACCGGCGGCTAGCTATCTCTTGAAGAACCTATCACAGAAGCATTTGATCTGTATGTTCCTCAATGATCGCGGCGACGAGCCAGGAACCAGAAAGTTCATTGGTCCGCCGCGTCGCATGGCTCAAGTTGCCGAGTTCGCGGAGAAGCATAAGGGACAGAAACCGGTTTGAAGTAGTGGATTTTTCGAGGAGCTAATGTCCAATCCAACTGACGAACTTCGGGATATCGCTTCGGTAACCCGAGAACTGAACAGGAACGTTCTCTTCACACATGTGTCTGTGCATCGCTGGCGCGGGCATAAGGAAGTGGAAGCGGCCACCATCAAGGTCGAGGGCGAGACAGCGACTGAAACACTGGTGACCAAACCGCGGTGGAAGCTGCTCGACGACGAGTGGCAACGTAAGTTCTCCAGGGTGGAGACCCTGCTACGCAACATCGTTGCCAAGGCCTCGCCGGCTTTCCCAATCCCCGGCGTCTATGTCATCCCGCGGCTGCGAGCCCGGCAGTTGTTCGAAGCGGTAGACGAGGTTGCGAAGGAGCAGTTCTACCCGCTGGCGGAGGAGTTTGCCGCTACGTGGCCGTCTTACGTGGCCAACATCCGGCAAACAGCCACAGAGGCTCAGTGGGCGCAGATCAACAAAGCCTTGCCGACCACAGCCACTGAGCTGCGTAAGAAGTTCCGTGTCACGAAGCACATCATCCCGCTGGCCGGCGGCGCCGGTCTCAGCGTGGTAACACTTCGTGACATCTTCACGGACCTTGAGGCAGACCTGTGCAGCAGGCTGCCGCTGTCCGAGCACAACAAGGAGATCATCACCGCCACATTGCAGACCGCCATGGGCAAACTGCTGCAACACACAGGTGGTGAGTTGACTGGGGGCGAAGCGGACAGCTACGCCGTCGAGATCGAGCAGGCGACACGGCAGTTCATCCAGGACACTGCTTCTGTGATTGCTGGCAGCGTTACTCAGGAGCTAAAGGACGCCGTCGATAATCTGGCCGGCCGGCTGGAAGAACACGGTGTGGTCCGCGACAGCACCATCGAGCTCGTCAAGGCAGCCTTCGAGAAGTACAAGTCGTTCAGCTTCGCAGCCAACCCGGCCACGCTGGCTCGCATGCACCAGGTCGAGCACCAACTGCTGCACCTATCGCACAAAGAGCTCAACCAGGACAACCGGCACGGCGACGGCTCGATTGCGAAGGGACTGTCGGACGCACTGAAGGCCTTGCGAGCCCAGGCAGAACAGGACTTCGCGGGTTCGGCAGCGTTTGGCCGCCGGCTCCGCACGATCGAGGTTTGACAAAGAGGAGCCGATGAATCGAGAGAGCCGTTACGATCCTTATTCCCTCTGGCTTGTCTTGCAGAGCCAACCAGACAAGACGCTGGTTCACAGCTTCGACCACGGAGACAAGGCCATGGAATTCGCCAAAACATATGACCCGCAGACCGGACCGTTCAAGCTGGCCCGGACTGCGCTAGAACAAGTAGCGCCGGTACTGGCCGCTGCCGCGCAGGTAGCGATCGGCATCATACGGTCCGAGAAGCACGCCTCGCGTAAGCTTCATGGTGCGGCCAACTTCCTCGAAACGTCCCTGCGTTACGCAGCGATGGACCGTGACCTGCCGGAGCTTTACAAGGCGACACGGCGGCAGTTCATGTACGGGTCGCAGGTGCTGGCCGACAGGGTGCAGGCTGCTACTGATGCCCTGCGGCCCTATCTCGATCTGAAGCTGGTGATGCGGTGAGGAGTAGAGGACCTCGGCGTATAAATCTAGGGCATCTCAAGGAGGTTTACTACGCTGTATGGCTAGATACCTTGTCTTTCGAGCTTGAGCATATCGGTGAAGATCTTGCCTACTTGCTTGGCGCGATGCTCCAGGGCGAATGCTGTGCATGGCCCGAGCACAGGCCGCTTGTGAAACTTCTTCGGAAGCGGTTTCCGAAGACGCACATCGTGTGGGACTACATCAGCATAGACGAGGAGGCATAACCTTGTCCCATATTACCAAGATGGAAATCGAAGTCACCGATCTTGATTCGCTCAAGGAGGCTTGCGAAGAGATCGGCCTGGAATTCAGAGAAGGTCAGGAGACCTACAAGTGGTTCGGTGCTTCCGTTGGCGACACGCCCATACCGGAAGGCGTTGATGAATCGCAGCTGGGACACTGTGCGCACGCGCTGCGTGTCCGCGGCAAGCCCGGTGCCTATGAGATCGGCGTGGTACCCAACGCTACCAGGACGGGTTACCACCTCTTGTGGGACTTCTGGGCCGGCGGTTATGGCCTTCGCGACGCTATCGGCGACGAGGGCAGCAAGCTTCTCCAGAAGTACACCGAGAAGAAGGTGCTCAAGGAAACGCGGAAGGCCGGCTTCCGGCTGGCCAACACCGAGAGGAATTTCGCTGATGGCTCTATCAAGCTCACGCTTCGTCGCTGAGCCTGAACGAGATCCATGGCGAATGGCCATGCAGCTGGCTGTCATACGCGGGCAACTACCGGCCTTTAAGCCGGCAGATCTTGAACCCGGCGTCAAGTTCTTCGTGCTCATGCTTGAACAGGCCGGCTGTGAGACCATGTATAGCTGTGAAGGCCATCCAGGCGGCTTCTATATCGTGTTCCGCGCGCCGAACTACAGGCGAGCATTCGACATCGATCGCTGTGACTCGGTATTTACCACTGAGCTGGACCACCGTGAGCTGGTTTTCAGGCTCTCGCTCATGGTAGCTGAACACGGGGATACTTCGTGGGATGATGACAAACGATGCCGACGGCTGAGCTATCTGGCGAAACTATGGGAAAAGCAACTTGGCCGTCTCAAAGCTCTGGACGTACTGGAGGATAAATGCAGGAGATCACTATCACCATTGATCGCCTCGGCAAGCCAACCATCGAGGTGAAAGGTGTCAAGGGACGACAGTGCCTGAAGGTAACCGAAGGACTGGAACAGTCGCTCGGTGGTAAGGTTGTAAGCCGCGACGCAACTGCTGACATGTTGCCTCTCGGTAGCACCACCACAACGACCGCCAAAGTCACGCACTGATGGACGTCACGCTGTTCATCGGCCGTGACGGCAGTTTGACATTCCTGTACGACGACATCCTTATGCAAGCCCTTCGTGAGCTGGGTCCTGCCAGCACGCGAAGGGCTTCTAACGTTGAGCCCACTACAGACGGTAAACACTGGCTCGCCGACATGTCGCCCACAGCCGGCCGACCAGTAACTCTTGGTCCTTTCGAGACCCGCCAGGAAGCTCTGGATGCCGAGGCAAATTGGCTCCTGAACTTTCTGGTGGGCACCATATGACGGGTAGTATTCGAATACTCCTACACAGGATGCAACAATGCCACGCGCAAAGCGCACTACCGTTACTCATTCCGTCAGCAAGAGCTGCGACGGCGATGGCGATCCATTTGAGCTCGGAATGCCGAGTGAAGAGACGACTGTGGACCTGATCCGTTACCGGGTCATTGCCGAGCTCCACGTCGATCAGAAGATCGCTGAGCTGACCGCGATCCTGGCAATGGCCGTCGGCACGGGGCCGGCGGCTACAGCAACGCCCAAGACCAGTAAGTGGGCCTGGAACTACGCCACGTTTGCTGACGCACAGGCCGCTCAACGGCGACTCGCCGATCTGGCAGCGGCCAACAGCAACATCCGGGTCAAAAACCTGACCATTCAGGAGGTAGCGTGAACTGGCAAAAGTTGATCGACGAGTTCGAGCCCGTTACCCTGGAGCGTGGTGACCTCACTGTCACCTTCGAATACTGGGATGGCGGGCTCGACAGGAACTACTTCAACCCAGCTGAGCCGAAGGACGACAAGCCGACGCTTCACCTTGCCGTCTACCGGGATACGCCGAACGGTTTCGAAATGGAAGCCGCATTTGCCACACGGCTTTTGATCAGCGACAGCTTCGAGACGCTGGTCGCGCATCTCGGCGCCATCTTGCCACTGGTCACGCACCAGGCGGATTACCAGATCCTCCTGCGTAAGGCTCCGTTCGTGTTCGCGGACCGTTCACCAGGCGTTGTGAGCCCGGCCTATGCCTAACCTCTATGAGATCACGGTCCGTTTCAGAGACGGAGAGCTATACGGCCGTACTAGTGTACAGGTCTCGGCAACTGACGAACATGACGCCAGGGAAAAAGCGCTCGATGAACTGGCTGAAACGCAGCCCTGGGATGAAGTGACGGATGTGTGGGTGACCAAGCTCAACGACCCGCCGCCATCGCCTGACGGCGAGCCTCCGCCAGCTGCCTGAGATAGTTGTTGCTGAACTGCTTCGAGTAAGCCGAAGCTTCCTTGACGATCGGCTTGATGCCGAAGTCAGACATGAACTTTTCCAGGGCTTCGACGTCGCCCCTTGGCAAGGTCTGAATGAAACGGGCGGCCTTCTCGGAATCGACGTACAGGCCGTCGTTGGTCATCTGATCGGCGAAGTCGTCGCCGAAATAATCTCGCACCTCGCCGAGCTTCATTCGCTCCAGGTCGGCGAGCTTGTACATGTTCCCCGTGGTAGTGCCGACGTGTTCCCTCACAGCCTCGGCCATCTTCTCCCTTGTAAGACCGAACAACACATCCTCCACACGCGGCAGGTCCGGACCGTAGCCGGAAACAAGTCCGGCTGTTCGGTCAAACTGGTCCACCACAGCCGCTACCTTGACGCGGACGCCTGGCTCTCGTAGCTTGGCGGGATGTTGCGCGATCATTTTGGCCAGCTTCAGCATCTCGGTTTGAAGCTCGCTCAGAGGACCCGGTCCCTTGCGACTGGCATGTACCCTGGTAAGAATCATCTCGGCCGCTTCGTGTGAGGAGCAGGCACCATGCCCAGCCTGCTTCTCGACGAACTCGTTCAACAGGCCCAGCGTTACGCCCAGCTGGGCCTGCTTTTGCAAAATCTTGTCGGCGATCTGCTGTCGGACTTCGAAAGTCATGGCCGGGTGGTCCCGGTGCTTGTGCAGGTAATCGGCAGCCGCCTTCACTTCGGCTGGGTTCTGAATGCGGTAGCGACGGTGCTTGCCGCCATCATCCTCCCAGACAAGAGCAAAGTCTTCATCCGGCAGCAGTGCGTCACTGTTCGGCACATTGGTGTCGAAAGCTACCTTGAGCTGCCGGATAGAATCATGTATGCCGTGGACTTCGGCGCAGTGCATGATACGGTCTTCGACTGCACTGGCATCGACAGGGCGGAACTCAGCCCTTTTGTCCAGGAAAAAGGCCATGCTAGCCCACGTGGCTGCCGCCGTGTGACACGGAAACATGCGGTGACGTGGGTCACCGTAAACCTCTGCCGGCAAGTTGTCTGTGCCACACAGCTCTTCCACAGACGCCTGCTTCACGAAGGCCGGTGGCTGATAGAGCGTGACAAGCCGGTAAAGCTGACGGCCACTTACATCACGAGACTGATCCATGACGACTTCTCCGGATCGAGTTCCTGAAAACTTGAACCTGCTGGTGGACTGGACGAAAGCCTTGACAGCGATGGACGTCGGCGGTGTAGGCAACTACTTGCCATGCACGGTGCGCTGCCCGGGTTGTGCAAATAACACCTTGACCATCTATCAGGATACCACGCTCGGTGGTCAGTGGGGATACTGCAAGACGTGTCGGCTGGGCGGTGACCTGATCAAGTTGGTTAGCCGCTGGACCATTGGACATTTACACACCGCTTTGGCGTGGTTATACAACCGCCAAGCGCTTACCTGTGCCGCTTTGCCCAGCACAGAGAGACTCAATGCTTATGACGCCTGGTATTCCGAGCGCATCAAGCAGACGACACTCTTCTGGGGACAGGCTCAAGTGAACCTTGTCACCGGGAAGGAAGGTGCTTCAGCCTTCCAGTTCATTGACGAGACCGATCGCTCCAGGCTGGCCGACGGCATTGGCCGTTTCGTCGGCGTCGCCACCCGAGAACAGGTCGCGGCTTTCCTGGCACCACACAACATACGCCATCTCTTTCCACCTGCCAAGCGGCACGGCGTTCGTCGCAGCTGGCAGAATGCATTGATCATCCCCTTCCAGGATTTCCCTGGCCGCATCTCCGCCTTCGCCCATTGCATCCACGAGGGTTACCTGGAGCCTGACGTTGCATACGTGGGGACAGCCTCCGCATTGCCTAACAGCAAGGTCCAAAGGCCTGGCGGTATCGCGATGCTTGACGCCCTATTGCAACCTCCTACGGAGCCATTCCATGACACCGCGTTCGTACTGCTGGACCCGATCCTGGCACTCCACCTGCAAACCCGACACCTGGCACACAGCCTCGATTACAACCTACTGCCCGTGGTTGGACTCTGGCCCGGCGCCGACGAAGCCCCGCTCCGCGTATTGGCTCCTACACAGAACCTGGTCTTCTGGGCGCCCAAGCTGACGGCAGATGTATTCCGTCATGCCCGCAAGGCTAACGCCAAGATTGCGGTCTGCACAGCGGCCCGGGAGAAGCCAGAGAAACAGCAGAGCAGGTACGCAGTCTCCAAGTGGTTGAAGGACCGCGAAGACCAGGCATTGCCGTGGGGTACTGTTCTTGAGGAACACTTACGCACCTTGCCGCCCGTGGAGGCAGAGGCTCTCCTGACCCAGGCCGGTCTGACTGGTGAGGAGCTGCGGCAGTTCATAGCCGGTTGCGGAAAGGTCTTGCGCGAACGGCTTGGCACACTATTCACCCAGCACGGCTGCGACAAATGCGTGAATGTCAGCAAACACACTGTCATCGAAACGGAGCGAGGCTGGGAACTGCTCAAGCCCCGGGAGTTGATCTGCGACGCCAAGTTGCGTGTCGATGAGGTTATCCACCTGCCGGGCAGTGGACGCAGCTACGGACAAGGCTACGTTGTCTACAAGGGCGAGGAGTTACCTTTCACAGCGGAGCTTCACGAGCTGGAGACCAAACCCTTCCTCTTCATGAGAAAGCTGCTCATCGAGCACAACAAGGGGCTGCTTCACGCTAATCAGCAATGGCAACGACATGGCTGGAACATTGCCCAGCAATTCCACCCGCCGAAACTGGTTCGTGGTGTGGACCACTATGGCTGGGACCCTGTCGAGAACCGTTGGGTCTTCCCTGGTTACTTCATCGACAATCTTGGCAACGTCCACGAGCACAAGTTGCCGCGGCCGAAGGTGCGAGGCCTGCCGGCGCTGAATCTCGGCAAGCCACAGGAGTTGCTACCTGATCAGGTTGAACTGCTGCATAAGTGGAACGATCCGGCTGTGCCAGCACTATGGTCTCTCCTGACGGCAGTGTTGCACAACTTGCTGGCAAGTCCTTACGCCTATGTCGCTTCCGGCATTGCAGTCGTTGGTGACGAGTCTGGAAGACGGGACTGTCTGACGCTGGCGCAAGCGCTGGGCTGCCCCATCATGGCCTCGTCAGCCAGCATGCCAGCTGGCATTGCCGAGCGAATCCAGAAGGAGGAAGCCGACTCCGCATGGCCCGTCCCCATCGAGGGCTTCAAGCGAAGCCCTGGCTGGCGGTACTGGTTCGAGTTGAAGCCACACAACTGCGTCCTCGGTCTGGACGAGCTGACAGCGTATGTGGGGATGGTCAATGGAGGCTGGTTCTATCTGGAGGCTGCCAACCGGCCCGCAGTGGAACCAAAACACCTGGAAGTAGCCGCCGTCATGCTGCCTAGCTTCCTCCAGTGGCTGGCCAAGCGGCGCATGGAGCGGACGCTCTGGAGTGAGTCCTTGCCACTGAATCAGGTTATCGCCGACCTGAGTGCCTGGTTCAGGGAAGCTGGCGGGGCTGTTGATGTGGCTGCCAGGATGAATCGCAAGCTAACCGGCGAATACAAGGGCTGCGTCACAGACTATTTCGCCAAGCTCTTGATGAAGCTGTACGAGGAAGGAGCCATTCTTTCACGGCGCGTCGGCTTCAAGTCGGCACAGAAGACATCGGTCATCTTTATGCCGGAGCGCGACGGGCTGTGGATACCGAAGTCCGGCGTGAATGTCGTTCTCGGCCATCGCAACCTGCCCGGACTGAACATCGATCGCGTGACCAGGGCTCTGAACGACGAGAACGTGTTGCTCGACGAGTGTGATTGCCAGGGCACAGCCGGCTGGCTGGTCACAGAAGCCTGGTGGAACGAGCAGCAAAAGCAATGGCGTGGTGGGCGTAAAACAGAGCTCAAGCTAGCGAGGTGACATGGCTGAGAAGAAGACGATCTTCTTCCTGGAGATCGTCAGCGAAGGGACGGTAATCAGCGGCACGGCACATACAACAGAGGAGCATGCCAAACACTGGTTGGCTGAATGGTGTCGAAGTCAGTGGCTAGAGCAAAACGAGCTCGATCCTGACGATTTCCTCAATCCGGCTGAGGTCGAACTGATAGAAGATGAGTGGGAAAAGCCGTTGTCCGATGATGACAACGAAGCCACGAGCACGTACTTCGAACACTGGGATCCAGAGGAAAGCTTCGATCTCGACGAACTGCTTCTTGACCCGCCGCTTCCTGGTGAAGAGCCTGTTGAATCAGGGCATCCCGAAGAAGCCGTCTAGGTCGTTGCCGCCGCCCATTATCCACGGACTTTCCGGCGCCACCATGTTGAGCTGCTGCTCTGATAGCTTGATGTTGGCCAGAGCAGCCGTATCCGGCCAGCCTCGCTGCCACCACAAAGCACAGCACGCGAAATTGACGGCATGGGCGAAGTCGTCCTGCTGACCAGCCGCCCGCATGATCGTGTAGATATCCCGCCCGCGGGCCATCTCGATCTTGTTCTCGGTCAGGGCCAGGAAGTCGCGTATGAGCCCCGGATTGTCCTTGTTCTCGTAGTCGTACCTGAAGAAGCGGATCTGGCCCAGCTTGATCATCAGGCAGGTCAGAACCAGGCTACGCGCCTTGTCGAGGATCCAGTAATCTCGGGAGTGCTTCTGCTCCGAGCGGTGGTAGACCATGATGTTCTGCGTGGCAGTAGCCTGATAGACAAGCGGCACTACACGCTCGATCGGCATACCGGAGTGTACGATCAACGCTTCGCGGCCAGAGCCGGCGCCGTTGTAGTCGTGGGCTAGCTGGTCGCAGCTGAACGCGTTGAAGACCTTCATGACGTCCACAGCTTCTTCGATCTGCATGGCCGGGTTCAATAGTTTCCGTCCGTAGATGACGTCGATCCTGCCATCGCCGCGCATGCCGGCAACAGCCATCTTTGTATACGAAATGATCTGGCTATGGCCTTCGATCTTGTTGCTGTCGCCGCCACCACCCCAGTCCACGCCAAGCACACAGTTCGTATATTCGCGCCGGTGACTCAGTGCTTCAGTCGGCACTTTGCGGCCCAGCAGGTCGTTGTCCCACTCAAGCACAGACGCCTTGACCAGATCGGTTTCCGTTACCAGCTTGATGCCCTGGTCGCAGCTCTCGCCCAGCACTTCGTTGTCGAATGTGGCCGGTGAGGTGTTGTTACGTCCTTCCCGTTTGCCCAGCAACTCCTTCCACATGTCGTGGTCGGCGTAGTGGATGGGCATGATGATCTGCGGGATGTGGTAGCCGGGGAAGTCCCATCGCCTTTGTTCATACCGGTGGACCCAACGCCCCTGGCGAGGAAAGACAGATCGGCCACAGCCGGCACAGATAATCCCAGGGCGAGCTTCGCTGATGTCGGGATGAAGAGGCCCAATCATCTTGTCCAGATCGAGAGCCTTGCACGGGAAGTTCAGCTTGCCACACGCCTGACAGGGTATGGCCCACTCGGCCTGGCTGGAGTCCTGCCACAACGTTTCGATCGTGTTGTCGATGGTCTTGGGCGTGCCGGTGAAAAGCTTGAGCCGCCACGGGGAGTGTGAGCTGACTTCCTCGATGACCGGGATCAGGCTATCCATCATGTCCTGGACTTCGTCGTAGTTGATAGCGTCGGCCGAGATACCGCGGACACGGTCAGCATCAGTCAGTGCAAATGAGAAGAACATCTTTGAGCGGTTCTTGAAGCTCCGTTGCAAGACGGAGTTCTCTGTCTCTGTTCCGGTCCACATGTCACGCACTGGCGAGTCACTGATGAAGGGCCGGACATACTGTGTGGAGAAACGCCGCACCTGTTCGTAAAGCGGCGTGACAACAAGCGTGGTGAAGTGTGGGATGGCGTTGGACAGGGTTATGCTCCTGGCCGCCATGCTGGTGCTCTTGGCCACCTGCCGAGCTGTCTTGTAGAGCACCTCCCGAGCCATACGGCAGTTGAATACCGTTTCGAACGGGTAATGGTCGTCCAGTGTATATGGACGACCTTTCAGGTTCAGCAATAACGGCAGAAGCGGCACCATCGTACGCAAGCGGCCAGTTTCAGCCAGCTTGCGAAAGACAGCTATACGCTCCGTCCATGGCACCTTGTGGCCGCCGCTCGTTTCGGCAGCCAGTGCCATCAGCACCTTGCGCACCTGGTCTTCGTCGCTAACGCGGTGCTGACCACTATATGCAGTTATGGCCGCGCGTCCTTCTGTGGCCAACATTGTTTCCCCATATGTTTGACAGACTGTCATCCGACAGCTGTCCGTTTCGTCACACGTTACCAGCTACCTAGCTTTGAGGTAACCATGTCCAAGCGTGATTCTGACTCTCTGGTTGTCAACCTCGCCGGTCCGGTTGTCGTGAGCGGTTTGATCATTGCCGCTAGCGGTGGTGGTTTCATGCCGCTTCTGGGCATGCTGTTCGGTCTCTATCTTAGCAGCAACGCCCTCAAGGAGGTTGATAGGCATAAATAAGGAGGTAACGGTTGAGTGAGATCGTGATCTTGGCGCTGGCAGTGCTCTCGCTGCATACAGCGTGGTATGAGGGCAGCATGTTCGCTGTCTGGCGAGAGCATGTCGAAGCCTGGCGAGGGTTGAGCGGCTACAAAAAGCCGCTCGCCTTCGTCGGCGAACTGCTAGGCTGCAAGTTGTGCATGTCGATCTGGCTGGCCATCCTGCTGGCCGTCTTGTTCAAGCTGACGCCTGCCGTCTTCGGCGGCTGGTGGGTTCGTATATGCGATGCCCTGCTGGCTGCTCTGGCCGCGGCGGCACTCATCCAGGTCTATCACCACTGGCTGGATGAGTAGTGCAATACTCGTGGAGAGGTTCATGTCACCCGAAGCAAAACGCAAGATGATCTTCGAGAAGGTGCTGGCCACGCTGAAACGAGCAACGGACGGCGTGCTGGAAGACTATGCCGAGGTTGAGTCGGTAGCCGTGGTGGTTACCTGGAAGGGCGGACTCAGGGAGTTGCCCATCGGCTTTCTGATGGGACCAGCCGGCCCGCTCTCCGAAGCAGAGCTGGCAAGAACGATCGAACAACTGGCCAGGATGCTCGGCTTTGCCACGGCACAGGCTGAGAAGCTGGCCATAACGAGAGTGCAACACCATGCGCAGCAAGGCAACCCCACGAACGGAGACCAGGGTCCAAAGACAGATACGCAAGGTAACAGGGAGGACGAGTAAGCTTGGTCCTCTTGTCATGGCACCCGTCGGCCAGGTGCTGGGCGAGCTCGGCGTTGCACCAGACGGCTGGGACGCCCTGTTGGTTGGCGACGGGTCTGGCATCTCGTGGGACCGCGGCTGTGGCTGGGCGACAGTTCTCATTGACCATTACACCAACCTCCGTAAGGATTTTCGCGGCGCCATGATGCCGGGAACCGTGTACCTGAGCGAGCTCCTGGCATATTTCCACGCCCTTTTGTGGTACATTCGCGGCCCCGGCAAGATAAGGTTGCGTTCACTCCTCCACAACAAACCTGGCGAGCGGGTGAAGGTCCATATCATCACGGACAACGAGAGCGTCGCTCTTCAGGGCCGCGGCGAGTACTCTCGCAAGATGAGTGAAGAAGTCTGGGCCGGCATGGATGCGATAGCCATGAAGGGCTACGAGCTACACTGGCACTGGATGCGACGGGACAGTCTCGGCCTCAATCAACTGGTCGATCATCTGTCCAGGGAATCCCGGATAGCAGTTGAAGGTGTGAAGCTACCGCAGAATACTTCCATCTACGATTTCAACCGAAATGGAGAGACCGATGACAAATCTTGACCATCTGTATCAGGGCGTCAGAATGAGCGGCGACAAGAAAGTCGAGGAACAGTGGGACAGACTTAGTGGTGCTTTGTATGATCTTGATCGCCAGCACCCCGACCCTGTTACCGGCGAATTTGTTCAAGTGCGTGCCGAGATGTTGAATGAACTTCTACACGCGTATCGCGATATGACTGCCTGATTTCCCGGCATTTTTTGTCAGCTTGCCTGCTGAAGCCTCGACACATAGAATCGGGGTTCCGGCCAGTTTTCAGTTCGTCACCGGCGTCGAAGCCGGTTTCAGGAGAATACGTTATGTCGGCTACTCTTGTTGAAGGGCGTGGAACCACGCGCAACGGTACCGGGCGACATCTCGACACGATTGCCAAGCGGGACGGGCGACAGGTGCCCTTCGATCAGCAGAAAATCTTCGCGGCAGTGAAGCGATGTTTCGTCAATGGGACGCACACATCGGAGGATACGGCCCAGAACCTTGCCACGCAGGTCTCGACGGCCGCCATCAACGTTCTCAAGCATCACGGCGAACCTGTCTCTGTCGAGCATGTGCAGCGGGTGGTGATTCAGCAGCTGTGGGCACAGGGTCATTTCGAAGCGGCCGAGCACTACCAGAACTATCGGGAAGAGCGACGTCGTGCTCGTGAAAGACGACAGGCGATAGATCCCGCTGATACAAGACGAATCACCGAAGATGCTAAACATTTCCCAACGCCTATCCAGTATTTCCAGTTCCTGGATAAGTACGCACGCTGGAATGAAGTTAAGGGACGTAGGGAAACTTGGCGTGAATGCTGTGACAGGGTGTTCACCTTTTTACGCAGTCGTCCGGTTCTTAACAAAGTGCCGGAAGAAACCTGGGCCATGCTGGATTCTGCTGTGTATGGCTTACAGGTCAGTCCAGCCATGCGCATTGTGCAGATGGCTGGCCCGGCATTGGAGAGATGTAACTCTGGTGCGTTCAATTGTTGTTACACCGCTTGTGATGATCTGATTGTCTTCCCCGAAGTCCTATATCTGCTCATGCAGGGCTGTGGTGTCGGTTTCTCCGTGGAGAGCCATTACGTTGATCAGTTGCCTCGCATTAAGAAGCAGAAAGGGTCATCAGCACGGACACTCCGTATTGATGATTCGACAGAAGGATGGTGTCACGCCTACCGCGAAGGCATTCTGGCTTGGGCGAATGGCGACGATGTCGTCTTTGACTATTCGCAGATTCGACCCGAAGGAACCAGACTAAGCATTAAAGGGGGCTATGCCAGTGGTGCTCAACCTCTGCAACAATTGCTTGACTTCACGCGTGATATCTTCTTACGGCGACAAGGTAGCTGGCTACGCACTAGAGACTGCCACGATATCCTGTGCATGACAGGTAAGATTGTCCAGGTCGGTGGTGTTCGACGAGCTAGCGAGATCAGCCTATCTGACCTGGACGATACGGTCATGCGTGATGCTAAGAGTGGTAACTGGTGGGACACCAGCCCGTGGCTTGATATGGCAAATAACTCGGCCGTGTACCAGGAAAAACCAGATGCTGTGACTTTCATGACAGAGTGGCTGGCCTTGGCAAAATCTGGTTCTGGTGAGCGAGGTATTTTCAACCGTCACGGACTAAGTCGGCAAATTCCAAAGCGGAGGAAGAAGGTCCGTTTTGGTATCAATCCCTGTGGCGAGGTGATATTACGCTCTTGTCAGATGTGTAATCTCTCCATTGTTGTTGCCAGACCAAACGATACACCTGAAACGCTCAGCAAGAAGGTAGAACTGGCTGCCATTCTTGGTACACTGCAATCGACGCTGACTCAGTTCAGTCCGTTCCTACGCGATATCTGGCGACAGAATTGTGACGAAGAACGGCTACTCGGGGTGGATATAACAGGACAGATGGATTGTCCCCTGCTGCGGCCAGGAGTATCCGGTCGCGAAGAATTGCTGAAGTCACTGGGTAGCGTGGTACTCCGAACCAATGAGACATGGGCTGCGCTGTTGGGTATACCAGTTTCTGCAGCAACTACCGTTGTCAAACCATCTGGCAATAGCGCCTTGTTCTTTGGTTGCAGCTCGGGAATGCACTCCCGGTGGAGTAAACGTCAATTACGGCGTGTTCGCATCAATCGTTACAGCCCTATGGCAGCCTTGCTTCGTGATGAAGGTGTACCATACGCCACCGATCCATTCAACGAGACCTTACTGGTCTTTGATTTCTTGATGGAAGCACCGCCTGGTACACTCACTCGTAACGATATGACGGCCATCGAGCAGTTCCGTAACTGGTTGGTCTGGAAAGAGAACTGGACTGAGCACAATCCGAGCGCAACAGTCTATGTTGGGCCTGATGAATGGCTGGAGCTCGGTGCCGAAGTCTATAAGCACTTCGATATGATTGGTGGGCTGACATTTCTGCCAAAGGATGGGGGCACTTACCAGCTACCACCGAACGAAGAGCTTACGGAAGACGATTATGCTACCCGTCGTAACGTCTTTCCGAATATTCACTGGGAGAAGCTCTCTTACTACGAAGAGAGGGACATGACTACTCCTTTGGCCGAGATCGCCTGTGCTGGCGGCCGTTGTGAGCTGAGCTAAATCGCCATCTAGGCTTGAGTCGCCGCATGGCCCAGTACATCTTTTCTCGTTGGGCCAGTAAAACACGTGGAACACACTGGCCGCCTCTTGGTGACAATGGCAGAGCTGCAAACTTTAAGCCCAGATCGGCTTCTACAGCTTTAGTCACAAGATATGGGCGTAGCTGACGCAGGATAGCAGCGGTTTGAAGCTGCTGACACATCCAGGTATAGCTGGCGTTTGTTTGTGGTCCTCGCGGTGCGTGTTTCTGAACCGTCCCTTGTCCTGTTAGAGTATGTAATCGCTGCACGGTGGGTAGATGTCCCATTGTTACTCGCAACACAAGGCGGTAAACCGGGCTACGGCAAGTGGGTACGCTTTGCAGTTTACTGATGTGTATGCAACCCTCGCCATCAACGATACCTGCCACCCAGCCAAGCTCTATGTCAGTCATGTGAAGCTCCTATACTACACAACAATAGTAGTATAGCATATGCTCGGTTTCATCATCTCGCGACGCCGCGGTCGGCAGGACGTTCCTGTCGGACCGCGGTTTTGTTTGGAGGCATATAACGTGAGTAACATCAAGCACCTCGTCATCCGGAACATCACGGTTCGGAAGGTCGAATACGAGGTCACGGTTTCGGCGACGGGCCAGTTCTCCACCACTTGCAACGGACGGCAGTACACTGCCAACTCGCTTGCCAAGCTGCGGCAGAAGGTGGTGGAGGCCACGAAGCGCGGTCCAACTCGTATCGACGTGCCGTTCTCCCGCGTTGAGACGAACGGTACGGTGAGGCACGGCAGCGTGATCAGCCGGAACTCGTGGACCCGGGTGCTGACGGTCCGGTGGGAGGACACCGGCAAGACGGAGCAGATCCACGCCAACAACCTGAACGCCGTGTGCCGACTCGATGACGACAAGGGCGAGCAGCTGAAGAATCTGATTCTCGGCGTGCAGGAGGCCCAGCGCCGGCTCAGCGTGTACTGGGCTGAGCTGAACGTGAGTGTCGAGCAACGGGTGCAGGAGGCCGTGGACGCTGCCACGGTGAAGAAGGAGCCCAAGAAGGAAGAGAAGGAGGTGGAGCCGAGTAAAGCACCAACGAGCGAAGGGTCTGGTGACCCTGTGCCTGAGCCTCACCTTGAGGAAGTCGGACTTCCAGGAAGCGAAGTCGCAGCTACTGGACCTTATGCCTGAGCTGCCGGAGGCCATCTACGACATCGCTCAGATGCTGGCAGGGCAAAGTGACAAGGAGTCCTTTCACCAAATCTACTGTGACGCTACGAAGGAGTGATGGCGTACAGCGGTAACCAAGGACGCGGTGGTTACGACCACCGCGTCTTCTTTACTCAGGAGGATCCATGGCGCCTTACACCAAGACGCACAAGAAAAATGCGATGCCAGACGGTGACGATGGTTGGTTGGTGACCGAAGCCGATGGCACGGTTCTGGCAGTATGTTTGACAGAAACCATTGCTGAGATAGTTATGTGGGGCTTGTTGACTGGGCCGGAAGAAGTGCCCAATTACGAGGCCGACAAGCCATATGGCGAACCTGAAGAGACCCAAGAGGATACCAATGAAGAAGAAGACAGCTAACACAGCGCTACCGCCACGCCTCAAGAAGCCGCTCACACCCAAGAAGCTACGGGCCTTGTGTGATGAAGAGAACCATATCACAGTTGTGATTGCCGTCGAACTGGGCGAGCTGGCCTGCTGTTCCAGAGATGGCACGTATGAAGGGCTCAATGAGATTGCTGACGAGCAGATATGTGACGACCGCTTCTGTCTGCTGGACTTGTCTTATAGGCCTGTTGGTGTCGAAGGAGACAAGGTCCTGATCGAGGTCAGTGCCGATGCGAGTGACGCACTGGGAGACATGGAAGATGATTCGGCCGAGTGGTGCGACGAAGCTACTCTGTTAGCGGCGGAACATTCGTGTGGCCGATTGGTGTCAGCAACCGAGCTCAAAGACGCTGTGGCGCAGTATGCCATCTTCTCTACCCGCGAGCTGAACAAATTGCTCAAGGACAAGGAAAGGACCTTCGAGGACAACGGCGGCCGTGGCGTGGAGCTGGCTGACGATATCGACTCCATGCGGATGGCACTAGCCGTACGACGTGTGAAGAAAGAGAAGACGAAGGGCTAAGCATGCCAAAATACCTCGTCACTCTCGAAGCCCGCGTCACATATGACAGCACCGCACAGATTGAGATTGATGCTGACGATCTCGAAGATGCCACGGCTTACGCCCAGTCTCTCATCAGTGGCAACAACCATCTCGACGTGAAATGGGAGCGACTCGACGAGCCCCACCATGACGCCAGCATTGTCAGTGTCGAGCGGGTAGGCAAACCCGCAAGATCAAGGCGACCCAGAACAAGCTAAGCCAACTTTGGCGTCGTCCTGACTGCTCTGTTTGAAGTGTTAGCCGTAAGGATGCCCACCGATGGGCCAATATGCTTACCCCGATTTTCGCCTTCCTGACGTCTTCAGCAAGGGCAATACCAAGCTGGGTAGAGACGTCCTGACGTTTTCGCTTCCGGTGATAACCACGTGTCCCGGCAGCTCTTCCGTCTGTCGTGATCTCTGCTATGCCGACCGTGCCCAGAGCCGGTTCAGCACGCCCGCGGTCAGACGGTGTTACGAAGAGAACCTTGAACTCTCGAAGCGAGACGACTTTCATCTAATCGTCACAGACCTGCTATCGAGGCCGCGCCGTGACAACATCATGGTGCGTCTGCACGTCTCTGGCGATTACTATGACGAAGCCTACGCCCGAAAATGGCTCTATGTTGTCGGGCACAGCCCGCGTATCACGTTCTGGTGCTATACCCGCTCCTGGCGGGTCCCAGCCATCCGACCTGTACTTGAGGAACTCGGCGGTATGCCGAACATGAGTCTGTGGTACTCATGTGACAAGGAAACCGGCCGGCCGGTCGATTTCCATCCAGCAATCAGGCTGGCTTACATGCGGATCGCCGAGAGCGACAAGCCAGCCTACACACCCGACCTGTACTTTCGCGAACACGCCATCCGCAAAACAGTCGAGAAGCACGTGGGCGGCACCCTGGTGTGTCCGCCCGAGAATGGCGTGAGCCACAGCGTACGCTGCACAAGCTGCCGAATCTGTGTCGTTCGTTCGGATGATACAGCCAAGCGGACGAAGGATCGGTTTCCGCTGGAAGTATTGTAATACTCAACAACCTGGTGGCACGGAAGCCGCCAGGTCTGGAAGGAGAAACAAATGAGCGATCATCAGGACCTTGACTGTTTGTTGCCCAGAGAGCAGGTTGGCAGCGAAGCCTGGCGGCGTCGCTATCAATTTGCAGGCGGAGGGGTCCTTCCGGACTGGCTGATCCGGAAGCTCATCAAGATCGAGCCGTTCGCTGAGGCTTATAACGATTGCGTCGTCTCGTACGGCCTTGGTCACTACGGTTACGACATGCGTATTGGCTACGACTTCCGTGTCTTCACGCCGGTACACGGTGTCGTGGTTGATCCTGCCAATCTTGACGAGAGAGCTTTCGTTCATTTCGACGCCTTGCAACGAAAAGATGAACGACAGCGACCGTATTGCTTGGTACCGCCCAATAGCTTTGCGCTTGGAGTCAGCGTCGAGGACTTCACTATTCCTCGGGACGTACTTGGTGTGTGCCTGGGGAAATCGACCTACGCGCGTTGCGGTGTGGTAGTGAACGTTACCCCGCTGGAGCCGGAGTGGCACGGCAAGGTGACCGTCGAGATCAGCAATACCTCTCCGCTCCCAGCCAAAATCTATGCCAGCCAGGGCATTGCACAGGTTCTCTTCATCAAGGCACTTCGTACGTGCGACATCAGCTACGCTGACAAGAAGGGCAAGTACCAGGGCCAGACTTGTTTGACCTTGCCAAGAGGAGGGGGCTATGACCGCACGCAAGAAAGGCAAACGCAGCATTCGTGACCGGCTGGCTGCGCTGGTCGAGTACGAAATCGGTCTGTTCCCCGAAGACTTCACCGAGAGTGACCCTCTTGGCAGTTGGCTGGCAGACGACGAGATGCTCCAGTCCGACCTGGGCGAAAACATAGCCGACGAGTTCGGACTGGAGCTTGCGGTAGATGAGCCAATCTTCCACAAAAAGGATCTCACCTTCGAGGAACTGTTGGCATGGGTAACGCAGAAGTTGAAGCCGCACTGAGTATCAATGAAGATCCTCGCGATACCGGCCACATCATCAGAGTGTTGCAGGTGCTTGGTTTGTGCGGCATAGACCTCGGCAAGGGCAAGGAATTCAGTGATGACGCACTGAACCTTTTTGATCAGGCAGCAAAGGAGTACCACTTGGCAGCAACCAAGAGTTACATACGGTTTGTCATGGAGGGCAAACCGTGGCACGAGGAAGTAACCTTGTGGCGTGATCAGGAGTCGGAACCGTCGAAGGTCGCCCCGCTCATCTTGGCAGCGTATGACAAGGCCTCTCACGAAGGCTCACCAAAAGGACTATGCCGGCCCATCCACTGTGCCTCATTTCTGGTCTCGTTGTCACCGGCAACTCTGTATTTCCACTCTCGGGATGTGGCATCGCCCGCCGCCGGGCCTACCAGGGAGCAGGCCATCGTGGAAGCCATCGGCTATCCGATGCGCCCTTCACACGCCCCGTTGTCGCCGGTCCTTGACTACTTCTACATCGTCTACTGCATCAACCTGGCTGAGATGAAGGACCAGGAACTTCGGGCACGCTGGGAGGCCGAGATCCTCGGTATGACGCCGGCCTACATGAAAGAGCCGAAGGTCCAGAACCTGGAGGTCATCTACCAGCGTCAGGACATCGCCGAACTGGCCAAGTATGTCACCCGGCTGGCAAACCTGCATGCTCTGGGCGGACAGCCGGAGAAGCCGTTTTGAGCAACAAGGTCAAGGTCGCCTTCAGACACCTGTGTCTCAACAGGAAGATGCATCGTGTCTGGCTGATGACGAACGGCCAGCTGGTGTTCCCAGATCATCCGGACGGCATGAAGGAGCTGACTCGCTACCTGAATCTCACAGAATTGGGTGGTGAGCACTGTGCTTGTGCCGACATGTGGGACCTCTTTCGCCAAGGGGAAATAATGGCCTTGCCAAAAGTCCTGGCACGGGAGCGACAGCATCCTGGTCATGGTTACTATCTTCACAACCTTCCATGGCGTATCCGGAGACGTTACAGCAAGCTTGTTCGTTGGCCTTTGTCTGAGCCAGCAGAACCTTTGCTTCCGGATATTGACGAAAATGGCAAGCAGACGAAGCCTGACTTCTACAAGCGAGTAGTTTACGCTGTTGTAGTTGAACTGCGCAGACGAGGCCACCACGTCGTCGCGAAGGATAACTACACCACATTGCGTCTGTTGGGCAAAACCGACAAAGACGAAGTGACGTTGTTGCGTTTCACATACAGCGGTGGTGACGGCTTTTTCACCGTACACGCCCTTGGCAATATTCTCAGTAGTAGCACGATTTGCGGACGGAACATAACTGCTGACGAGAGCAAGAACCCGCCGGTCACATTTCTGGTCGAGTGCGTCGAGAGGCTACTCATTGGCCTGTTGCTCCACAAAGCCATTCATCGAAATGAGGATAAGTGGGAAACGAGATGTGAGGCCTCCGTGCGCTTGGCCGAGACCAATCACGGCGTGCCACATCTGACTATTGTGCCTACCGCTTCATATGCCACCGGCGGCTTCGATTTGAAACTCACCGACCTGACACCGCAAGCTATACGACTGTGTGTAAGAGAGCTCAGTCGGCTCGGTGGTAAGTTAACCGCCATTCGGAAAGCTTCTGCGATCAGACTTGATAACCCGAACCGTTTCCCGGGCGTACCTGGAAACGGCTTTGGGAAAGGCGAGGTATAGACATGGTTCGAAGACTGACGAAGAAACAACACCGCAAGAAGAAGCTCAAGGGCCGCGACGTACGTAAGCAAAGCAAGATTCCCGCCTGGCTACCCTTCCGGCAAGTTCCCAACGAAGAAATCATCAATCAGCAGCCTGAGCATATGCGAGAGCAGGCTGCCGCGTCGATTGCCGGTGCTCAGATATATGTCAACAACCACTATTACGTGACCGCCCGTCAAGTCCCGACCGGGTTCGGACTCATGTTCTGCCTGGAGATCCGGCGACACGATCAGGAGCCGATCCACGACTGGCGCGAGCTGCAAAAGGTCAAGAACATGCTCGTCGGCTCCGAGGCCGAGGGTGTGGAACTCTACCCAGCAGAGTCACGGCTCGTGGACGCCTCCAACGTGACCTACATGTACTGCTTGCCGGCCAAGACTGGTTCCGACAACAAGCCGCTCACCGACGAGAACGGACTGTGGCAGTTCCAGCAGTTCCCGTTCGGCTTTGGCAAGCGATTGGTCAGCGAAACGCCGACCAACATCAAGCAGCGGCCGTGGCGCAAGGAAGACCGCCCGAACGATCTGGTTGTCTTGACGCCCGAGAAGATCAAGGCGGCTTTCGAGGAGTTCGTACGCAAGCGTGCCGAGGCGCAGCGTGCCCAGGAAGAGGCCCAGGGGCTTCACCAGGGCGTCCAGGAGCTTCAGGACGCTGAGGAGCCTTCCAAGCTGCTGGACACGGTCCTGGGGGCCAGCAAGGCCCTCGTGGTCGAGAAGCGTGGACAGGCTTTTGTGGACAACATGTGCGGCCGGGTACTTGAGCTTGTCAATTACCGCAAAGGCTTGATGGCCAAGCAGCCACAGGCTCCCGGTGATGTCGAGGACGCGAACAACCTTGCCGGCGAGATCAACCGGATCATCAAGATGTTCGACGACGTCCAGAAGGAGGCAGAAAGTGCCGAACAACAAACTCCACTGGGTGACGGACTCCCTGGAGGAAGTGGTGAGAGTGGAACAAGCATTATTGCGACTGAGACCCCTGCTGGAGAGCAGCTCGACCATCAAGGAGAACCGGGAAACCATCCTTGAGTGCATCAGCTGCATCAAGAACAAGGTACAGAGTATTGACTGGCAGATGATTTCGCTTGCGATCGCTCTTGGATCTACTTGAGGAAGACATGTCTCGTTATGTGATCCACATCAATCAGGCCGTGCTCAAGCGTAACCTGAAAACAGGTGAGCGGGAGCCGGCCGTCACATTCAAGAAGAAATCGGGCGGCCGAGCTACGACCGCTCATCAGGTTTCCATGCGTGACGCGACCGGGCGAGAGCTCGGTCGCGTCGTCTGTTCCATCGACAAGCCGCTGAAGTGCGGCGCCAGGGCCTGGGTCGAGACTGCGTTTCTTGATCTGTGGCCTCTCGGCTTGAACGGGGAGCTTGTCAGTATTCCTGTTCATGCAGAGAAACGAGCGGTATGCATACCAATTGGCGCTATATTGCCAAAACACGTCGCCATTGCCACAGAGTTGGTTAACACCCTCGGCACAGAGGCGACACTTGACCTGATTTGTACATTAGGAGGAAAGTGATGGCCAAAGTCGGTTTCCTCTTCATCCGACGGGTTCGCTGCCGCGATGGCAAGATTCACAAGATCGGACTGACTACCAAAGGCCAGCTGGCTTTTTTCAACCACACAAAAGCTGAACTCAAGCGACTGTTGAACCTTGCGGCCGTCGGTGGCGAACTCTCGCGCTGCATCGGCATTTTGAAGAGTGTCCGCGGCGTTGAGTCCAAGGAGTGCTCACATCACATTGACTTCTCCAAGGAGAGTCTGACCAGGCAGTCCATGCGCAAGCAGCCCGCAAAGAGGCTTGCCTGGAAGATCCACAACAAGCTCAGGGCCAGACGCGGCGAGGAGCTGATTCCGAAGCTGAACCTTGAGCTTGTTGCACCAGAAGAGCGGACGAAGGTGTTTATGCAAGCCGTTGCCACGGTGCTTGCTCGACGTGGCATTGAGACGGAGCTTACCTCACACAAGCGGGCCTATCCGACGAAACATTGTGCTGACCATACCTACCACATGCTCAGCATCTCTTGTGCTCCCAAGCTGCGTAAGCGGCTCATTCACAACAGGAGCTATCACTACGTCACGATGAAGTGGTTTGAGCTAATACCCATGCCTTCGGCCGATCGCCTGATCGTTGCCACATACTACGGCACCTGGCAACGCGGCGGCGTGAGGCTGCTGAACTGGAAGTATGGCGGACGGATCGTTCGTAGCAAGATGCTCGACGTTGACGTAAGAGCCATAGCCGACAATATCGAGCGGTGTCTCATCTACAACCTGCAGGTTCTGCCGAAGGTCAGAAAGATACTCGGGCCTCCGGAAGGTAAGAGCAGAAAACACGAAGCGAAGGAGATCAAGCTATGACGACAGTCAGGAGGGACACAAAGCTCTTTCCGCTAACCTCCAGCGATAGCACAGCCAAACTTGAAGAACTGGTTCTAGCCGAGCTGCATCGGCAGGGTTTCGTTGAAGGCCCCAAGAGCCTGCACAAAGGCTATACGCTCTACAAGACGATCTCTGGCATACCGGTGAATCTGCGGTTCAGAGTCTATACAGGCGGCTACGTCTACGAGCTTGTCGTGTCCTGGGGTCCGACCATCGGAGAAACCACCTATCGCTACGCCAAGCCACAGGAAGAATTTGATGTCGGCCGAGTAGTGGCCAACCTGGTGAAGTATTTGAATACTCGCAAAGAGGAGTTGCAGGTCGTCGAATTTCACACTTTGCCGTTTGGAGCTTTCTTCAAGCATGGCGAGATAGAGTGCGTATATCTCAAAACAGAGACTGTCACACGCTCTGGCAATCGACTGAATGCAGTAGCGCTCGACATCGGGCTACATGTTGCGTTTGCGCCACACACCAAGGTGTACAGGATCGAATCACCGTTTGAGGATTAACCCAATGGCAGGCACCAGACTCAGGAAAGAGACGCTCCCCGAGAACCAGCCGTTCGACGCACAGGTGGTCATGAGGGAGCTGACTCGTGACTTCGAAGCTATCAGAGGCAAGTTGCGCGCCAGTCAGGACTTCGACGAGCGTGAACTTGAAGACATGCTCGACGACCTGATCAATTCGGCCTGCACCTTCAAGGCAGGTCTCAGGCGCCGTCGCAAGTTGCAGGACCAGATGATGCAGCACCGTCAGCAACGGTCAGCTGGCGGCACGAGTTTCAACGATATGATCAACGACTTCGTCAGTATCCACAGCAAGGAGGGAAAATGATCGCAGCCTCGAACCCGTTCGCCTTGCCCCTCGGTATCTATTTCATGGTCTTCGTCTTTCTGTCACTGCTGGTCCTGGCCGTCAGGTCGCCAGCCTATGGGCAGGAGAAGATCGGAGATATCCTGGCTGTCACCATCGTGATCATCATGGTGCTGATTGTCCATCTTGTGCTCGCAGCGATGTTCGACGCACCGGTCACCTGGTGGTTGTATCGCGGGTGATGTACGGTTGTACACCGGTATAACAAAGTAATACCGATCGCAACTGTAAGGTGGTCTTTGTCTTTCAGCCGGAACGAGTGCCCGGCATGCGGTCCGGTAAGGACTAAGCATGCCGGGCACGAAGTGCCGGATGCTCTTCTCCGTAAGGAGAAGTATGGGTTGAATGTCAACTTAGTGTACAGCCATGCTTCTTATATGGGTTGAATGTCGTCTTAATGTACCGACCATTTTTGGCTTTTCCGGACGACCTGCTTCATATATGGGTTGAAGGTCAACTTAATGTACCACCACGCGATGAAGGAGGATTCGTAAGTGTTAACCATAAGTCTTGATGATTCGGAAATCGACATCATTGTCCATGCCCTATGGGTCTTGCGAGAGATACGCCAAGGTCAGGACATAGACGAGATAGAGGCACTACGTATGAAGATGGCAGAACTACAGTCCGTACCAGAGGCTCAACCGAATGCCAGCGACACTTGACTACACCTTTCAATTTGGCAGACTGCCGACGAATCGTCCTAATCACATTGCAAGGCTGGCTGTTTGCTATCCCTTGATACATCCCAAAAAGGGCGCGCCGGTCAACTGGGGCAAAGCTATGGCCACCATTCTCGCGATGTGGCGTAGACAAGCCTCGATTCTATGCAGCTTGGGGTGGCTGAGGGTCAAGCACCCGGTGCGCTTGAGGAATTGCCATCCCAGCATGTTCGTGCTGAAGGATGAACCGCCGAAGGTATATACCTGCTGGTTGGAGAATCTCTGTCCATGGTGCTATGCCAGGCATACGAGCCGGGTAGTAAGACGAGTATTGCAAAACTACACTCCGGGCTCGGACATCTTCTACTACAGCCATGTGAACCGTATACCTATCGGCATGTTAGACTTCGATCTGCGCCGCGAGCTATACGTACGCGCCGGTCAGCCAAGACTGCTCAAACCTGTAAATCGTTTCACCTGTGCTGGTAGCATGTGGACGGTAACCCTGTCACCGGAGCAACACAAAGACAAGCTGTACTGGCAGCTCCATATGCGAATGCTTTGCATGGCCAAACCAGGGCGAGCTCCGATTTTGATACCACCGAGCTGGAAGTGTCAGATATTCAAGAACTCATCTGACGCCGATTTCAATGCAGCTCTGGCCAGGACATTTCGGTATCCTGTGGGTCTGTTGACCAGCCCAGCCCACTTGGTTATGAAGGCCATGGAAACGAGAAAGGGCCGTCGTTACAACGAAGTACTGGGCGCATTTCGTGCCGGAAAGAAGAAAGAAGATGAACCAGTTAGCTGAGGTCATGGACTTGCTCATCGAGCTGGAAGACGTAGGCGTATCGTCCGTCTTCACGGACGGACAGAGCATCTACCTGTTTCCAGCCTCGAAGCTGTCGATGCGATTGCAAGCTGACGTACGGTTCTACAAGCAGGACTTGCTCAAGGCAAACCTACCCCACTTGCCAAATCATACGGTCATGGTTATCGGGGACGTGGTCAAAATCTGAGGAGACACATGTCGAACGCACTTGACGTCATGAAGAGGATGGCACCGCTGCTGAATGCCGCCGAAGATCATGACATCCAGATCCTGCTGCTGTCAGGCTTCCTGCAACAGCGACATCCAACGATCGATCCTGAACCATTCACGGACGCAATGTCCAACCTTCTCGCCGCTGGCGGCTTGCCGCCAGCCGTGGGCGTTGAGCTGCTCTGCTGTCTGGTTGACAGGACCAGCGACGAGGAGAACCTGGCCAAGTATCTGAAAGTCGTGGCCAGGGCCAACGGCAAGAAAGCCGAAGAGAAGAAGGAAGAGCCGGCGCCGGTGGCTGCTGCGCCGCCCGAGCCTGTTCCCGAAGCGACAGAAGCTGAGAAGGAACCAGAGAAGCCCGCACCTGCTCCAACCAAGCGGCCAAGGACGGTGCTGGCAAAGCCAGCTCTGCCATACATCTTCCCGCTGAGCGTGCCAGCCCTGCACAAGATGGAAGGAATGCTCAAGCGAGCTGAGAAGGACAGAAAGCCGATTGAAGGCTTTGAGGTCGGCGAGGTGATTCAAAGCTACGTGCAGAGGTTGCCAGCACCTATCGAGACCGGCTCTTCCACACATCCAGTCACGGCAGTATACGTGAACCTGGTGAACAGCGAGGAAGGGCCCGTACTGGACGGCTGCCTCAAGGCTGGTCACCTGACCGTCGCCTCGGCACCGCCCGGCCGCGACCTTACCAAGCCGATGTTGCTCAAATACGGAGACGTCACTTTCAAGCTGGGCTTTGCCCCGGCGTCATAAGACAGGAGGCCATGGATGGCCCGTATCATCATACCGCCGCGTCCGCACGAACCAGGAAGGGTTCGTTGTCTCGGTGGTTGCGACAAGTTCTTCGACTCACCAGACAGGTGCTGCGTACGCATCTGTCCGAAATGCAAGAAGAGACCTGGCCGGGACTACATGCCGACCAGGTTTTCTTCTGTCGTCGTGGGAGGTAAGAGAATCGCCATCGAGGAATAAGGCTCACAATGATCGATCCTGACAATTTCACTCGTTACGACCGGTCTATTCCGGAGCTGGAAGAGATGATACTCTTCTGTGTTGCAGCCGCGGGACACAACGGCCATTCTTCGGCAGCCGCTGTGGATAGGTTGTTGAAGTCTCTCCGTGGCATGCACGGCAACATAAGGTCACCCTTCAAGTTGATCAGGCTGTGCAGCCAGTTGAAGCTGTTCATGAAGATGGACGGCATAGGCTGTTACAACGCCAAGAAGAAAACGTTCGAGAAGTTGGCTAACAGCTACCTCAACCTGCGGACCTGCACGGTCGATGATCTGGAGCGGATACCGGGAATAGGTCCTAAGACGAGCCGGCTGTTCCTGCTGCATTCCAGGCCTCACCAATCACTGATCCCACTCGACAGACACATCCTACGCTACATGCGAGAACACGGCTACCCAGCACCATTATCGACGCCCAGTAGTAGAAATCAGTACAGCCGGTGGGAAATCGAGGCCTTGGACCTTGCTCGTAAGCAAGGAATGTCAGCAGCTGAGTTCGACCAGTGGGTGTGGAGACAGTATCGAGTGAAAGCCAAAGGAGCTTGAATGTCACTGGACTTCTGCATTGGCGAAGAGGAATTGCGTAAGGCGCTCAAGCTGATTGAGGCTGCCAAGCGGGGTGGCTACAGCCACACATTGGCGGTTTTCGAGATCAGTCAAGCAGGCAAGAGGCTGGATGATTGTCTTGCCGTGTCTGATGGTTCTGTCGTGTTGAAGGCCCATCCGACCGACAGCCATCAGAACTGGGGTCGTGCTTGGGACCCAGAAGATCACATAGTGGTTGACGGCGTCTCTCGATACAGAGATGAGTTAGCACCGGAATTCGACAAAAGGCAGTTACTGGGAGGCGATGACGGATGAGTGACGTGGAGATTTTGAAGACAGTTGGCGACATCGGTTTGCCACCAGAAGATACTCGTGAAGTTGGAGAATTTGGCAGGCGTCTCTTCTTGTGGAGACAGCACAGAGGCTTGACCCAGAAAGAGCTAGCTGCAAAGGCTGGCACGCATCCTTATGTGATAACTGCGGTAGAGAGTGGCGTTGCAAAAGGTGCGCAACTCAATACATTGCGTAAGCTCGCGCAAGCTCTTGGCATAACGATCAGCCAGCTGGTCGGTGCATAACACGTACGAGGTAACAATGACTCCTGTCATCTTTCTCGACATGGACGGCGTGGTGGTCGATTTCTTCTCACAGATGTGCAAAGCCCATCATCTGGATCCAGTGGAAGCTTTCACCCGATTGCAGCCCAAGGACTGGTGGTTTACCAGCGTTCTAGGGCCATTGACCGAGGGTGACTTCTGGGGCGCGATCAATACTTTCGGCGAGGAGTTCTGGTCGGAGGCCAACGCTTACCCGTACGCTCGACAGTTGTACGACGAGCTGTGCAAGCTGGCACCTGTATACTTCTGCAGTCACCCGAGTCTTCAGCCGAACTGCGCCTCGGGCAAGTTGAAGTGGCTGCAGAAGTTCCTGCCGCCTGCCAGGCACGACGACTACGTGTTCACGAAGCATAAGCGGTATCTGGCCAAGCAGAACCACGTCCTCATCGACGACGCGGACTACAACTGCGAGCACTTCATGGACGCCGGTGGGGCAGCCATCATGTTCCCGCGGCGGTGGAACAAGCTCTACGAGATCAGCGATCGCGGAGAGGCGGTCGATTACACCTTGCGGATGGCCAAGACGATCGTGTCCTTCATAAGCGGGATGGGCGATGACTCCGGACGAATTCGACAACCTGATGCAGACCAACCCCTGTGCAGTTTGCGGGACCACACATGAGCCTACCTTCGTTGAAGTCCCTGGGATGGACAGGCCTGTTGCTGTGTACCAGGGCGGCGTCCTTGTACAGAAAGTACCAGGTGCTAAGAACGGTGAGTGCGGCTGGGTACAGCTTACTCAGACAGTGTGCGGCACGTGCCTCGAAGCCCTCCAGGCCATCGCCGACTTCAAGAAGCAAGAAGAGGAGCAAGCCGACTTGCCTGACGAAGTCGTCGAGGACGTGATCGGTCGGCTCAAGGGCGCGCCGACAGTGCCGTAATATTGCAATACTCGGGAGGGAAGATGAGGAAGCCACTAGCCGTCGTGTCGAGCGACGACCATCTTGCTCCATGCGCCTGGAGCAGCCGGCCCGAGCTTGCCGGCGACAGCTATGCGTCATTTGACCAGAAGGTCGAATACTGCTCGGAAACACATCTGCCGTTGATCCTGGCTGGCGACGTGCTGGACCAGGCCTATCCCGATCCGTACACGGTCGGCTACTTCATGGACCGGATCACCAGACTACGCTGGGAAAGCGTACAGGTCATCTACATTCAGGGTCAGCACGAGTTCAACAAGAAGCGGCCGTGGCTGGATCTCGGTCCAGGCTTACATCACTTGCACAAGCAGTGGTTCTTCCTACCAGATGGTGCGTCCAAACCGCGTGTCAAGTTCTACGGTCTGGACTTCCAGCCGGCAGGCAAGCTGAAGGCCGAGCTGGCGCAGATACCAGCTGGCACTGAGGTACTTGTTGCCCATCAAGTCTGGGAAGAGCGGATGGGCAAGCTGGCCTCGCCAGAAGCTGCCTTCAAGGACGTGCCTACCGTGAAGTGCATCATCACCGGCGACTTTCACGGGCACGGCCAGCAGCACTTCAAGGGCGCAGATGACCAGGACATCCTCGTGGTCAGTCCAGGCAGCCAGTGTATGCAGGACCTGTCCGAGGACCCGGAAAAGTACTTCTTTGTGATGTACGACGATCTGACTTTCGAGTCGATCAAGCTGAAGACCAGACACCGTTCCTTGTTCACGCTGCGAAACCCTGGCAGTTTCGAGGACGACCTGGCTGGCATTGTGGCCGACATCGAATACGACGATGGGCTACCTGAAGAACTGGTCAAGCCGATCTACATGGTGGAATACTCAGAGGCCATCCCCGACGCCAAGCCCAGGCTCAAGGCGGCACTGGCTGACAAGGTCCATCTCTTCGCCAGACCAATCATTGTGAAGAAGGTGAAGGAGAAGACAACGGTTACGCTCGGCCTGAGTCTGGCCGAGCGTATAGTCGCCAGGTACAGCAAGACGGATGTGGCCGTCTTCAATACAGCCAAGCGCTTGCTGGAGGCCAGGGACGTGAAGGCCGAGATCAACAACATAGGTGCTGAGTTTCTGGAGCTTCCGTTGGTGAAGACGACACCTTTCGTGTCGCCACCTGAAGAACCAGATGACGGAGGCCTGGGCGTGGGTTAAGGAGGTTTCTGTGAAACTTCGTCGAGCCGTGCTGGACAACTGGTGCCAGTATGACCACATGGAGGTTGAGTTTGCCGATGGCATGACGGCTGTTATGGGTCCAAACGGCGCCGGCAAGACGAACCTTCTCAACTCTGTCGTGTGGTGCATAACTGGCGACGACCGTAACGCTGGCGTCAAGCAAGACAACATCAACCTGCACGCCGAACCAGCCGACAGGGCCGGCGTGCTGGTTGAGTTCGAACACGAGAGCAACGAGATAGAGATCTACCGGGACTTGCGTCACTCCAGGCAGTGGCTGCGTATCAATGGCGGTGAAGACATCCGTCGTGACCGGGAGATCAAGGACGCCCTCCAGGACATTCTCGGTGTGTCGAGCAAGATGCTCCTGGACTACGTCTTTGTCGGCCAGCGCAAGATCTTCGACTTTCTGGAAGAGGACACGGACGTCGTCGCCAAAGCCATGAGCCAGCTGTTCGGCGTTGAGAAGGCCGAACAGATCTACAAGGTCCTGGGAGAGGTCAAGCTGCCAAGTCACGGTACGTTCATCGATGGTGATGTCGTGGCAGCCAGACTGGAGCAAGAGAAGGTGGAGTTGGCTGCGCTAGAACGACAGCTGACCAGTTTCGCTGCGCTACCGGACCCATGGATTGAGTCGCAGACCAGCGAGGCTGCGACCATAGCCACATATGAGCGGAGAGAATACTGCCTTCAGAAGCTCGATGAATGTGTGGAAACCCTGAGCGTGCTGAAGAAGGAAGGACAACGCCTGGACGCCGAGCGGAAAGAGAAACAAGCCTTGCTGCGTGCGGCCAAGGCAGAGCATGACGAATGCTGGGCGGCAATCGGACCTGCTCACGTTGAGTTGGCTGATTGGCAAGTCTTTGACGTAGCCGAGTCAAACAGGAAGACTGCTAGCAAGAGAAAGGCTCAGCAAGAAGCTGAACTGGCCGCTTTGACACTCCCGTTACAACCAACCGGATACATCGAGCTGAATAGCGAGCAGCACAAGGAGCTTGCCGACCTTGTTGCTGAAACAACGAAGCTGCAAACCTTCCTCGGTACCTGGGAAAAGACTGGACTGGCAGAGTGTCAGAGCTGCGGTACACCAACCGATAAGATTGCAGAGCGTATACCGGAGGCCAGAGCCAGGCTGGAAGAGGTAATAGCTCTGGTGGCTACCGGGCGTAAGCAGTGGGACGCTTCTGAGAATTACCGGCGTCAGTCGGCCGCATATTCTCAGAAAAGGGCCAGATTGGTAACACTGCTGGAATCACTTTCTGGCCAGGCTGACGCCACAATGCCCAAACAACCAACGCGTGACAAAGAGACACTCCGTGGAATCATTACCAAGCAGAAAGCTTGTGAGACCAGGTTCAATGAGCTGGCGTCGCTGTGCATGAACATCGAGAAAAGACATGCCGAGCATCAGGCCAATTTCTCAAAGACGCAAGGCGCCAGGCAAACTCTGGACGAACAGCTCTCCGAACTGACAGTATCGGAAGGGCAATATACAGCAGCCAAAACAAGGCTCGAAGCGGCCAGGAAGGCGGCCGAGCAGAGGCATTACGCATCTGCCAGGAAGGCAGTGCTGACTCGACAGATTGCCGACGACGAAGACGCACTGGCGAAGTATCATGCCTGCCGGGAACGCTTCCAGAAGGTCCAGGCGTTGTCGGAACACTTCGTCAAGGTCCGTCAGGCCTTCCACCGCGACGCCATTGTTCGTGAAACCGTGGAGGGCTATCTAGCCGAGATGCATGACGGCATCAATGAACTGCTCACCGCCTTCGACGCGAACTTCAGGGTGGAAGGCTTCGCGAAATGGCAGTACATGGTCAAGAAGGACGGCAAGGTCCACTCCGCCAGACGACTTTCTGACGGGGAGAAGGTCCTTTTCGCCCTAGCCTTCCGCGTCATGGTAAACTCAGTGTTCGTGAAAGAGCTCGGCCTGCTGTGCCTTGACGAACCTACTTCTGGGCTCGACGAGGACAACATGGCTTGTCTTGATGTTGCGTTGGGGCGTCTGCGCGAGCTTTCACAGGCCCGCGGATTGCAGGTACTGCTCATCACGCACGATCGTGACGTGAACCTGTTCGACAGGGTCTACAGGCTCGCCGGCACCAAGTGAGGAGGCCGTCGATGCCTGTTGCCACTTCTGCAGATCTTGACAGCTTGAAATTGACCGTTGACGATGGTGGACAGGTCTGGTATCTGGAAGGCGACGATATGCCAGCGTCTTCCGGACAGCCAGTTGACGCCTTCTTACCAACCATCGCCTGGGACAGAGTACGGCTCGTGGGGATGCCAGCAAACGCCGAGCTGGCCGTAAGGCTATACGAACAGAAGCGGGCAGGTCGGCTTCAGTCACTGGAAGTGTGCAGCCCGTTTTGTTGTGAGTCTGTTGAAGACCGCAAAGACCCAGAGGTCCTGCTCTTCAAGATGAGAGCATACGAGGCTCCAGTATCAGTTGGCGGCTGGCACCAGTTTGCCGAGCGAGACGTTCTCTCCTATTTGCTGGCTGCTCATGTATACGCCGGCAAACCAATCGGTGCTACTCAGTACAAGATCCTGATGGCTCATCAGGTGTGGCCAGCGCTCTCCTTCATCCGGAGACTGGACACGGAAGCTGTCTGCAAGCTGATAGGCACCATCATCGATCCACGGTGGTATGTAGATGCCGTGGACCCAGACAGCCCGGTAAGGTTGGAACAATTCCTTGGTTTGTATCAGAAGATCCAGACCAGCAAGATCGAGCCATCGGACAGCAGCAAGCGGTACCAGCTCGTTCTTGATTGCTGGAAAACGTCGGCGCCGGGCGGGCAATTACAGAAGCTCGGCCCCGACCAGTTCTTGTGGCGTACGTGGCACGCGAAAGGTGGAGGCACGAAGGGCGACCTGGGTGCGTCGAAACTGTTTGTCGAGTACCTGAAGGCCGTCTGGACGGTAGTCGTGTGCGATGGGCCGAAGACTAGCAGGCTGTTCGTGCCAGAACACTTTTTCGCGAGTGAAGACGAAGTGAAGGCATACAAAGCTCACGCGGAGAAAAAATGTCAACCAAAGTGATGCGGAAGAAGAAGGTGATGACAGTCAAGCAGTTCCTTGCCAGGTTGCGCAAGACTGCCGGGAAGGTGAAGTGGTTTCTGAAGGAAGCATCCACTTACGGCGGAATGAAGATACGGGTCGTTGATGACATGCCGTCTGTTGCGGCATGTCCTCTGGAGTTTCTAGGCAAGGAAAATTACCTGGAAGCTGCCAGAAAGCTCGGCCTGACTCCAAGAGGTGCTGGAGCCATCATCCATGCGGCTGACCAGTTGCCACCGTACTCAGAATCCCTGCGGCGTAGCTTGCTGCAGGCCACTGGACTGAAGGAGAAGGAATGACCACCAAGAAGAAATACTTGTCGCTCAAGGCCTTCCTTGAGCAACTCAAGAAGAAGGCACACTTGGCGGAGTGGAGTCTTAAGACAGGCGTCTTCGACCGCCGTTGTGAATTACGGGCCCATCCTCGTGCTGACAGTTTGGCTCATACAGCGTGTCCTATCGAGTTTCTTGGCCGGATGAGACGGTACGATAAGCGCAGTCTGTCAGAAATTGGCCGTGGGCTGGGTCTCACCAAGAGAAACAGACAGGCGATCATAATGGCGGCGGACAAGACAACCAACTATTCGCGATCTCTTCGACAGAGACTGCTCCAGGCCGTGGGACTTGAGGAGGCCGAATGATAGCCAAGAAGAAAGAACTGACCCGCGAAGGATTTCTTGCCAAGCTGCGTAGGGCGGCCAAGCAGGCAAGCTGGCATCTGGTTCGGTGGGGAGAAGTCGGGGATTACAGGTACCTGATCAGGGCCAAACCAACCGACAAGTCGTTGATTCCCGAGGCCTGTCCGATCGAGCTTCTCGGGAAGAAGAAGCGCAGCGGCGTAAGTTACCTACACGAGATCGGCAGGAAGCTGGGACTGGATCCCGATACGAGGTTGGAGATTATCCTGGCAGCGGATGATGATACGCGCTGTTCCAGAGACTTGCGGGAGAAGTTGTTGGAAGCTGTGGGCCTGAAGGAATACGGAAAGGGGTAGAAATGAGCACGACCGTCTGGGTGACCCGTGTGACGATTGGTACCGAGGTGCCACACGTTACACGGTACGAAGCGTCCGAAGTGCGGACTCTGACCTTCACGGTGGATAACGGGGCGAACCGTCCCAAGCAAGTCGTCCGCCGTTCTACCGGTATGAAGTTCTTCACTGACTTCGACGCAATGCTCGACTACTGCAAGACGTATGTGCGTGGACGAGTCGAACACCATACCCGCGTCGCCGCGAATCTGCAGAAGCAGCTTCTGAGCCTCTCCACTGAGCTGCCTATTCATCCACATGGTTCGGCGATGCACAGGGACCGTCCGGAGCGTCCAGCATGCTCGACGCCGTGATCCTTTCTGACCTGCACCTTGGCGCCAGCGTCTGTCAGCAGAGCATGCTGGTCGGTTTTCTGGAGAACCTGAAGCCACCAACTCGCCTGATTCTCAACGGCGACGTTCTTGACAACGACAAGCAACGACTCGGCAAGAAAAGCTGGCGTGTCTTGAGGTTGCTCAGTCGGATGGCCAAGCACTCACACCTGGTGTGGGTGGCTGGCAATCACGACTTCAACGCCACGACCGTTGCTGGTATGATCGGTGCCGAGTTCGTTGACAGGTATTCCTTCGTCAGTGGCGGCAAGAACATCTTGTGCGTCCACGGCGATATGTGGGACGATTTCATCACAAACCGGCCATTCTTGACGGCTGCTGGCGATTACGCCTACTTCCTTCTGCAAAAACTCAGCCACGCTCTTGCCCGTGCCATCAAACGACGGAGCAAGACGTTTCTCTGTTGCGCCGACAAGGTGCGTCGCGGGGCGTGCAAAGAGGCGCTGGATACAGATCACCAGATCGTATGTTGTGGGCATACGCATTGTGCTGAGGTGGTCCTTGATGGCCTGCCTACGGTTTACTGCAACAGTGGGTGCTGGACGGAGAACATCGCTCACCACCTCACTGTCGATAAGGGTGTCGTTTCTCTGATCGAGACAAGAGCCAATGACCACGCCATTACCGGTGACCCTGCGGAAGTCAGGCACCCTTCTTGAAGTCTCTATGACCGGCCGACCTGAACCGGGGGCGGAACTGACGCCCCCGGTTCGTTGTCTGCTTGAGCCAGTGCTCCGCTATCAGCACAAACGCTTTCTTTACGGTGAGGAGCGTCGGTGCAGCGTCACAGGCATCATGCAGCGGGTGGCCATACAGATGAAACAGCTGTACCGCTACGACCGTTATGGACGAATGGTGACCGGCTTCGGCTTCTTCAGACGGATCATCGATCTACTGCGGAAGGAAGGCATTGAGCCCAGATGCCTTACCGTGAGAAGTGACCGCGAGAAAGAGCGTGACACACTGCGTCCGCGGGCGTATGAGTATCACCCAGAGCTAGTCAGCCGTCATTTCGAGTTTCGTGCCCGTCAGCTAGACTGCCTGGATGCCATGGCCTACAACCCATGTGGCGTCAACAAGGCCACGACTGGCTTCGGCAAGATGGTCCTGATCGTCATGGCCTGCCTGGCCTTCCCGCACGCAAAGATCCACGTCATCACCAAGCGCTGTGTACTGGCCAGAAAGCTCCATGCTTATCTCACCAAGTACCTGCCAGACATCGGCCTGGTAGGCGACGGCAGCAAGGACTACGGTCGTCGTATCACGGTCTTCACATCAGGCAGCTTGCACCTGGCCTCGCCGTGGGACGCGGACATCATCCTATGTGACGAGGCTCACGAACTGCTGGCCGAAGATGCCAGCATGTACCTGGCCAAGTACGAGTTCTCCAGGAACTTCGCGTTCTCGGCAACACCAGGTGGCCGGCTGGACGGAACAGACATCCGCATGGAGAGCCTGTTCGGTCCAATCATCTTCAACCTGCCGTACTGGGAAGCCGTCGCGCTGGAGCTAGTCGTACCCATCCGCGTCGAGTGGTGCGACGTGTTCATGGAGAACAACCCGGCGGCTGATAAGGTCGATGTCAGAAAGAAGCGGTGGGGGCTCTGGCGCAATGCTTACCGGAACCAGCTCATCGCGGACAAAGCCAGGACTTTCAGCCCAGACGATCAGGTCATGGTGCTGGTGGATACGGTGGAACATGCAGTCTTCCTGAAGAAGCATCTGCCAGAGTTCACCCTGGTATACGCTCCGAACGAGGTCAAGAAGAAGGAGATGTACCTGCACCAGGGGCTGGTTCCAGAAGAAGACCTGGTGATGACGCCCAAGAAGCTGGCGGCCTATCACGCCGACTTCGAAGCCGGCACCCTCAAGAAGGTCATCACAACTGGCGTATGGGCAGTCGGCATTGATCCGGTGCAGCTCAAGGTCCTGGTGCGGGCATCTTCTGGCAGCTCGGAGATCATGGACATTCAGCCGCCCGGTCGTGTTTGCCGTCGCGTTCACACAGTTGACGACCTGAAGGAACAGCCGAGCCTCGACATCAAGGAGTGTGGCATCGTCGTGGACTTCTGCGATCAGTTCGATTCGACCTTCGCGTCCGCAGCCAAGAAGCGTTTCTCACATTACAAGGCGATGCGATGGGAACAGTTCAGAAGCGCCCCCGAAGGCATGGTTCCGTTGAAAGGGCTTGGATACTGCCGATGATACATACAGGAAGGCTGCCACGAGAGTCGTTGGTCATTCTTGCCAGTGTTATTTCTGGCGACAATCACATAGAGTGTGATTTCGATGCCGTTGACTGGTTCGAGCAAGCGACCGACGAGGAGATTCTTGACGTTGATAGGACAGCGTGGAGCGATTCCTATCCAACGGACGCTGTGGCCAGATACTGTGAAGACCAACCAGCAGTGGCCAAAGTATTCGAATACTTGGAAAAACACGCAGAAAGAGGCGAAGAGGCGACCTATGCGTGCTGGATCTCTCAACTCGATGCCATGACTTGGCTATGGGAAAACAGACCGTATCTCGCCAGGAGATTGAAACTGAAAAATGAAGAGCGTCGTGCTGTTTCTGCAAAACGCCTGGTCACGTCGGTGGGCCGGACGGAGGTGGCCGAGAGAGGACTGGTTGCAGGCATTGCACAGAAGCCATAGCGGCAAGCGACTGGCTACTCTGACGGAATCAGCCGGCCCCGAGATAGAATGGTGGTTTGATAACACCACCCCGATTACAGGTGCTCGTTCCACCTCGGTTGTGGAACCAGACATCCGACACGTAAAAGACGTGCTGGCCGAGCAGAAACCAGACTATGTCGTTGCCGCCGGCAAACAGGCAGCTAGTGTTCTGCGCCAGCTGGAAGTGGTGCCACTCATGGTGGTGCCACATCCAGCGTATAGGCTGCTAACCGATGACCTGTACTGGGAAGCCGGCCAGATCCTGCGAGCCGGTCTGGTAGGCTGCCGAGAATTACGCCAGGAACGTGGTGAAGTAAGGGTGCTCTATGCCTGACGAAGCCACGACAGACCTTCTGGACGAGCTTGCCGAGCGTATACGCATGCTCTACTGGGCGGCCCATAACCGCTTCATGGAGGCCACACAAGGCGTTTGCATGGGCAGACGTTGTCGGACCATGCCACAGTGGGATGGTGGCACCGACGCCCGTGGTGTCTGCCACAAACCCATCTGGCCCAAGATAGCCTTACGTCTGCTGCACGACGACATACCTCCGGAGAAGGCTATTGCAGCTTTGTTCGATGCTGTTGTCGGTGCGCAACCACCGTTTCCCAATCAACTGCTGTCGGACAATCTGACAGCGAAATTGAAACGACAGCCTGGCCATCAGCTAACCCAGGTACGCTATCGTTTCCAGGCAGAGCAGACAGCTGTCAAGCTTGAGCTGGGCATCTTGCGCAGAAACTCGTCACTGGACGATCGACTGATACAGCGCATGGTCCTTGTTAGCCGGAGTGTGCCATTGAGTCCTTTATTCCGTTTCATCATGGCACTCCAAACCGGCAACCGGGACCTTGCGACTGACTACGAGTCGGCAGCGTTCTTTCAGTACCTGGGCCATCGTTCCCAGTACGACGAGATCTATGGCACGAACCTGCCAGGCGAGTTTCGTAGCAAGGCCGACCAGCTGCGTGGAATCGTAAGCTGACGTGGGAGACTGACATGCCAGAGCACTTCTCATATGCGGAAACCCAGGCCCGCATGAGTCTGGAGCACCGCATCCAGTTACTTGCGCACCTGCTACGAGTCCCGGAGTTGTTTGTACAGGCTCGTTCTGTGCTGCGCGCCGAGCACTTCGGCGAGGTAGACGAACCACACTTGCAGATCATATGGAAGACGGCCGTCAAGGCAGCCAATGACCATGGCTCGCAACGTTTGTTCATCAACTCGCAACAGACGTGGAATCTCCTATCCGCCGAGTGTCGAAGTTATGTGGCGGCCAATACTGCCGAAATGCCGGAGGAGTTTCATGCACAGCTCTTCGACCCCGCGGTAGGCGTACTCGCGTGGATCTTCGGCCTTATGAAGCCGGAAGAGATCAACATCACCTGGGGCCGCTCCCTCCTGGTCTCATTCCTGAACGAACGCTGGGTGCAAGACCCGGTACGTCAGGCAATGCTTGATGCCGGCGATCAGACGATCACCAATCTGCCCATCCTGTTTCGCGAGGCTGAGGAACGGCGGGCTACAGTCAATTCGCTGGCGGAAGACGAGTCTGAAGCTATCACACCAGAGTGGGTGCCGAGAGGCCTGAACAAGATCCCGACGGCTGTAGACTTCGTGGACGACATCCTGCACGGCGGTGATTGCTCGGGCGAAACATACGGCATCCTCGGTGCCTTCAAGGCCGGCAAGACTACCCTGGCAATCCAACTGGCTGTTGGTGCGGCTGCTTACGAGCTGGACCAGATAAGCCTGGCGGCTCAGGATCATCGGACGCATCAGGTGCGTTACCCACATCTCTTCCACTACGAAGCCGGCGCCGAGGAGATGAAAAGCCGAATCCTGGTGAATGCTGCCAGGATTCATCGCGAGACTGTCGAGAATTGGAATACTGCCCCACTGTCGCGACAGGGACAGCTCAAGCCTTACGAACTGGAGACATTCCGAGATGAGATCAGAGCCATCGGTATAGCGAACGTGCCCGGCGAGTTCGAACGCTTTCATCAGCGGCAGGGCCTGATGAACATGATCCGCCTGCACGACATGTCTGGTCCAAAGAGTAACCCCAAACGTGGCAGCCGCGGCATTGCCGAAATTGCCGAACGTCTGGAGATCGAGACTCGTAAGGGACGCCCACCTCGCAGAGTGATCATCGACTATGCACAGTTGTGCGTGAAGCGGTTGATCCTTGAGAACAGCATGCGGCAGGACATGTACTACCCGACATTGTCCAACTTCGGCTATGACTGCCTGCGCTCCATCGCCATCCCGTTTGACTGCCCGGTCTGGATCATGGGTCAGCTGAGCGGACAGGCGAACAAGCACACCTGGGCGACCAAGCAACACCATGCAGATGCGGCTGGCACAGCCAGCTTCGGCGAGAACCTGTGGTTCTGCTTCACGCTTAGTGTCAAGAACGAGCAGCACAATGCCATGTGGTTCAAGTGTGGGATCTCTCGTCGCACAGACGTGGGCGATCCGATCATTGTCCGACTGGAAGGCGCACTGGGCACCATCCGCCGGGCACCGGAGATTATCGAGCAAGGAGGGCGATTGATACTTGCGGCTGAGGCGACCAGTGATCTGCACCAACCGTCACAGGGGCATGTTGCCCAGGCCGGCATGGTTATTGATCCACACGGCGGTATGCCAGGAGCTATCGAATGATGAGACCTGATTTGTACAGGAGGCTAGAACAACGTTCACGACGCTACGGCTTCGGCAAGGTGCTTTTCGCCCACGAGAACGAAGCCATGAGTTGTCATTACGGCGCTGACAGCATAACAGGACGGCAACGACTCATTGTCGATATGCCGGGTGAATACCTGCGAGTCAACTGCCCGTTCTGCACGGATACCCGGCACCGCCTCTGGATCAACTATCAGTGGGGTCTTTATGATCCAAAGATAGGCACCCTCAACCTTTGGCTAGCTATCTGTTTCAATGAAACCGCGTGCATGGACAAGCCAGGGAAGCCTGAAGAGTTGTACCGGATCGTCTATAACGATGTCACCAACCGACGACAAGTAAGAGCGGGCGATACAGTCAACAAAGGCATCAAGGTAGACAAGGCAGCCATATGCCACTTCAGGCCGGCTGGCAACGTGCTGTATCCTCTTCACGTTTTGCCACCGCATCATCGTGCGTTGGCATATCTGCGTAGTCGAGGTTATGACCCGAACCAGTTGTCTCTGGAACACGGCGTCTCTTATTGTGCGGATGCTAGCGCTGAATTTCCCAAGGCATTCGACAGGATCATCGTTCCAATTGTGATGCGTGGAGAACTGGTTGGTTGGCAAGGCCGGTACATTGGTGAGCCACCCAAGGGCGTGATGAAGTATTACAACATGCCCGGGATGCAGAAGATCAAATACTTGTACAACTTCGATGTTGCCTCAAAATACCCATTTGTGGTGTTGACCGAGGGAGTAACAAAGGTCTGGCGAATCGGTCCGGAGGCTGTGGCACAGTTCGGCAGTACGCTGGCTGGCTTTCAGGCACATCTGATAGATGCGACGTGGCCGACCGTCGTTGTCTACCTGGACGGCAACGCCCACGAGCAAGCTGAACAGGCCTATTGCTCGTTGCGGGCCATGCCCAACCGTGTCAAGATCCTGCTACCACCAGGGCAAGAGCCTGGTGATTTCAGCCAGGAATATAATCGTGCGTTGATACTCAATGAAGCCAGAAAGCAAGGCGTAACGTTGCGAATGGACGGAGCAGAGATATGAGTCCGTGGTCGAATACAGTCCAGACCGTCGAACCACCCGAGCAAGCCGGTGAAACCACCAAGGCGCTGCAGACGATCGGTTACGACATGATGGAGGTCTACCCGCTCACCAGCCCAGGTATGCCAATACCTGGACCTGATTTCGTGGCCCAGGCCGTTGGTATGGGTGACGAGTACCCAGTGATCGAAGGCACCAAGCTCGATAAATGCGTGGTGGCCTGTGGGCCTAACCTGGAGGAGCTATACAAGCAGGCCCTCTACACCGTGGGTTTCGTGTTGCCGGTCAAGGTCAAGGGCCGTCAGGTCAACACGACGTTCATACCAGGCCACCTGTGGGGCAGCGATATGGCTGGCCCCAGGCCTGCCAGGGTCATGCTAGTAGGCAAGTGGCCAGGCCCACAGGAAGTGATCGCCAACCGGAACTTGGTGGGCGAGTCAGGAGCCATCCTCATCGAAGCTCTGGAGAGCTTCGGCATCTCCTGGGAAGAGTGGAACTCCTGGTACATTACCAACCTGGTCAAACACCCGAACGTGGATCCAGCCTCGCAAAAGCCGGCCCAGTCCATTGTTCGGAACTGCCTGCCACTTCTGTCCAATGAGCTACGTTTCGTACGGCCAGACTTCGTGCTGGCGATGGGTGCCGAGGCCTACACAGCTCTGGTCGGCAAGGGCGAGGGCTCGGTGTCTCAGGCACAAGGTCGGATCTTCGAGCGTTCCTGCTTTATCCTCGATCCGGACGGCGATGGCACAGAAGGCACCTACCACTCCTACAAGGTGATGGGTTGCATCCATCCGGCAGCTGTAGCGCATTCCGCCGATTCACTGCCTGCTTTTCGTACAGGCATCGAGCACTTCGTCAACATGGTTCGCGGGCAGGTCAAGGAAACTCAACAAGAAGAACTGCATCACCAGCTGATCTACAACGAGGCACATCTGGCCTCTGTTGTTGACACCATCCTTGACGAGGACCCGGCGCCGTGCGTGGCCATCGACTGTGAATGGCATGGCGAGTATCCAACGGAGCCAGGTGCCTGGCTCCGTACTGTCCAGTTCAGCCACAAGCCCGGACACGCTTACTGCCTTGTCTTGCGCGAGGCTGGAGGCCGGCTGGCATTCCGCAGTTCGATCAAATCAACCGTTCCACATCTACGACGGCTGTTGCTGGAAGGACGTGGACCGAAGAAGCCACGGCTGATCGGACATAGCATACGTGCTGACTTGCCGTGGCTGACACTTGGCCTGGACCGAGAGCTTGGCAAGCAGTTGATTGAGGCCAGCAATGCGCCAGAGAACGTCATCAGTCCTGACGGCAAAGTCGTCGAGATGGGCTGGCGGCGAACCAAGGAAGAGGGTGGCTTCGACACGATGCTGGCTGCACACTCGATCAGGGAGACGGACGGCAGCTACTCCCTCGACATCCTCGGTTTGCAATACTGCGGTATTCCTCGTTACGACCAGGCCCTGCAGAAGTGGAAGGCAGAGTACTGCAAAACTAACCACATGGAGCTCAAGGAGCTTGATGGATACGGGATGTGTCCAGACGACATCCTTCATCCATACGCATGCCTTGACGCCGACGTGACGCAGCAACTCTTCCCCAAGTTCAATGGCGAGCTACTCGATCACGATCCATACGACAATGACAGCCGCATACCATTCTGGATCAGTATGCGGGCTTCGCTCGGCTTCCTCGAAATGGAAATGACTGGGCTGCTGATAGACCGGCCTCGCGGCGAGAACTTGACACAGGTTTATCTGGATGCAAGAAATCGGTTGCGACAGAAGCTAGAAGAGCTGTTCCAGTGGCCGGGCTTCAATCCCAATTCGGCACAGCAGTGCAAGGTCGCTCTCTTCGGCGAAAAGTTCTCCGACAAGCGTGACCCGGACACCGGTGAGCTGGTCAAGATCCAGCCGCCTGGTGCGTTGCTCTTGAATCTGCTGCCCATCAAGACTGCTGGCAAGCCATCCAAGGACTGGGAACTGGTCATCAGGAAGAAGCAGGAGCATCTCTTCGGGCCATCCACCGACAAGGAGGTACTCGGCGGGCTGATTACAAGACTCAGCCCTGACACCAAGCGGGGAGAAGGTCCCAAGTTCGGTTTCGAACACGTCACGGCCCTTCGCAACTTTCGTTTCGCTGGCCAGGTGGTCAAGTCTGTCTTGCGGGCGCCTGTGGCTGAGAATACTCAGCACAACACGAACATCAATGAGGACGGGCAGCTCGAATACGAAGAGGGTGTCCTGTCGTGCATCCATGTTGACGGCAGGGTGCGTACGCATCTGTTCCAGACCAAGGAAACTGGACGTGCCTCTTCTGCCAGGCCACCCTTGCAGAACTGGAGCAAGCGTCGGGAAAAGGCCTACAAGGACATCCTCGGCGAATCCTACCTGTATCCACTCCGGACCATGGCCATGGCCACGCCGGGATGGGTCTTCGTGGAGGCTGACTACCGCGGTGCCGAGCTGTTCATGATGGCCATACAGTCCGGCGACCAGAAGATGATCGAGCACTGCTTGCGGGCCAATCTCCCTGATAGCGATCCCAACCAGTACGACATCCACAGCAACCTGGCAGTCAGAGCTTTCGGTCTGAAAGTTACTGACACAGTGCCCAATGACAAGAAGAAGAACCCAGACAAGCTGACAGCATCGCAGCTGTTGAAGCTGCCGGTCGGCTCGCCGCTGCCACCTACCAAGACAGCGCTGTGGGCCATCGGCATGCCACATATCCGCGATGTGACGAAGTGTGTAGCAGCTGGTTCACGACTTCTGACTGATCGAGGCTGGATCAGAGTAGAGGAGTTATGTGGTGCATTAGGCGCTGGCGGTTCCGCCGTCGGAGACGGTTCTGTCATTTCTGATAATGGCGTGACCCCTCTTGTCGGCCTGTATAACGGCGGCGTAAAGCCGTGTATAAAACTGACAGGTGAAGACGGCTACGAACTAATTAGCAGCGAGACTCACAAGTATCGAGTGGTTGACAAGCGTGGCCGATACGTATGGCGTGCGGCTGCCGATATGAAACCGGGTGACTGGGTAGCGGTTTTGGATGCCATGGAACCAAAATGGACTGGTGACGCTACCTTCCCAGCTATCGAGGTGGAAGCCAAGACCTGTTTCAAAGACATGGACTTCCCAGAGCAGTTCAATGAGGACTGGGCGGCATTTCTCGGTTTGTATATCTCGGAGGGAAGTGCCAACCCAGTAACAGGTGTTCTTCAAATCTGCCTGGCTGTCGAAGACGACCCGACATTCGGGCTAGAGTCAGTGGCAGTTCTGAGCAGGCTGTTTGGCGGCCGGTTGAAGATCGGTTGGGTGGATTACGAGAAACACCAGAATCAGATTCGGCTTACGCTCAGCACCGTGAAGCTGGCACGCTGGCTGGATAAGTATTGTCCTGGTGATTCCTATACCAAACGTGTTCCAGATTTTGTCTTCAAGTGGCCTCCGGAACTTCAGCGGGTTTTCTTGCGGTGGCTTTACGAAGGCGACGGTTCAGTCAAGAAGAACGGAAAAGGCTTTTCCATCACGTATGCAACCGCAAGTGAAGGTCTTGCCAAAGACGTGCAGATCTTGCTGAATGGCCACGGTGTTTATGTAAGACGTTCTTCCGAACGCCGTAAAGGCTACGATCACAACTACTGGTGCTTGCAGCTCAAGTACAACGAGTCGCGTTGTCGCTTCGTCGAAAAGATCGGTTTCGTAACAGCCAGCAAGCAAAACAAGTGTGCCAATAGTGCTACTTATGCTCTGGACTGGGATACGATACCGTATCAAGATGAGCACCTTCGAATAGTATTCCAATACTTGACTGGTGCTGTGAAAGAGAAATGCCGCGAATGTGTGCGGAAGAATCAACGTGTCAGGCTCACCCGGAATAGATTGCTTATGCTTGTGGAACAGCTCATGCAGCACCAAGATCTGCCGAGACGTGCCCAGGAAACGCTCGACCATCTTCAAAAGCTGTCCGAGAAGCCTGTTAGGTTTGAACGCGTGAAAACGATTGAAAGTGTTGGGGTGTTGCCGGTGTATGACGTGCAGACGACGGAGCCACACTCAGTGTGCTATAACGGATATTTGACACACCAAACGATCGTGTTCGGTCTCCCATATGGAAGAGGTGATAAGGCCATTATTCGTGCCGTGGAAGAGGAAGGCACGCAGATCTCCATGCAGGATGCCGCTGCAATCCGAGCGGCGATCCTGACGGAGTATGCAGATCTTGGGCCTTACCTCGAACGTTGTCAGGCACGGGTAAAGAATCCTGGCTGGATGCGTAATTGCTACGGTCGCTACCGCCGCTTCCAGCGCGTACGTTTCGGTAACGAGGATGGCTCTGCCGAACGTGAGGCTGGCAACTTCCCGATTCAGTCCGGCGTGGCAGATGCAGTTAGCCGAGCACTGGACCATCTCTACACCTGGCCAGACCGTTATGACGAGAACGGCGTGCCGAAGTTTCGGATGGTCCTGCAGATCCACGACGCGATCCTGTTCGAAGTCCAGATACCCTGGCTGGAGTGGTTCATCGGGACCGAGGAAGAGCCAGGCGTTGTCGGGAAGTGCATGACCGAGCGTGTAGCTGTGTGGATGTGCGATCTCAACGGCGACAAGAACCTCAAAGTCGAGCCATTCCACATGGGCATCGAGACTGGCGTGTATCATCATTGGGGTGAAGGTTATGGTTACGAAGACGGCTTGGCGGCCGGCGTACCGGCAGCCTACTTGCCGAAACCCAAGAAAGCAGCCTGACAAAGGAGAAACATGAGTCGAAGAAGTATCGTTGTTGATACGACAGCAGAGGTTGTTGACCTCTCCGAGCGTAGCCAGTCGGCACCGCCTCCCAAGGCGATGACGCATATGACGCTTACCGCTTTCATCAAGACGTATGATCTCAAGCTCAATTCCAAGGATTTCTCGGGTCACGGCAGGACGCTATCGAGGCTGAGCCGTGAACGTGGGCTTGAAGTGCAGAAGTTGCCAGACCCAAGGTGGGGCACTGTCAACGCGTATGACGTGGAATTGATGAAGGGCTACTTCAAGGTGAATCGTGCGTGATAGTAAACCAATCCTTGCCGTGGTCGGCTACGGCCGCGCCGGCAAGGACACCTGCTGCGAGTGGTTACGCGACAACACGGTACTTCGCTTTGCCGGCGGTTCCAGCTGGTCAGCGGCCAGTTACATGGGCCACATCCTCGGTAAGACAGCAGAGGCGGCCTATCGCGACCGACATCAGGATCGCCAGTTCTGGTTCGACAAGCTGAACGAGTTGCGGGCCAGCGAAGGATCGACCTGCCTGGTGCGACGCTGTCTGGAACATTCCGATATCGTATGTGGACTCCGCAATCGAATTGAGCTGGTCGGTGGGCGGGAAGAAGGCCTGATTGATCTGATCGTATGGATCGACAATCCACGGGTGCCGGTTGACCCGACCGTGGAATTCGACATCAGCGATGCCGACGTATGTATCCGAAATGAAGCCACGTTGCCCATCTTTTTCCAGCGGCTGCACCACCTTGCCGCCGTCCTGAATATCCTCAAGAACTGACCTATCGACCGGTCAGTTGCTGTATTACAATACTCAGTGGCACTGCCCTTATGGGGCCCGCCACGAGGTTTTAGGTCCTGGGTTCTGGGTCCATTCTTGTGAAAGGGGCTACTATGCCTCCGTGCGTTCCACCACCGCCACGTCCAGGTTACAACTGGGGTCGCGACGGCCGTTCCCGTCAGGGAAGCATCGGCAATCACATCCTGAAGCCGGGTGTCGATGCGGTCGTAAAGAAGCCTTCCTGGGATGGCAAGGAAACAATCTTCCGACCGTATCCTTGCCTCAGCTACGAAGACCCGCTGAACAGATTCGAGCCTTACCGTACAGATCCGGGCGGTCGCGCCGAGTTCGGCGACTGGATCCGCCGGTACGATGTCGCCTGGGGCGTCGGCAACCCGGCTACCACTTTCATCCTGCACAACCCGGATGAGTCAGATCCCGGCTATGATCCGTGGCTGACACCGCTGGGCGTTCTCTATCGAGCCATCGAGAAGGCGTGCAAGGCAGGCAAGGGCCTATCCGAATGGCAACCGTTGCGTGAGGGTGCGCCCGGCAAGGGCAAGGCACTCTCGGCACCTTCCGAGGCCTACTTCATGCAGGGTGCCCTCATGAAGTACGACGACAAGCTCACGTTCACTGAGGGCAGGGCACCGCTGGGCTGGCCGCCCAATCCACCGATCGTGCTGATGTTGTCGGGTGGAGCCGGCCGCAAGCTCGTCAACATGCTTGGCGAGGAAAACGAAGGACGGTTTGAGCCGCCGGAAGACCAGGCCGGCTACGACGCATACTTCGAGGCCCGCTACGTCCACGGCGACCCGGTCGGTGTGAATAACGGCCGGTACATCCACCTCTTTGAAAAGGGCCACGACCCTCGCGAGAAGTACCTGGCCCACCCGACCACCAGTGGCGGGCCTGCTGCTTCTCCGTTCGGCGCCTCTTCGTCCACTGTGCCTCAAGCCAGAGGCGGCGATGGTGATGCCGAGTTCCGTGGTTACGACATGTTCCTGACGAAGGACGCCAACCTCGGGTTGCCGAACACACTCACTCAGGAACCACAACTTGCCGGGTTGCGGCGCCAGTGGCGGTGGTGGGACCACATCTTGTTCTTCCCAACGCCAATGGAGCAGGCACATCTGCTGTTCCGGGTCTTCCCTCTTTCGGCGTGCTTCTACGCGTTTGAAGGCGTGGACTCGGAATGGATTCCGGAGGACGCCAGGCGGAAGTACCTGGCTGCCCATTCGGCCAGCGTGCCTGCTGCAATGCCGGGCCAGCAAGTCGGTGTGGCCAATCCATTTGGTGGTATGCCACAGCAGCCGATGCTGCCGCCACAACCACCAGCGCCAACTACACCGCCACCAGCGCGTCCAGGCCTGCCAGGCAGTCCCTTCGGCTCGCCACCTTCTGAAGAGGAGGCAGGGCAAGACAGCGTGGTGCCAGAAACAGAGATGCCGACCGACGGTGAAGCTGACGAAGCCGGTGGGCTCCAGTTCACTCCACCGGTCGTTCCGCCGAAGCCAGAAGAGCAGGCCGCGGCCAACGAGTCCGCTGCCGAGCGAAGTGCTGCGGCGATTTCCAAGGTGGCTTCAGCCCGTCGGGCCAGCCGCCAGAAATGAATGGGTTGTCGTATGAAAGTTCAGCTCGCCACTCCGTCTTGGAGTGGCGAGCTTTTTCGTCTTGAGCGAGGTGCGCTATGGCCAAGAAGAAGACGCAATGGGCAACTGTCGATACAGACAGCGCGTACGACGAAGTCTTTCGTCAAGCCGTGGAAGTCGCCAAGGAGAAGTACCCGGGGTGTGTCTATTCGGGTAATGCCGAGGCGATGCGCGTCGTGTGCTTACCTGTGCCTGCTTTCAGCGTGCGATACCTGTTGCAGCAGGAAGGCTGGCCGCTGGGCCGCTTCTGCCGAATCGTGGGCGAGCAGGAGTCTTGCAAGTCGTCTATCGGTTTCGAGATCATGCGCTGGCACGGGCGTATCCCTGGCGGCGGTGGGATTCTTATCCCGACAGAGCCGAAGGACAGCCCTGAACTGTTCCGCTCCATTGTGGGCTACGACCACCCGCGTATGTGGTGGCACGACAAGTGCAAGACCGTTGAGGAATGGAACGCCGCGGCTTCCGACTGGATCAAGAACCTGAAGAAGGCAATGGACGGGACAGCCGGCGATCCAGGTCCTGGTCGCAAGGCGCCGGTGTGTGAGATGGTCGATTCCTTGACGGCTAATCTGACCGAGGCCGAATACAAGGTCTTGTTTGATGAAGGAGCCAGCGATCGTCACTATGCTGGCTGTGCGATGCTCCTCAAGGACTTCGTCATGTACATCACCCAGGAGATTGACGATTACCCGTTTACTTTCCTGGGCGTGAACCACATGAAGCTGGCGACCGAGAAGGTCGGGATGTTCACGAAGACCATTCGCAACATTGGCGGTGGCAAGACCATGCCCTTCTTCGAGACGATGCAGTTGCAGATGCGTCGCAAGTCAGCACCAACACCCGGCAAGGAGATCTACCGTGCCCAGGAGGACGAGTGCGGCATCGAGCTGGAGATCGGGATCTACAAGAATTCACTGGCGCCACATGCGGTCATCGATGTGGACATGCTGTGGTTTACGGACTATGACGACCGCGATCCAGCTGGTCACTTTCGGCAGAAGACCTACTTCGACTGGCAGACCAGCTCCATTGAGATTCTCGCCGATCTGCTCAAGGGCGAGGGCAAACGCGCGCGACGACTGCGCGAGGTGATCGATCTGACTGTTGACAAGGACACGAGGAAAGTATGGTCACCGACTCTGGGAATACAGCAGCGGGCCAAGGTGAAGTTCCGCGAGGCCGGCGCAATTCTGGAAGAGAAGCTGGCCGCCAGCCAGGAGTTTCGAGACGCGCTGTACGCCGAAACAGGGATACGCCGCCGTTACCTGTTCAAGGCACACATGGATTACCGGGACCAGATCGAGGAAGCAGTGAAGCTGGCGGCCAAGGCGGAAGTGGAAGCGGAGCAACAGCAGGCAGCGTCCCCGTTCGGGGCGCCGCCAGAGGAGCAGCCGGAGGAGACATGATTGACCAGGAGCTCGGTATCTTCGGTTGCTTGCCGGAGTTCAAGTCGGCGGCTGAACGAGCACAGCTTTCGCAAGTGAAGTGGGAGGCGGCCATGCTTGGCCGCCTTCTCCGTTATTACGACGTGGCACATATGGCGCCGATGCTGCGTACCAAGTGCGAGGAAGCCACTGGGCTGCGGCGACTTCTTTTCACCTGGTTCCACAACGCCTTTCCGTCGTTCCCTGTGTGGCTGGTCTTCCGCAAGGTGCCGTATCTGCACACCCTGAAAATGGAGGACTTCCTGCACCGCTTCGGCAAGACACAGGTCTTCGATGGCTGGGTGGATGCTCGCGCAGCTGTGCCTGATTGGTGGCTCGACGAGCAGCGGCCGATAGGGCTAGTATTCGAATACTTGCACGGCATGGGCGCTGCCATCATGACCGACTGCGAACGACCCATGTCTAGCGACACTACCCGCATCGTCAAAAGCTTCCGCGGGAAGCCCTACTACTTCGAGGCGCTGGACAACTTCCTTGAGGGGCTGGGATGGCGCCCACTGCTCTAAGGAACAGGATTCCTCGCACTTCAGTGATCACGTTTGCCCAGCAGATATTCTGGTTGATCAGGATGTGCCGTACGTCAAGCCAGGAGAGGATCCTCGATACTTATGGCTCGCACCCTTTCATTGAAGTTGTGTACGGCAGAAACGTGGCCGTTCTGGGTCTCTCCTACGAGGAATTCAAAGCGTGGGTAGATTCACCAAACCGGCCATGCTGAATGTGCAGCAGACAAGAGACTTGCATGGTATTGCTAGCGTGGCAGCAAAGAGAGTGTTCGACCATAAGTACTTTGTCTATACCAGGGCATGGAACATTTCCCCTTGCGAAACCATTTACTGTCTCTTTGTGGCTGCTCCTTTCGGCTTACTCTACGAGGAGTTTGAAGCGTGGGCAGATTCACTAGACCGGCCACGCTAACACAAGCACAAACGGACTTCCTGCGTGGGGCAGCTTTCAAGGCTGCCTGGGGAAACTTCGAACGCAAGACTGAGAATCACAGCTGGCGACTCCACATGTTCTCCTGTGAGGCGATTTACGCGGAGTCAGTTGTGTTATATGGTCTGTCGTATGACGAATTCCTGTCGTGGGTAAGGTTCCTGGAACAACATCCGTACTAACACAAGGTGAACATGATCGAAGTCAAATCACACCTGCAGTGGTACCCTTCGGACGGTAGTTATGGCGGGCGATGTAAGCTTCGCGGTAATGTCGTCTACTGGCTTGGCGGAGTTCTGGTCGAGACCAGGTATTCCGTATTTTCGGATGGCGTCCTTTTCCATACCGGTCTTCTTGGTAAGGATCAAGGAGTTCGTCTCCCGTATGAACTAGGCGAAAGCCTGGATGAGGGCGAGGAATATGATCGCCAACGCGCCGAGGAGTTCATCCGTGGCACGATTGCCCCATTGGTCATCATGGCTGTTGATGGACGATCTGCGTGACTGCTTCCCGCAGCGTCGCGGACCGAAGACAGCCTGTGAGGCTGTTGTCTTTGACAAGTTCCGTCTTGCGAAGTTGTGGCACGTGGCTCATCAGGTTGCTGCGGGCACTTACAACTACGGCCTTTGTCACCGCCATGGGACTGTATACGCTGCGCCCCCCGAAGAGGCCTACATCGTCGATGGTGCCCAGGACGGCTGGCTCCTTGAAGAGTTCCTCACCGCGGTCGAATGGTGCATGCACAACTGAGGGATACAGCTGGCTTCATCTGGTGGCCACCCGTACGAGGATCATCCTTTGCTTGGAGGTCAGATCTTGGGGACGACCAATAAGCCGTGTATTCAGCTGGCCGCTACTAGAGATCGAATCGCTGTACGGCCGTCGTCTTGTCCGGTACGGCTATACTTTCGAGGAGCTGATCGCGTGCGCCGAGAACTCCGCTTTCCAAAAGTTGACTTCCGTCGCGCAATCAGAGGCTTACTAGCTACGGACCCTGACCATTGGTTCTTGCCATACTCCACTCTGGAGCGCGAGAATGCGTATGCAACGCAGGTAGTTCACGGCGGCTACCTGTATGAAGAGTTCGATGCTGTCGCAAACGTGTGGTATCGCTATGGTGCATAGGCATTCCCTGTTCTACATGGCGGCTGCCGTCGTCAGCGAATACTCTCGCAAGAACTACTACCGAGCAGACGAGCCAGGCCAAACCGCACTGCGGCAGATGTTGCGCTTTTGTGCCGGCCTGCTGAACGACTATCCGGCCTCGTTCCTGGCGAATACGGAAAGAAACTACAGCCGCGAAGCAGCTCGCGACGGCTACCTGTACGAGGAGTTCATGGCCGTCGTCGAGAATCACCTGATGTGGGTAGGCGGGGCTGACGACATTCGGAAGAGGCTGCAAGCTATTGGCCAGAATGACCTATCGGACCCGTTGCTGTGAGTTGTAGAATACTCGACATGATCCCGGCTCTTGCCATCATCCCTGAATCGAGCTACTTTCCAGCGTCCAGGGAAGAGGAGTTCATCACGGCTCTGGGAGACCAGGACCGCTACACGGTCTGCCAGCCGTTGAGCTCCTTGCGGGAAGTTGCCCTGGACGGCCAGGGCCGGACAGTGCATAACGGAGAGCAGCTGACCACGCTGGCTCTTTACCAGATATGCCAGGTAGCTTGTCCGGGCATGTACCAGTTCGTCAACGAGCTGTCTGGCGTGAATCGGCTGGACGACACGATCAGGGAAGATTACTCGCTGTCGGAAGCTCTGACGATCTATAACCAGGTCATCAGGCGTCGCTTCCAGACGCGACTGCAAGGACGCCAGGTCGTCCGGCACACCAAGGACAAGCTGGTAGCCGGCGTGGTCGGCCCAAAATACAGGCGGTTGCCAAACAAGGTCCTGTACGACGGCATCAAGCAGCTACTGTCCAGCTCGCAGAAGCCGCCTCTGTTCTACGAGGCCGTCCTGAACGGCTGGTGGCTGCTGCTTCGGTACTACAAGCCGAAGTCGATGTTCGTGGTAGACGGTCCTATGGGCGAACGCGACCGGTTCTTCCAGGGCTACCACTTCTCCAACAACGAAGTGGGTGAGGCAGCCGTGAAAGCTGCCGCGTTTGTGCTGCGAGACTCAGGACGGACGGCTGCCTTGTGTCCGTCTTCTTCAGGTGGCCGAGTCATCCATACCGGTGGCACCTTTAACGAACGTCTGCGGCGTGTCCTGTTTGGTGTCAAGGACAGACTCGGAGAGCCAGACGTCTACAGAAACCGGGTACTGGCCTTGCTGAGTACCAACCTACAGCTGGGCAATGGACAAGCTGAACCTGGCGAGCGTCGTGAGGAGGAGCTTGTCCATCGCCTGGTGCGTAGAGACTTGAGACATACTGTCGCGAAAGACGTGGTGAGCTCCCTGCTTGTGCAGGGCAGCTATGATGACCATCCTGTGCCAGAAGGTATAGCCAGGGTCGGGCGACAGACACGTACAGCTTACGACCTCTTTACGGCGTTGGGACGTGTTGCCAAGCGACTGTCGATCAGTGGGAGAGAACAAGCTGAACAGGTTGCGTATGCCTTGCTTGTCGGTAAGTTTCGGGTTGTTTGAAGGAGCTAGAACGATGGGTAAGATGGTTACGTATCGGGGTGGTGAGAAGAAGACTTACACCCCTCGTGAAATCCAGGCGATCAAGACTGCGATGACCCCGGCTCTGCTTGGCAAGGCCAACAAGGTCGGCGACATGCTGAATCAGTTTGCCCTGGATAACTTGAAGCGGGTCTGGAGCATCGGCGCCATCATCGTCGATGTCAAGGAGAACCCGGAAAAGTACGGTCAGACCGAACTGGCTGACGGCAGCAAGCTGCCGCCGTTCGATGCGATGGCCGTATCGCTGGGTTACAGCCGTTCGTTCCTGACTCAGCTGGAGGCCTTCCGTCGGAAGTTCAACGAGGAAGAGCTGAAAGCGTTGCTGGAAATGCGCAGTCGAGCTTACGGCCGGCCCGTTACATGGCAGAACGTTCAGCGGTTGCTGTGGCTGGACAATCACAAGACACGAGAGCGGTTGCTGAATCAGCTGTGTGAGAACAGCTGGGATGACGGGCAACTCATCGAGGCCGTTGACAAGGCCCTGAACCGCGGTGCGGCTGACCGACATGCCGGCGGTCGGCCAGTCACCATCCCGCCGACACTCGACGGCCGGTTGAACAACTGCATCAAGGTGGGCGGCATCTGGGCGCGCAATGTCGATGCCATCTACACCAACGGCCTGTTCGGCTTTGTCCACACAGTCGAGACCCTTCCTGCCGACAAGCTCACTCAGCCTCTCATGGACAAGATGGATGCGGCTGAAGACCAGATCGACAAGGTCATCGAGAAGGCCGAGGAGGTCAAGCGCGAGCTGGCCAACGCCCGTGAAACTGCCCAGCGGCGTGTCGAAGAGCATGTCAAGGCTCAGGAGGAGAAGGAGGCCGAGGCTGTTGACGCCGACTATGTGATCAAGGATCCGAACATGCAGCTGGAAGATCACAGCAACGACGAGAAGCCAGCCGACAGTGACGGCGAGGCGCCCCGACATCGCCGCGGTGCTCAAGAACCGGTCGGTACCTGATCATCCCCTTCCGATGGCCGGGAGCTCGCCCACTCCCGGTTTTCTTTCACACCCATGATCTTCACAGTAGAAGAACTGGCCATCGAGCAATACGAGCTGGACAAGATACGTCCGGCCACGATCATCGACCGTAATGAAGGCGAGATCTGGCTAGTCAGGGAACAGCCGTTCGAAACGGAACTGTCGCCGCGGTATTTGATGACCGTCGAACATGCGCACGTACGTATACCGCTGTTCCCATACCTGACCAGGGGTACAACGCCGAGTGTGGCAATGGGCATGGCCATGAAGCTTGGGATCCTTGCGGTGAACGAGCTTTACGACAGCATCGGCCGGCACATCGTGCCACAAGTTGATATAGTCAGGACTCACATCGTGCTCGGTCAACCTGTGCAAGACCTGAGCTCGTCTTTGCGTTTTTGGTGTGGCGTCGGTTTTCTGATAACCAGGAGGAATTGAGATGGCGCCGGAGGAACCCAACAAGCAGATGGATACCATCGTGCAGACGGAGCGAATGATCGATGAGCTGCTCGCCGAGACAAAGCCTGCTCCGGAAGAGCAGGTGCCTGGCAACAACCAGCTGCCTTCGCAGGAGGTTTGCCAGCAGCGGCTGGTTGTTCTGCGCAACAAGATGATGGGAGTATCCGACCAACTACGCGCGACGTCACAGGCGTACTACTACCTGTGTGAAGTGGTGCAGGGTCGCGCAGATCTGCCTGGTGCATCGCTTGTGTTGCATCCGCGAACACCGGACGGGCCAGACCAGACAACCGAGTTCGCAAGGCTGCCACTCAATGCAGACAGCCGCGAGGTAGTCGAGTTCATGCTGGCCCAGGCGGCATTGGCTTATCTGCAATGCTGGAAGGCCGTGAAAGACACGGCCGACGAAGCTGACCGAGTCTGCGAGCAGCTTACCCGCTACAGCGGGGCCAGCGAGCTCTCTCAGGAGCTGGCAGACCATCAGGCGTGAAACCCGTATGCGTTCGAGTAAGCACCGGGCTAATCGCCCGGTGCTTTTCTATTTGTAGGAGGTACGATGCGACACCGCCGTTTCGCTACAAGCGACTTTGACGAAGCCGTGGCGCTCATGCACCTGTTGCACGCCAATGGTGTCCCCTACGACATTGATGTGCCAACAGGGCAGCCGGACTATGTGATCATGGTGCCAGAATCGCACCGACAGCGGATCGAGCAGCTTCTGTCACAGCACGACGACGAGCAGGAGACAAGCTGATGGCTTTGCCGTCCTACAACCTCGAAGCCATCCAGAAGCTACGCCGAAGGTTGTTGGAAGCCTTGACGCTGGAGTTTGCTGGCTGCACCTTCACCGGACAGGCTTTCGACAACCTGTTGTCGGTCCTGTGCGAAAAGCTGCCTGACGTGCGGTACGCCGTACTGCGTGAATCTACCCGCCATCTGGTTGGGGTAATTGCTACCGATGCGCTCTTGAATAGCCTGGCCTGGAGGCTGGCGGGTAATATTCGAATACTCAGGGCCGGGAGACCAGTACAGCCATGGCTTCGGCAGACCAGCCCAGAATGGGTGCCGTTCCAGATCGTAGCGGTGCGTCGCAACAGAATCAACCTGTGGGTCAAGGGCACCAACGTCGAGCGTTGGGGCGGCGACGTGTGCTTGCGGATTCTGGCCGGCTCACCAGCCGGCATGGAACTGGACCGCTTCTGGACGAATGCCTACGTATACACCTTGCGGCAAGAGTTTGGCTTTGACCGCTTCGACCGGCAGCGTTTTACGCATGTCGTCGCCAAAAAGCCAAGCTATCCCTTCAGCGACATCACTGAGCTGACCAGGCTGCGTGCGTATGCTACCGTCATGCCGTGTGACGGTAGTGCCGGGCTGGTGCTGGATAGGATACGAAGCTCAGGCACCACCAAGGCCTGGAACAAGCGGCTACTCAAGATGCGTAGCCGCATCGATTTCCCTTGCCCGTTGAGCTACCCACTGGAACTGGTGCCGTGTCACAAGTGCGAGAAGGGCTACGACCAGTGTCCTGCTGGTTGTCACCCTGTCTCGTATACGGCCAGAGTCTGCCCAGAGTGCCAGCAAGAGTCGTGGTTCGAGCCACTAGCTGAGCTGTGCATTCGCTGTTCCAGGAAGCCGCCCGATCAGCGTTGACGGTCCACAAATCGCCCGGCTAGAATTCATTCGGAGGTGAGAGATGTTGCCGCGGATAACGTCCGAGGTTTTCCACACGTCGTCGTGGCTGAAGACGCCATACTTGAGAGCACCAGGCGTGGTGATGCTCTCGATGCCACAGGTCGAATTGACGCGACTGGATGACTTCCTTGGAGGTTTCGACAAGTCGCTGGAGTTCGACAAATACCTGGATGACAACCCGGATCAGTTGCCAGCTGGTGAGAGACTGGTGAAGTTCGCTGGGCAGCTATGCTATCTGAGCCATGGGGCGAAGCGCTCGTGGAATAAGGACGCACAGAAGTACCTGGACCACATTCTGAGTAGTGGTCATGGCTGTTACGACGCTGAAACCGAAGTACTGACGTCAGTTGGTTGGAAAGATTGGCCGTCGGTGACGGAGCGCGACTTTCTAGCCACGCTGAAGCTAGATAGGTCTCTAACCTATGCGCAGCCTTTGAAAGTCGCGTCTTTCCAGTACGCCGGCCGTATGTGTCGGGTCGAAACAGCTGGTGTGGATCTTCTCGTCACACCCAACCACCAGATGTACGTCTGTCCGACAACTACAAGAGAAGGACGCAAGCGAGAGAACTTCCGGCTAGTTACGGCTGAGGAGCTTGGGACAGTCTCCCACGCGTATAGCAAAGTCGCCGAGACATGGTCTCCATGCAATCCCATCAACTACTCGCACAATGTCATGCGATTTCTCGGCTTCACTATCGGTGATGGCTACTATGCCGGTCGAGGTTACCAGGTGAAATTTCGACTTCGACGGCCTAGGAAGATTGTCTGGTTACGTGCGCTGATCCAAACACTCTCGAACGAAACGGAAGGTCAGTGGGAACTTCAGGAAGGTAAAGACGATCGTTTTACAATCAACTTTCCGTCCTGCCACGCTGATCTTTTTCAGCGTATCTACCTGACTACCGGTGACAAGTGCATTCCCCAGCACTTGCTGATGACTGGTACCAGGCCAGCGCTGACGGCGTTGCTGGAAGGGCTAATGCAGGCCGATGGTTCCGTAGGTCGAACCGGCAATTCGTATGACACGACGAGTCCATTTCTTGTCGGACAGCTTCAGCAGCTATGCTTGCATACTGGTATAGCTGCCAACGTCTGTTACACCTACGGTCCTGAACAGCGCACAAGTTCCTTCGGTACTAAGCCTCTTACGCGGCTGTGGCTAGTCTCCAGACAGTTGCATCCCGAGGTGAATAAGTATAGCGGCCAACTAGGTCGGTCTTACTGGATAGACGACTGGGCTGGTGAGGTATTTTGTGCGCAGATGCCGGATGATACACAACACGTCTTATATGTTCGCCGTAATGGCCAGCCAGTGTGGTGTGGTAATAGCGTGCTTGAACACGCCAACTACTCATTCCTCTTCTACGGCATCTCGCGAAGCATGACACACGAGTTGGTTCGGCATCGCGCAGGCTTTGCCTACTGCCTGGCGGGTAACACGGTTGTATTCAGTGGTTCAAAATTCCACGGCAAGCTCAACGGTGTTAAGAAACACTGGACCATGAAGCAACTTTACGACTGGTCCCTTGATAAGAAACGACGCGGTAGGCTCAAGCTACTGACAGTGCGCTGCTGGGATGGCGAATCGTTTGTGCCGACCAGGATTAAAGGCGTAAGCTGTTCTGGCGAGAAAGAAGTTTTCGACGTACAACTGGCCGACGATAAGGTCATTCGCTGTTCTGCTGATCATCGCTTTCTGGGGAGAGCCGGCTGGAAAGCACTTCGAGATTTTCAGCCAGGTGAGGAAATCGCCACAAACGGCTTACCCTTGTACCAGTCCGAAGTGCGCGTGCTGACAGTGAAATGGGTACCAATCGTATCCATATCCACTGCCGGTATTGAAATGACATATGATCTTGAAGTCGATCATCCGGCTCATAACTTCGTGGCGAATGGTATCGTAACGCACAACTCGCAAGTGTCGCAACGCTACGTGGACGGCACCAAGCTCCGCTTCGTTGAGCGGCCTGAGTATTGCAATAGTCCAACGCTACACCACATGTTCGAAGAGTGGATTGACTCCTGCAAGCAGTGCTACGATATCCGCGCGGCTGAGCTTACCGCCACGATGAAGGACACTTTTACGCCAGAGATGACGGCTGTTGACCGTCGCAAGGCCGTCAACCAGGCCGCTCGTTCTGTTCTGCCAAACGAGACAGAAGCACCCATCGTCGTAACGGCCAATGTCCGTGCGTGGCGACACTTCCTTGAGATGCGGGCTAGCAAGTTTGCGGAGGTTGAGATCCGCCGGCTGGCCTATGGCGTCTACCGGTGCTTGCTGGAAGTGGCGCCGATGTTCTTCTCCGATTACACAACCGTCACACTGCCTGACGGCTACGCCGCGTTGGATACGCCGTACCACAAGGTTTGAAGGAGATTCATTATGCCGCTTGAGTTGGTGTTGCAGGGGCCTCATGGGCCGTTCCGTACCAATCCCAGTCGCGACATCGCGCACTTCTGGCCTGACATCGTCAACACGATGAAGATGGGCTTGCTTCGCGAGGCCTGGGAGCCGTGGTACCGGGACTACCTGGAGTTCCATCACGTTACTGAGGACATGCTCTATGAGACACTCGCGTGTTTCATGAACTTCCTCAAGCTGAGTTTGGAACCAGAGCTTGACACACCACTCAAGGCCATCGAGGCCTCGGGCTTTCTCAATTGCCCGCGGGCGGCTCAGCTAGTCATCCTGGCCAAGCTAGGGCAGCTTGGCTCAGGAGCCTTCTGGTCTGGTGTCCGTTCATCCAATCCGCTGGGGACGACGCCAGGCAGTATCGAACAGATGCAGAAGGATGCCGAGGAGATCAGGAGGATCATATCCGACAACTGGCAGAAGCCGGGGCCGTGGAATCAACGGGTGGTTACTCGATGAAAGTACTACGTGTGCGGGTCGTCCGCGTGCGTCGTCTCGGCCGGTCATTGTTACGCCACTTACGGACGAGTGGCTTTGACCGGCGTGCCAATGAGTTGCGACTGCGATTCGCAGGAGCTGTAGCCAGGCTAGGAGCGCTGGTGGCACTTTACGCGGACGACCCCAGCGTCGTGGAGGTTGTGTGGCAGGTTCGTCTTGGCGTCCTCGGTCTCACCGACCAGATCGACGCCATGGCCGAAGCTTTGCGGGAACGACAAGAAACCAACTGAGGAGCTGACAGTGCTGCAGGCCGAGTTGTACTCTCGGCAGGAAGCCTATACAGACCTGGAGACCAGGATGGTCCACATGACAGTCAAGCGGCTCTTCGCCCTGATGGAAGGCCGCTTCAGAAACTTCCCGAACGACTACCTGGTCCTTGACACCGAAACCACTGGCGTTGTTTTCGGCGACGACCTCATCTGGCAGATAGGTCATTGTTTTGTCAGGAACAGCCTTCCAGTGGACCGCGGTAACGTGCTGCTCGACTGGACACGCCACCCGCGGGTGCAGCAGAACTGGCTAAGACAACGCATCGAGGCAACCCGCCGGCACGTTGAGTATGACAAGGACGGCCGCCCAACTGGCAAGAAGTTTCATATCACGTACGAACGTATGCGCGACGAGGGTGTGAGTCCGGAACCCATCCTGCAGGAGTACCTGGCCTGGTTCGAGGAGTTGCATGAAGACCAGGTCTTTTTCGTGGCTCACAACGGCTACCACTTCGACGCCGAAATGCTGACCAGCCACTTTTGGCGTTTCCTCGGCAAGCGATGGGGCTTTGACGATGGCGAGCTGATGGACACCGGCATGGTGCTCAAGGCCGCTCAGTCGTCCCTGGTACCCTGGACCGGCGAAACACTCCAAGACTTCTCGCGGCGAGCTTACAGTCAGCGGCTGCGAGGCGTTCGCTGGGCCCTGGACCAGTACGCGGTGCCGAAGTTCGGCCTGGACAAGAAGTACGGACTGGACATGAGCCAGGCCCACGACGCCGGCTTCGACGCATATGTCACTCACCTGCTCTTCCAGGAATTCGTCGAGTTCGCCAGGTCCGGCGAACTGAAGGCCACCTGAAAACAGCCTGTTATTGCGTCATTATTGAAAGAGAAGCTAACCTAGACTCCGCCTTCGGGCGGCGTCTTTTAGCAAAGGAGGTTTTGTGTCCCGCGTTAACTTCCACACAGACCCAGAGGCGTTCGGGGCCTGCTCCAATTTTGGCGGCCGGCCGCTGCACGGTCCGTTGAGCAAACTTGTGCTGGGGCTGGATCTCGGTACGAATTGTGGGTACACGTATGCGTATGGCGGTCCTCGCCAGGTGGAGGGTTCTCTGAATCCAGAGGCCTATCAGAAGATCAGCCGCTATCACATGGGCCAGTGGGACCTCTCGGCAGGTCCGTATGACAGCGGTGCCATCCGGTTCCTACGGCTTCGCCACTTCCTGCATGCTACCAGACCCGACGCCGTCTTCTACGAAGACGTGAAGTTCGATCCGCCGGGCGTCAGCAAGATGAACGCCGGGGCTGTTCTTGCCCGCGTCGCGACAGCCTCCGAATTCCTCGGCGCCCTCAAGGCCACTGTCTGTACGTGGTGTGAGGAACACGCTGTGCCGTGTACCGGCTTCAAGATCGGCACGATCAAGAAGCGAGCAACTGGCCGCGGCAACGCCAACAAGGAGGACATGATCAGAGCATGTAACGAGCTGTTCGGCTCTTCATTGGAAGTGGAGGGCTACGAGAGCAGCGGGACTGACAACATCGCCGATTCAGCGTTCGTGTGTCTGCTTGGTCTGGAGCAGTACGCGGACGCCCTTTCCGATCCTGCTTGACTCGCACGGGCGCCGGTAACTTCGCCGGATAGGGAGTTGTGTGTAAAGGATGCAACAACTTTGAGGTACTGCTCGCCTCCCCAGAGTAGGCAAGCCGTTAGTGCCTTGGGAAAATCTTGTCCTCGGGATCGCCTGCGACCGGTCCTCCCAAACTGCGGCGTCGCAACTTTCTTTGTATGAAATTAGCGGCAGCTGCGCCGCGAGGGAGACACGTCGCCCACGTGTCAAGAGGCCCAGGGGCGGCCTCCCCAGAGCAGGTGCGTCGTGAGTGCCTAGGGAACAGGGAGAGTCATGGACTCCCGGGGTCGTGATCAGAGGCCCGCAGACTAAGGTTGAGCGCATCCAGCCCTGCCCAAACCACGACGATGCGTATCTTTTACTCCTGGAGGATCTAATGCCTGTTACAGTATCGTCACCAATAAAGACTTCTGGTGGGAAGCATTACGTCGCCGATTGGATCATCTCGCTCCTGCCACCGCGAGACCGCTACGATACTTTCATCGACGGGATGTGCAGGAGCTGTGCGGTGTTGCTAGCTCACGATCCAGCCAACAAGTCCGAGTTGGCCAACGACCGTGACCGCATCATCAGCAACTTCTGGCGGGTCTTGCAGTGCCCGTATCTCTTCCCGCTCTTCAAGCGGCGTGTCGATGCCACCCCCTTTGGCTACGTCGAGTTCGACGAGGCCAGGGAGCGTGTCATGTACTGGGACCGCTCCTTCAGGGAGCACGCTACACTGCACCCGATCGACGTGGATCTGGCTGTGGCCTTCTTCATCCTGGCCAGGATGAGTTTCGCCGGTAACAACAAGACCTTCACATCGATAACCACCAGCCGGCTACGCCGTGGCATGAACGCCGAAGTCTCTGCCTGGTTGACGAGTATTGCAATACTTCCAGCTGTTCATGCTCGTATGCAGCGTGTGCTGGTCCTCGACGAGGACATCAACGAACTGGTCCGCAAGTACGACAAACGTCGTGTGGTGTTGTATGCAGACCCGCCCTATCTGCTGAGCAAGGAAGAGGCCAGAGTTACGCCCGACCTGTACGGACACTTCGATTGGAACGAAGAGCAACACACAGCGTTCCTGCGGAACTGCCTGGCGACTGACAAGCTCTATCTCCTCGTCTCCGGCTACGAGACCGAGCTGTACAACGACACACTTCTGCCAGCCGGCTGGAAGCTCCATAAGTCCACGCCTCAACCTTTGCACTCGGCCGGCGGCCTGCGTAAACGTCGCCAGGTGGAGTGCGTCTATACGAGTTACTGAACATGACCGAAGAAATGAGCTATCCACAGCACGCTCGGCTTGCTGAGGTGAAGGATGACTGCCAGGTCATTCGCGACTTTCTTGACTGGGTGCTACATGAAAGAGATGTCCGGTTTGTCTTGTGTCAACACGCACCGGGCAATACCGTTAGTCCCACCTATGTGCCTACAGTCGTTCCTGTCGAGGATCTGATTGCCGAATATTTCGGTATCGATCCCGTTGCCTATGGCAGGGAAATTAGTGAGATAGCATCACTCCACGGCGCGTTGACCAAGCGGCGATAACATGCGAGGTATCATGCCATACACAACAAAAGAGCTGACAGGCCGTCTTTGCGGTGGTGACAATTGCGGCAATGCCCGACTCGTGCTTCAGCACAAGACGGGCGTCTATCCGTGGAAGGTCGCCGGCAACGTAGTCAAGATCCGTGTCGAGAACGTACCAGTCGCGGTCTGCCCGAGGTGCAAGGAGATCTATCGCGGCACCGACACGGAACAGTATGAAAGAGACATCATTGGCAAGGCAGTTGACCAGCATTGGTACGAGCTGCTAGCCAAAGCTGGCGCCTCGCCGGCACATATGATCAAGCTCAAGATGGTGTTCCTGAAAGCCGTCGCCGAGTTTCCTCAGTTGCTGTCAGCCGCGGGTGAGCTTGGTCGCTGGCTGGCGACCAGACCCAAGAAAGAGGAGAGCGAGAATGGCCAAGCGGGGAGTGAAGAAGGTAGCCACCTGGCACTACACAAACAAGGAAACGGGAGCAACGTTAGAGGTGCCAGTCTTCATGGTAGACCAGGCAAAGGTCAGCGATCTTCCTGATCGTCGTGGTTGCTATTTCAAGGTGGAGTTGCCTGAGTACGACATCATGCTCGACAACACGGACGTCAATGCCTTGCAAGCAGAGACGTACAAACTGCTGGATGAACGCCTGGCTGTGACATGGGACCCGTACCTGTACCTCACCATTTATGGCGAGACCAAAGCTGTGGTCCCCGAGGCAGGGCACAGGCAGCCGACAAGTACCATGACGCTGTTGGCGGACTACGTGGAACTGGCCGGCACCAAGTGGCGGGGCCGTTCGGGCCGCTTCGGTCGGCACGTACACGATGAACTGCCGGAAACAGGTGAGCGGCACCGCGGCTGGGTAGTCGGGGAGAAGGAAGTCCTATCACTGGTGCCCGATACGCCAGCCAATCGTGAGGCCGTCAACATCCTCTTCAGCGGCCTGAACGATCTCAAGGAAGCACTGCTGAAGGCCATGATGCCTGATCGCATCCAGTCGTTTCTGGATTTGCTGCGTGAGTCGAAGGGTTCGATCCTGAAGTTCGCTTTCGGAGAAGAAGATGAATGCGCTACTGCTGATCATGCGTCTGCTGCCAAAAATCCAAGGCGTCGGCGACCCCCTCCTGTTGCCGTCGGCCAAGGAGAGCGACAGGCGGCTGGCCGAGCTGACTGCGGAGGTTAACAAGGCCCTGGCCGAAGGCTACGCCATCCGCGAGTTTCAGACTGTCGATCACGGGTCGCTAGTCGTGTACAGCTACTTGCTGGAGCGCAAGGGGCAAGTCCAGCCGTCCAAGCCACTCCAGCCGCCGGCCATCGATCCACCTATGCCTGGCACAATGCCCAAGGCCGAGGAACCTGTCAAGCAACAGCCAGCCACAACGGCGGTGACCGAAGCTCCGTACGTGAAGGTCTTCGGTATCACCGAACAGGACGTCGAGCGGGTCTTGCGGGCCGGCGGTTCATGCGTTGTCCGCGGCTGCGAGATCCACCCGGGAGATGAGAAGTTTCAGGTCCACGTCGAGTGCGACGGGCCACAGAAGTTTCTCAACATCCACAACGCGCTGATATGGCTCTATCACAGCCACGTCCAGCCGCGGACAGCGCTGCCTGACGGGCTCAATCCGGAGGCGTACAAGAAAGACCTGGCGAGTGGCGGTCAAACCCACCTGCGCGGTTACCGCATCACCAGGCCGCTGCTCCCCACAGAGTCCGACGCATATGACCTGTTCAGCCCAGCTGGGAGACGCCTGCGAGTCTTCGGCCCGTTGACGGAAGCTCTCCAGTGGGTCGTCGAGCACCCACTGGAAGACGAGAAGAAAGCCGAAGCACCAGCTGCTACTCAGTCAAAGAACATGCTGCGGTCAGTGCCGGAGTCGCTGCGACTCCAGGATGGATTGCGGCAGTTCCTGGCGCCGGGACTGCCTCGAAGCTGTATCCTGGGCGGACAGGTGGTCACACTTCATAATGCGCAGTGGAAGACAACGGACGGAAGTGGCTCGACCTGCTGCAACAACCTGCTGGACCTCTTGGAGCAGATTGAGAAAGATGCCGTGCCTCCGGCGGTCCGCGGCTTCGACGGCATTTCTCTCCAGGCCGTCAAGGAGACGCTCAAGACGAAGGGAAGCATCACACTGCGTGGCTACTGCCTGGAGAAGGCGTCCACCTTCGATCCTGACGAGCCAGTCTACGACCTGAGCTTTCGAGACAGCAAGATTCGCGTCTACGATGGCCTGGAAGCCGCAATGCACTGGCTCATCGACCATCCGGTCGAGCAGTTCTTCGTGCGAAGGAAGGAAAGTCTGGACAAGGAGAAGGAGAAGAAGGGGCAGACGGCTGCACAGTCCACTTCGCCGTTCGTTGGCCTCACTCCGGTCGGCCTCATGGGCGAATACATCCACGCCGGCTTTGCCGATCGCAGGCAGGCTCTGGGTGCTGAGATGTATCGCCGGAAGAACAACAGGCAAGCCATTGCTCCGCGACTGATGGATCTGCTCAACCATCTGTCTGGCATCAACGCGGCCTCCCCCATCTCTGCGTTCGTGGAGGCCACCGGGAAGTTCCTGACGGGAGTGGGCACCAGTACGTGGGACAAGGAACTTGCCGAGCTCTTGACGTCCGGCAAGTACATGTGATACGCTGCCGTCAGATGGACGGGTCATTGGGGCCCTGCCGGTATCCCACGGCCGGCAGGGCCCTCGTCCCTTATGGTGAGTCATGCCGCTGCCAGCAAAAGAAGGTGTCACGGAAAAGGTCCTGGACCCGCAAGACGGCTTGCCGTATCACATGCTGCGGCTGTCCAAGGCAACCAGTCTGAAAGACCTGTCCGGCGACTACTCCTTCTTTACCCTGGCCCTCCTGTATACACACGGCGAATGGACGAGTGACCCGCTCCAGGACTACGTGCGTACACATCCGAAATGCACTCCGTTCGTGATCACCCTGCCCAGACCAGCCTTTAGTGGCCTGTCACTTCCAAGCGACGACTCCTGGAACTACAAGGTCTTTGGCTGTTACCAGGAAGACTGGCCAGACCTCTTCAACTTCCTGGGAAGCCTGGGCGGCGTGGACTACCACAAGAAGCGTTACCACCGCATGCTGGCACAACGCCTACCGTTGATAGACTTGCTGGCACTGGAACGCTTATCCTGCCTGCCATCGCCATTACCAACCGTCGATCTCATCTCTTTCGGCATCGACGGGAACCGACACAAGGTCGGACTTGAGCCGGCCAAGCATCCACCCCTCGATCGAATCACTGTCATCTCCCTACCACCTGACGAACAAACCATCCGCTTGGCGAGGGCGGTCCTTGCTCGCCAGGAGAAACCCTTCCGGGCTATACAGCCGGGAATTACGGAAGCCTACGCCCAGCTGCTTGACAACGTGTCTCAGGGACGCAAAGAACCAGTACCGGAGTCCAACAATGGAATTGAGGATCCACCTTCCAAGGCCGACTGAGGCTGCTTGCAAGCACGACGCGCGTGAAGCCACGCTGGTTATCGAGCCAGTCTTCACAAGGAAGATGATCTACAAGGATCTGCTCTTCATCGAAGTGAGCGGTGACAAGGGCCGCCAGCGACGCTTCGTGCTGGCTGTGCATTCTCGCTCCGGCAAGGTAGCCATTGAAGAGATCGTGCCGGTGAAACCGGAGTTCGACACGACGACGGCTGTGGAAGCGGCCGAGGAAAAGGAGACAGAGGATGTCGGCTGAATCTTTGCACATGGAGACGGGGCTCCCACCGTTTCTCCCACTGTCACCACCGGCTCAGCCTGTTGCTCAGCATACGTACCACGTAGTCTTGCTGCGGGACAACAAGCAGCCCGAGTACCACGAGTACCAGACTCGCGAAGCGTTGCTGGTCGCCCTGCGTCTCTTGCGCCCAGAGAAAAGACTCGCCGAGCGGATCAGGATCTGGGTGTTCAAGGGCCTTCGGCTGCAGACCACCAAGCCACCCTTCCCCTATTTGCTGGAGCCGGGAGCGATGCCGGCTCCATTGTTCATCGTTCCTGATGCTGGCATTGTCGATGAGGAAGGGACCTTCTTCGATGACGAGGAATTCCCCGACAGGTCAGCCACTTACGAGGCGGCGACCAAGGAAGCGATGGAACAAGAGCAGTCTCGTCGTCAGACAGAGGCCGAGGAGACGCCGCTAGGCGACGATCCGGACGCAAAACAAGAGAGCTAAAAAAGCTCAAATATTGCGTCATCATTTACTGCATCCTGTGTAGGCCTGCGGCGTCCGCAGGCCTAACTTATTTCCTAGTCCCAATGGAGGGAGCGGAGATGAGTCGTAACGAGAAGCGGAACAACTCATCCACGGCGGGCGAGTTGTTGGGCACAGGGATTGGTATGGCAGCTGCCGTCGGTGTCGTGACCGGCTGGTGGGCACCGTTTTTCTGGTCCCTGATCATCCCGGTCGCGCTGGCCGGGCTCTGGCCGGACAGGTCAGACTGAGGTGGCCTCTCGGCGCCTGAAGGTACCAACCCGACATGTAAGTGTCACCCTACAGGATGACGGGGTTAGTACCAAAACGGACGTGGCCAACTTCACCGGAAGGAAGGTGAAGTGGGCCAGACCACGAAACGGGCAGATGGTGGCTATGATCCACGGGGCCCAAAGCGGGTCCCGCGGACTTATCCTGCTATTTGAAAGTGAGCAGGATTATTTAGCGAGCACCGAACTCACGTAATCGGAGGGAGAACAACAATGACTCTTGAGAGAGTTGCCGAGCTCTTCGAGCAGGAAGAGCTCAAGAGGCAGCAGGCCCAGGAGAATTTGGCTCCGGAGGCGGCTATCGAGGAGACCGCTCCGGGCGAGCTGAAGCCGAGTATTGAAATACTGGCTGCCGCCACGAAGGCAGGCAACCCGTGGCCGTCGGCCACGCAGGAGCTGTTTACGGCGTTGAGACCCGGGAAGATTCTCGGGTTGTTCCGCCAGTTTCGGCTCCGCACTCAACTTTACATACGCGATCAAAACCTTGGAATCGCCGGCAAGCTTCCCGACCTGGAGCAGCTACTCCGGCAACAGCAGCCTCACAATGGTCGGCTGCTTCATCCCGAGCTCCCTCCTGCCCGGCTTGTGCAGTCGCTCAGGTGCCAGTTCGGCCTGTTCCTTTCGGAGTTCGACGACCTGGCCATTTGCCGCCGGCTGGAGCATATCTACCAGGTCCAGGCACAGCCGTCTTCGGTCAGGACTCGTATGGGACGCTATTACGCGGTCACGTTCATGCCAGCGGAGGGGCAATTCCGCGTCGAGAACGTGTCGAAGGCCGGCCGGGAAATCCCGATGGCGATCTTGCCGCTGGAGGACTTGCGGACTCTGGTCCTGTTAACACGCTCCCACCAGCTGAAGTGCGGTCGCGTCATCGAGATGTTCGACGTCCGGTCGTTCAAGACCGAGCTCGACGCGGCTTCCGGCATGGTGCGTGTCGGCGGTGAAAACGACGAGGGCTACAGCCGTTGTTGCCTGGCGAAGTACTTCAACTACACGCCCATGCAGGACAACGATGGCCGCCTTCTGGAGCCAACGGATGGTTCGATCATCGCCGCAGCGCTGGCGCTGCACCGCGGCATCGAAAGGGTGATCCTCCGCGGCGCCACGTCGGTCCCGTACCCCGACTTCCCCAGCATCTATCTCGGCTTCGATGCTGAGGACAGCATCGACTTCGAGGTGACGCCGTCGCTGGAGGAGAACGCGTACTACGCGGTGCTGGACTGGTTCAGATCCGGCAAGCGGATCCCAAACTGGCTGGGCCTGAACAGGTACCCGACGTTGCAGAGGCAACTCTGCAACAAGCTGCGTTACGCCGGCCGGTCGTGGCCTGACGTGGCCCGACAACTGGGCGACGAAGACGCACGGCTTCTGCTGATGCAGGTATGGCTGGGCAGCGAACTCAGCTACAACGGACTGCACCTGATGCCGCTGGAATTCTTCAAGGGCTACAGCGAGCAGAAGCCCGTCGAGAAGGCCAAAGCCGTCTTCGCACAGCTGGCCATCCGGCAGCTGGGCCGGGATGAGCTGGAGGTCAAACAGGAAGTTCTGCAGGACGCGTCGGGAACCGAGCTTCGCAAGGTCCAGGTAGTGCCGCGGCTGGACAAGACCATGGCCAAGGTCCAGGTCATGCGGCGGTCCTGGGGTGCTGCCCCGAAGGACGTGGAGGGGCCATACGACTTCGACTTCACGACCGTGCCGACTGGCCTGGAGCAGGAGTTCCGGGAAGTCACGCGCGGTGACCTGTGATTGCAAATCCGGCCGCCCGGTGGTACAACTACTGGGCGGCCACGAATAAGCCTGACTGCCGTCGTGGAGTACATCTTTGATGTTCTCAGTTCGACTCTGAGGCTCCCCTTCAATGGGGAGCTTGGGCAACGGTAAGCCCGCCTCTATGACACCTTCGTCAGGCTTTTTGAATTTCAGCCCGGTCCACTCGACAGCATGGCCGACTGCGGGGAAGGCTTCAAGGACCAAAGGGGTCCCTGGTCTTCGAGCTGACTACATGACAACCTGGCCCCCAAAGGAGCTGCATAACGCCGCGAGCACTGTGGAGCGGCAGCTCATTTCCTGCTGGAACAGGGGAGGGGCCCTGTCCGAAACGTCGGCACCCAATCTCGTTGGCCTTGTTCATACCGCCCGACTGTCAGACCGCGGACTACATCGCTTGAAACGGTAAATGTCTCGGTCGCTTCTCTCGTCGGGCTTTCTTATCGCCGGAGTGCTAGGGCACCGCCGAGTCTTTGAAACTCGGTTGTCGAGTGCGATCCTCGATCTGGCAATCGGTGTCATGTAACTGTGGGAGGTGTTGGTGGACGAAATCACTTACGAAGCAGCGCTCGCGAAGTGCGTCAAGCGATTCGGCAAGGGTGTTTTGCTACGGTACCAGCGCTACAACTTGCCGACACTCGACGAGTGGGTGGACATGTATTACTGCGAGCTCAACGGAGTCATCAAGGCCGTCGGCTGCAGCTGGTCACAGCTGGTCGATGGTCTGTGAGGGAACAGCCTGACTGCTTGGTGGCGGAGTACATCCTTTCCTGATGAACCCTCTGCTGCTGATTTCTCGTCAGGCTTCAAACAACGTATGGCTGGTTCGGTTGCAAGTGCGTACGATTGTGGCCGACAAGATGTGGGCCGGGTTCAACTCCCGGCAGGTGGTGTAGCGGTAGCATAACACACCAGCCATTCGTATCGCGGGTAAGCCGGTCTTTCATCCTTTCACCGGCTCTATCCGCCGGCCGCGGCAGGTCTTACCCCCGTCGATCTGCCGTGGCCTTCAGCGAGCGTAGTGTTGTAACGGCAGCACGCTGGGCCCTGGCCAGGACCCGGAAGTAGGGGTTCGAATCCCTTAGCTCGCTATAGACCCAACTGCCTTGGTTGGAGTACATCCCTGCGGAGGATGTAGTGTCGGTTCGACTCCGACCCCTCCCTATACGTGGGAGGGTAGTGTAACGGTAGCACGCAAAACTACTCTGGCCGCTTCTTCGTTGGGTCTTTGAACACTGGGGAATTTTCCGACTGAGATCTGGGACTACATCCGAAACAGCGGTCTCAGACAATCCTTCGTCGGAAAAGCTTACAGCCCGGCTGACAGATTGGAGTACATCTTCAACCCGCTAACAGGGGTTCGATTCCCTTACTGCCCAGAAACGGGCGGTTCGTCTAGTGGTAGGACTGCGGGCGCCGCAAGGCATGAACTCTGGTCGCTAACTTCGCCGGGCTTTCTTTTTCAGAAGGTGGGACAGCGGTCGTCCGCCAGCTTTGGGAGCTGGAGCAGGTGGGTTCGACTCCCACCCTTCTGATTGGCCGACTGACGTTTCGGGTTTCATCGCCGGGATCCCATAACTGTTTCAAGTTTCATAAATTACCCGGCGTGGTGTATTGGTTGCATACCGGCCCTGATAAGCCGGAGGAGCGGGTTCAATTCCCGTCTAACGAAAGCTGGGACATTCCCTCGTCGGCCATTTAGGCCAGGTCGGTCTGGTGACCCACCTAGGGCCCATAACTCTAGGGAACATGTTCGATTCGTGTACCTGGCCCTGCATTCGCCCGGAAGGAGGAAAGGTGAAGAAGAAGTTCATCCGGGTCCCGACCATCATCGTGGCCGAGGCCTGTGCTCGTCGCATGACGCTGACGGGCAAGACCGTCAGAGAGGATGGCCTGGAGTACTGGCTGGCCAAGAAGGGGCCGGCACTGGCGTACGACTGGGACGAGCACCGTTACGTTACCAAGAAGTTTGCGGTGCCCGTCGAAGACGAGGAGGAAGAGACAATCCACGGCGAGGAGGTCGAGACAGAGATCGTCGCCGTGTGACAAACTAAGCCCAACTGCGGTAGTGGACTACAGGATTGGGTTGGCTGGGTCCCAAACCCGGCTTAATCGAGTGAGGTTCAAATCCTCACAACTGTTTTACGACAGTCAGTCTGCTGCAACTTTCGTTGGGCTTTCTTTTTCAAGGCCGGCGGGACGTTCCCGCCGGCCACGCTTTACGGAGGAAACATGGCTACGACAGCGACAGTTCCGGACAACGCGCCCAAGGTCAAGGCTTCCGAGGTCGAGCGGGAAATCCACCAGCCGACCGTGGCTGGCGTGCAAGAAGGCCATATCATGGCCTTCACGTATTGGGCTCGCGTGCTCAGCAAGAATCCGTATGGGCCGGCCGACATCAAGGTGGTCAATCTCGACAACGGCCAGGAGTTCCGAGTCCAGGGCGACGGCCTGGTCACCGCAGCCACCAGCGCCGACCAGTTCGAGCAGACTCGCGAAGTCAGCATGACGAGGGCGGCCCAGCTCCTCGTGGACAGCAAGAAGGTTCCCTTCACCGTCTGCTTCACCAAGCAGGACGGCACCGAGCGCGTCCTTCGTGGCCGGCTCGTCGGTACGGAGCCGCTGCTGGGCAGGTCCTACGTCGAGGACCTGGAGATCCCGTTCTCTGACAAGGGTGGGCGGTTCCGGCTGGTCGATCACCGCACCCTGCGCTGGTTGACCGTGGAGGGCACCAAGTACGTCGTGAAGTGAACCTGTGGCGGCCGGGCCATGTCAGTGGCCGGGTGTGGACCGAGGGCCAGTCGTCTGACAGCGACGAAACATCCAGGCTGGGTTGCTCCCCAGCTGAACGAGGTAGGCCCACTCGGCAGGCTGTAAACCTGTAGTGGTGTATGGTCAGGGAGCGGGTGTAGAGGTATGGGAATCCCGACGGCCGCCGCCTTATTTCGAGGAAAAATGAAAGCCAAGATGAAGCGTATCCGGCTACAGCGCCGGTTGAAGAAATGGGAACAGTTGTCCGCCGAGCGAACCTTCCGCGACGCCAAGGTGAGGATTCGCTGGGACACCGGCGGCTACAAGTGCCCAGGAAGTTACTCCCGATAAGGAGGACCCATGTACGAGGGCAGGCGAGGACGTAAGCACCGCAGGCGTGGCCACCATGGCGCCTGCACGTACTGCGGTGCCTTTCATCGTCGTGGCAAGAAGCACAATGACTCCTGCCGGGGTCATTCGATCAGGAAGAGTTCGTAAGGAAGTATTCCAATACTCGTCGGCAAAGTGCCGACTACCCGAGAAGGAGGATTCCGATGAACACTGGTCTGTTCCGTCCGGAGGGTATCAAGGACCCGCTGGCTGACACGGTCAACCGCGCCGGCGGCCTGGCCTTCCAGTACGAGAGATTCCACGAGCTGTGCCAGCTCGCCTTCGTGGGTACGTTCCCCGACGGGACGTACTACGACAGCCGCGCCGGCGTCACCCAGCTGCAGCGCCTGATTCAGCTGGCCCGCGAGGTCAATGACCCTGTGCGGCTCGCGAAGCTGTGCGTGGCCAGCCGCCACGGTGGGTTCATGAAGGACATGCCGATGGCACTGCTCCTGCTCCTGTCCGTGCCGTCGGACGAGGAGCGTGCCCTGGAGGCTAGCGTCAAGGACAAGACGGAGGACGCTGCCGAGCGCAAGCTGGTCGCACACGACCTGGCCCGGATCTCCCGGCAGCGGGCTGACCTGTTCGGCCGCGTCTTCGACATCGTCGTGGACGATGCGAAGGTCCTCAAGACCTTCTTCCAGATGCTTCGCAGCGGCGTCTTCGGCCGCAAGTGCCTGTCCTACTGCCTTCAGAAGAAGGTGCAGAACTGGCTCAACACGCGCGGCGTCGGGGCACTGCTGAGCGGCAGCGTCGGCGGCAAGAACGCCAAGAGCGACGACGCGACCGGTGAGTCCACCAAGCCCGCGTCGCTGTGCGACGTGCTGCGCCTGGCGCGGCCCACTCCGGTCGATGACAGCCGTCGGGCCCTGTTCGGCTGGCTGACCGACTCCAGCGTCGAGAAGTGGGCGCCGGCTACCAAGGAGCACCTGCCGTCGGCTGTGAAGCTGCTGGAGGCGTACCGCCGGGCCACCGACCCGGCGACCCAGATCAACCTGCTCCAGCAGATGCAGGGCACCTACGTGCGCTGGGACCTGCTGTCCAGCGATGCGCGTGGGCCGCTCGTGTGGCGTGAGATCGCCCGGCACATGATGGGTCCGCAGGCTCTGCGGATGAACCTCAACACGCTCATGCGTCACGAGGCCTTCCAGGACGAGGGGATCGTGGACTACGTCGTCGAGCGGATCTGTGACCCGGTCGCAATCCGCACGTCGAAGCAGTTCCCGTATACCTACTTCCTGGCTTACCAGTTCGCTGAGGCGGGCTTGCCCGACAAGCTCCGTCAGGCGCTCGCGCGTGCCGCGGAGCTGTCCTGCGAGAACATCCCGGCATTGCCCGGCCCGATCCTCATCGCGGTGGATCACTCCAGCTCGATGCAGGTGCCGGCCACCGGCAATCGCGGACCCGGTTCGACCAGCAAGCTGACCTGTGCGGCTGCGGCGGCTCTGTTCGGGGCCACTCTCCTCAAGAGGAACCCGGACAGCTGTCTGCTGCCGTTCTCGGACGGCCTGTATCCGAACTTCAGGGTCGATCCGGCCGACTCCATCCTGTCGATCAGCCAGCGGCTGAACGACCTGGCGTGGGGTGGCACGGATGTCCACCTGGCCATCACGGCGGCCCTGGGCGAGGACGTGCAAATGCGCACGGATTCCTACGACCTGAACTACGGCAGCCGTCGCGCGCCTGCTACCGGGCGTACCCTGGTGCCTCAGCGGCCGTGGGCTGGTGCGGTCATCCTCTCTGACAACCAGAGCTGGATCACCCCGTCTGCCACGCCTCGCGGCTACCACCTGTCGCCAAATCCAGGCGGCACGACGATGCTGGCTCGCCAGTGGCGTCGGCTGACCGAGCGACAGAAGGGTTCGGCCTTCCCGAATCCGAAGCTGGTCTGCTACGACCTGCAGTGCTACGGCACAACGCAGGCGCCCGAGATGGCAGACGTGCTGAACCTCGGTGGGTTCAGCGACTTCTCCTGGTCGATTGTCCACGACTTCTTCCAGGGCGTGCTGGACCTCCAGCACCGCTTCACCGCCCTGGTGGACGCTGTCGAATTGGGCAACCCGGCCACGTATGACGTCCAGTGATCGAACAACGGCCCGCGGCACTTCGCCGCGGGCCGTTTCTGTTTGCGCGGAGGAAGTGACGATGAAACGGTGTGAAAGGTGCAATTGCGTGCTTCGTTCCAGCAACACCGAGGCGCTGTGCAGCCCATGCAAGCAAGTGGTCTCGGGCGTGGTTGTGGACGACACGCTGCGGCGAATGGAGTCGGAGCGGGCGGACCACCGTGAGCACATCCGGACGAGCCGCCTTGTGAAATCGCACATGGCGCGATATCACGGCAGCAATGCCCGTGAGGTCTTCGACTGCTGAGTCTCCCTCTCTTCTCGCCGTGCGGCGGCCCTGTGTGGGCCGCTTCTTTTTAGCTATTGTCAATAGCTAACTGCCAGGCACATAATGCAAGTGGCATGAAGCCTCTTGCAGGACCAGCACATGGATGTGAAGAGCATTCTCGGCGTTTACAAGTCCGGTATACCCAAGGACGACGCAGTAATCGTCCATACACCGGACCCCTCGAAGTACCACGACCCGTCGTCGCTTGCCCTTGGTACGACAGGCGACCATGTGATGGCGGCCATTGTGGGCCGGTCTCACGGCTATGCCGGCTGGCGAGGTACCATCATCCCGCATGCCACCGAGCTGGGTGGCTCCATGGGACATAACGCCCATGTCCCTGTGCGGGAAGTTTACATCGACCCGGAACTGAACAACCGCTCCATCGTTGTGGACATGAGCCAGTTCTCCGGCGACAGTATGAAAGCAGCCATGGCAGCAGCTAGCTCTGAGGCCAGGGCCATGTTGCACGATCCAAAGGACGCGGCTGTGGTCACCTGGGGCCAGTTTGCCAGACGGCCGGGCGAGCATACGGAAACACCCACTGAGCTGACCATCAAGCAAGGCGACGCTCAGGCCAGCCGAATGTTCGAAGAGCAGCGTCAGCCACCTTTACAGATGCCCGGCGTGTATGTGGTGCCAAAGGCTTCGCCGGGCGGGGGACAAGTGGTGCCAACACAAAGAACTCAACTACCGCCTGCGGCTGCCTTTACACGGCCTCGTCCGCAGTCAGATCAGTCTGTACCACAGGTCCTTTCACCGCCTCCGGTCGAGGCACCGCCTATTCAGGCAACACCACAACTTGCTGCTGACGTACGTTCCTTGCACGACGCTTTCGGCGGTGACGACCGTCCCATGACTCAACCCTCTTCCACGTTCAAGCCACTTCGCCGGGTGGTATTTGAATTGCCGGCGCCCTTCGGCCAGTTCCAGGTGCAGTATCATGACGTCATCCGCCAGGACATGCTCCTTGTACTTGTTTATGATCACAGTCGGCCGATGCAAATGGTCTGGTTTCCACCCAGCCTGGAAGGCTCTTCCGGAGAGCCGGCCGCCATTGCCACGCTCGTGGTCGGTGACCACAACGAACAGGACATGCTTTATCTTGTGTACCCAACCGGCTTGAAGTTCATGTACGAGGGCAAGGAGTTCGTTATCCTTACCATCGACAAGGAAAAGCCGATGAAGAAGGGCACACCGTAAGGAGGGCATATGGAAAAGCTAGGTGTCATCAGGCCGGGGATAACCCCGCCAGAAAATCCAGAAGACAAGAAGAACGAGAAGCAGGCTTCCGTCGAGCAGCTCGAACAGCACGTTACAAAGCGTGTGGCTGACGCGGCGGAAGCGGCCTTCAACAAGCAGCCTGACAAGGCAGTCAAGACACGGTAAGCACAATGACCGAGCCAGACAAGAAATCAGGCCAGCCATACAATCCCACAGTGACCAAGAAAGCCTTTGGTCCGCCGGAGCAGCCCTCGTACAGCGAGAATTGTGGCTGTTTGGTCGGCATCCTGGTAATCGCTGGCATGCTCTTTCTTGCCTGGCTCGGTCACCTTGTCTTCACGCACACGTTCCGTTGAGGTTGCTATGAACTACGAGCCTCCGCCGATCAGCTCGAACAACGAACCTATCAGGGTGCATACTCCACCACCAGAAGCTCTGGCGTGTGGCTGTATTCTGATGGTGCTTACTTTCGTGACCGCTATCATGGGCGGTTTGGTCGTTGCCTGGTTCCTTCATCATTGAGGTTCAAATGCCGGACATCTTCGAACGCAAGCCTTTGCCTTCTACACCCAAGCTGTACTTCTACGCTTCGTACCAGCCGCTTACTCGCGAGCGATACTGGGACCTTTCCAGTCACAAGTTCGATGCGCAGTACACCGCTCACGACACGTTGCTCGGCTACGGTCGTTGTCTCAGCCGAGAGCACGTCGAACAAATCATGAAGTTGTGCTGGAAGGAGGAGCATCCAGACAAGGCTGACCTCGTCAAGGAAGCCCACATCAACAACTTCTTCATCTATCTCGACGAGTCGCTGGAGGAACTGCGCAAGTGTCTGCGGGCAACCAACCAGCTAGAGCTGCTTGAAAAGGCCAAGCAGCTTACGCCAGTCGATGAAGAGCCGGCCAAGTCGGCTTTGCCAGAGGGCGTCAAGCCGATCAAGTTTACACTGAAGCACAACTCGCAGGGCAAGGACGAGCTGACCCTGACCGTCAACGGGACGCCGGTTCAGTTGCCTCTTGTCCAGAGCGTTCGGTTCAGCTTGCACGCCAGTGACCAGCTTCCACGCATCAGCCTGGACTTCGTTTCGCCAGACGTCGAGATTGATGCAGAGTGTCTGGCAAAGCTCACTCCAGAGGGCAACAGTGATAGGTATTCCCTGGAAGGGACTCACGACACGGTGAAGGTCGAGCTGACTCCTGACGGGGTCAAACCGGTCGGCGAGCAGGGCGAGGCAAAGCCGCTCATTGACTGCGGCGAGATGGATCTGGGCCGCGGCACCAATTCCACGCTGTGGTTTAACGACTACCTGGTCCTGTCCAGGGACGGTGAGCTCTACAAGATCCACTTCAAACAGTTGTGGGGTCTGAGCAATAACGTTGCCAGACTCCTGATAGCAACTGGTACGGTTCCTGGTACGGTGGTGCGAACGCGTCTTAACGGAGACGTTGTTACTCGGTCACACGCTGCCGTCATGGTGCTCAGCTACAAGGAAGACACCATGGCAGGTGCTGGCAAGCGGCTATTGACAGACGTCGTGATGCAGTTCGGCAAGACGATCAGGGTCGATGCCGACGACCCTATCGTTGACGGCGTGCCAGACCCGGCGACTGTCATCTAATCGTGAATCACCCATGCTTCTTGAACCCATCCACGGAGTAGTCGTCTCTGACGGCTACTCCGATTACCTCGACGTAACTCTGTCCCATAACAGGCCTATTCTCAATCACTGTGTCGTCGTCACTTCACCCTCCGACACAGCCACCCAGCAGGTCGCGTGCAAGCACGACTGCGAGCTGGTCATTACCGCGGAAGGACACGAAGCAGCTGCTGAGTCTTTCAACGTTGACCCCATCAACGGACCAGCACAGCCGAAGTTCTTCAACAAAGGCTTGATGATTGAGAAGGGCCTGATCCAGCTTCCACAGATTGGCTGGAGATGTATTGCCGGACAGCACGACGTCAAAGCTGCGCATATCAAGGCAGCCTCTCGACGCTTTTATCGTGGGTCACTTATTGAGCTGACTACTCGCAGTGGCCGCTCTGTGACCGTAACACCTGATCACAAGCTCCTTACGCAACGGGGCTGGATTAGTAGCAAAGCGATCAACAAGAGCGATCACCTGTTCCACATCGACGTCACTGATACCGTCAGGACACCACAAGTAGATCAGCATCCATCCGTGTTTGGTAAGATAATCGACTCGCTCTTGATTTGCCGACCCTTCACCAAGATGAGGGCCGCGCGGATGAGTGTGAACTTCGAGTCCAAGCTTACCGATGGCGATGTCGATGTTGTATGGGCCGACAGCTTGTTGAGACGTAGGCTTGAATTGAGTCAATGCAGTAAGCAGGCTCTCTTCGAATTGTCCGACAAGTCGCTTGCTGCGCTCGTGGGCAACGGCAATCTTCATTTTGTGTTGAAGAGATTTCCTTTTGCCCAGTTGAGCCTCAATGCAGGCTTTTGTCCGTCGAGCTATGTACTCAGGGCTTTCTCTGGAGGCACGCACGACGCCAGCGCTACTCTTGTCCCTGATCGCTATACCACCCAGCCTCAGTTGTCTGGCAATGGTTCGGTCGTCAACACCGAAGATAGCAGCCAGCGCTTTCTTGCTCTCTCCAGCGAGATAACGCCGGATGATATCGTTTCGATTCAAGTCATCCCGTGGTGCAACCATGTGTATGATCTCGCAACAGCTAGTGGATGGTATACGGCCAACGGCTTGATTATACATAACTGCCAGTTCGACGCCGATATCGTCTTCCCAGGCAACATGCGTCAGCGTCTTGGGCCGGCTCTCCACGACAAGTCCTGCCTGTACAGTACCGACCGCATGAACGTGGTCGGCTGGGCTGCCTGGCAGCGGCTCATTCAGTCTGGCTGGACTGCTCGCGGCTTTGAGTACCAGCACTACCTTACCTACTCCATCGACAACGCTGCCATTGGTTCCCGCCTCATTTACGGCGACCACGGCTGGGTGCCTATTGGCTTTCTGCAGATTTGGCATAGCAGCACCGAGTTCAACGGTACGAGCCGAATAAGGAGCTACCCGACTGGCTCCAACAACGCTGCTCACGACGACGTGCAGTTCGGCTTGCGTTGGGACCGTGCCAAGAGGGTTTTGATCCCTGAAATCCTGGTGGCCCACCTGCTGACAGACGACGCGAAGTACGGGGTAAACTGGAACGGGCGGAAGACCAAGAAGTTTGGGCCGGAGGCCGTGGAGGCAAAGCCCAAGAAAGAGGCTGGCAAGTAGGAGGGCTGTCGCGATGAGCGTGGTGCCTATGTGGCCGTATAAGCAACTGCCAGGGGCAGGGAGGCCAAAGTTCTATTTTACGCCGTGTCTGTATTGTGACTGGCCGTGCAAGGGGCACTATGAGTTGCCGGGGCCAGTGGTGACGGGGTGGCAGTGCCCGGCGTGCAAGAGGTGTCATGCGCCAGGCGTGGTGACTTGCCCGTATTGTCCTCAAGTTGAGTATGTGAATACTTGAGGGTAGGATGAGAAGGCCCCGATTGTGGCAGGCAATCGGGGCCGGAACACGACTATGGAGGTAGTCATGTCTGAAGAAAAGCGTACGAAGTGGTGCCCGAACTGTCAACAAGAAAAGGCAATAGAGGAGTTTTATACTGATCGGGCTAAGCCAGACGGCAAGCAGACACAGTGCAAAGTATGTGTACGGCTTAAACGGGTTGCTTATGTAACGGCCAATCCAGACAAGATCAAGGAGACTGCTCGGAAGTGCCGGCTCAAGCATCTTGAGAAACGTCGAGCATTAAATCGTGCGTGGAGTAAGGCGAATAAAGATAAAACTAGAGAGGCCGCTCGCAGGTTGCGGGCTAGAGATCCAGAAGGCCACAAGCGCCGGATGCACGAGTGGTATGTAGCCCATAAAGAAAGAGCGCGTAACAATACCCGACGCTGG